ATTTTTTTTTTTTTTTGGTCGCAGCGCTCCGCGCAGCTCCAAAAGCCCAAGCAAATGTTCGCCCCACAGCTCCTTCCCACGCGAACATACGTTCGCCCAGCTCCTCAGCTCCACACAAACAAATGTTCGGGGCGCAGCTCCTAACCAAACAAATGTTTGGGGGTGGCAAGCTAGCAACCATTAGTTCGCCCTGATCTTCCTGATCCTGGCGGTGATCTTTCCTGGGCGTACAAAGTTTCGGGGGTAGCCTGATCTGGGGTAGAATTTTAGGGGCTACAACTTTCCCAGGCGTATCAAAATTTCCCAACAAAAAATTTCCCAGGATAAAATTTCCTGTGATTTTTTCGGGTAGCAGAAAACCCAGGATCTGTGTCCTGGTAGTTATTCTGTCGCTATGTAGCTTCCGTTCCTTTACAGATTGGCTGTCCCAACCGGTCTATCAAATACCGGTGTCGTCGGCTTACTGGGAGAAGGATTATAGTAGCCCTCTGGTCAAGGTTTTAGTTTCCTAAAGCCCTGAACAGAAGGGAAGAACTGCTATTCAGCAGTTTCTTCTTCAACTTTATCTAATTCAGCAATTCCTGCTTCAGTTAATGTGTATTGAGTTAACATTTTGTCCCCAAATACTGCTTTTTCTTTGTTGCAGAAGCCTTTTCCAGCCATTGCTGCTAATGTAGCATTTACTGAGTTGAAAGTTCTTTTTGAACCACCTTCAACCATTTTGTTTAAAACTTCTCTAGCAAATGCTTTGCCCCCTTCAAAAGTTCTTAATACTCCAGCAACTTCTTTGTAGTTTGCGTTCATTCCAACCATTTTAGCCATTTTAATCACCCTTACGATACCCGACTATTGATATCGCCCTTTCTTTACATATTTATTATATCATAAACGGGATAGGTTTGTCAAGTATTTTTTTAATTTTTTTCAAGTTTTTTAATACTCAACTTTTCCTTTTCTCATTTACATATTAATTATACCATAATTAATTGGAGAAGTCAACTATTTTTTTAACTTTTTTCAAATTTTTTCTACTTGACTAATTTTTCTTTTCCTTTCTCATTTACATATACATTATACCACGACACGCCGGCACAAGTCAATAAAAATCCTAAAAATTTTTTAAAAAAATTTTCCAAAAAACACTTGACAACGGCGTCCGATCTATGATATAATGGAAGTGAAAAAAAATAAAAAAAACAAACAAATTTTCGCACAACCATTTGTTCGCCCCCGCACAGCTCCAGCTCCTCGACCAACGGATCCAGGCGTGTCGCCGGAGGCGTACGTTTGTTCGCACAACGCACCCGGGCGTGTCGCGTAGCTCCTACAACTCAGCCGGGTGTGCCCAGCTCCAGCTCCTTTGGAGGCGAACATTTGTTCGGGGGGACCCCGATACAAACATTTGTTCGCACGAACGTTTGTTCGTATGATCTTGCAAAAAAAATTAACCCCACAATGTTAGGGGGTCAATACTTTCACCTTTAAATGTATCTCTTATGGGTTTGCTATCATCTACTAAAATAGCATTTTTACTATTTTTTAGATTTTTGTTATACCCATATTTTAGATATATTCTTTTTGTTAAAAGTGGGAAGTTTTGGTCTAACCATTTATTTTTTTGACTTGCCACTTGTTTATGATAGTCAAGACTACAATTTTTTGGGGTCATACTTAATATAATAATTTCATATGATTTTTTTGGGAAGATTTCCAACAATTTTTCTTGTGATACCATTTTTTCACATTCTAGAAAAATTGTTTTATCTTCCTTTTGTAATCTTTCTAACCAATTATCAATTTTATATAAATTAGCAATAGTGCCATCCATATCAAGATATACTTTCTTTTTCATATTTCACAACCTTTCTTATCTTACATATATATTATACCACAAAAAAATAGAGGTGTCAACCCCCCTATTTTATTTTTAATAACTTTTTTCCAATATGGGTTGTGATTTTTCTTGTTTTAAAAAAGGTTGTTTTTAAAAAAGTTATTATTAAGGTATACAACTTTTAAAAAGTGGTTGTGTTGTCTTTTTAAAAGCATATATATTATACCATATTTTTAGAAAAAGTCAATACTTTTTTACATTTTTTTACAAAAAAATAAAGGGGTTTTGTTTCCCCTTTTGGTTGCAACCCTTTTATAAAAGGTTGTGTTCTTACAATTTGCTTTTGAATACCCTATATGATTTTTAACCCCCTTATATTTTAAGTAATATTAACTTTTGATATAATTTATCATTTTTAGTATATCTAGCATTTTGTGCTAGTTTCCAAGCACCCCATAACCCACTATAATTTAATAATACCATTTTATTAGGTTGTTTCCAAACACAAGACATAAATATTTGATATTCAATATCTAAATCTTCTTGTGCTAGGTGTGTTTCTACTAAAAACTTGTTTTCTTTTAGGTATCTATACATTATTTCAGCATTAGTCTTTCTATTACCAGTTTTTGTATATTCACAAATATTTGTGTCATACCATTTTTTGAAATCTTTTGTTTTGTAGAAAACACTTGCATAAGTCCATAAATCAAGTAAATCTAGGTTTCTAAATAGTGGTTTCAAGTTTCCACCTCGCCAACATTTTAATTTCCAAAGTTTAGTGTGCTTGTTTTCATAATCAAAAGTGTTGTATATTGCTTCTAGGTCAAACTTGCCATTGTATGCCATAAAGATTTTAATATCAAAATCTTTTATTAGTTTATTTAACTTATTGTAAAAGTGTTGCTTATCAATAAGTATTGCTCTTTTTTCTTTTAGCATTTTTTTGTAATCTTTCTTTTTAGATTTTGAATAAATACCATTGACAATACTTTTTGTTTCCCAACTTTCTTTTATTATATAAGTGTTTCTATCTACAACCAATCCCGTTTTACAACTTATAATCATATAACTAAAATCTAATATGATTTTTTGGTCGTTGCAAGTTTCAACATCTACCAATAAAAGGTTTTTTTCCTTTCTTAAACTCTTTTTACATACTTTTTTTAAGACTAGGTCTTTCTTATCATTTTTAAAAATCATTATTTTTGTATACCTTCTTTCATTTTATAAATATTTTAGACAACCCCCTAAAATCTTTATAATTAAGGTATCAAAAGCAAATTGTCAAAGAACATTTTAAGTAAACTTTTTATTGTTTACTTATATAAATCAATTAACTATTAACTAATAACTAATTGACTTATATAAGAAAACAATTAATTGTTTTCTTTTAAAGTGTATAATGTAATCATTTTATCATTATAAGCAACTTTACTTTTAGTAACTAAGTCCTTAGTTGCAAGACTTGCAAGAGTTGCATTAACACTATTTATTTTTTCAGTGCTTATGCCTTTCTCTTTTAACTCTTTACTATAATCTTTAATAATATCATAGCAAGTAGCACCTTTCTCATAATGACTTAATAAGTCCTTTATGAATAATTGTTTTTCAGTAAGTTTCATTTTTTATCACAACCTTTCTTTCTATAAGTGAATACTTACTCTCTTTCACTTACATATATAGTATATCATATATACTTATATAAGTCAACACTTTTTTAAAACTTTTTTACACTTTTTAAAAAGAGTATCCCTTTCACTCTATTATATATTATATACTTATATAAGTCAATTATAAAAGCAAGATCTTGCCTTTAATAACTATAATATATAATATAATATATAACTATATATAAGCAATAAAAAAAGACTTATTTAAGTCTTTTATATAAGTCAACTAGTAATTCAACTCTAATTGCTTTAAATGATACATAACATAAACAAGTAATTAATGTATAAATGATTAACTCTAAATTGAAATTGAATTGATTAAAACCATTTAAGTATATATGATATACAATACAATAGATATTGAATAATACATATATAAATGTAATAACTAATTCAAACTTGAATGATATAATCTTTTTTAATACCTTTCTACTTAATTTTTTTAATTGATAAGATAACATATAATCACAACCTTTCTTTCTTTATCTTACATATATAGTATAACATATATATAATATAAAGTAAAGCAAAAAACAAAAAATAAATTGTAAAGTGTAAAGTGTAAAAAGATGCCACAAGGGACTAGAAAACCAAACTTGACAACGCACCCCCGTGTATCGTGGGGGGTGGGTTTAGTAAATTTTGCTCAAATTTTTTTATATGGAAGGGGAGCACCTCCCTAAATTTACAAAATTATTTTTTGAATTCGTGCCAGTGAATTATCGGATTTACATATCTTCAAATTCTAGTACCCTTCATTTTTGCTCTTGATCAGGAATGGTCGGTCTACACCGTCCTGCGTAATTCTTGTACCGTCCAATTTAATATTACAATCGTGAAGCAGGCCGCTAATATCATAAATACAAAAAGTAATACTAAGAATGCTTCTGCCATTTGTCCTCTTTTCTCCTTTCTAACTCATCTGCGCGTTTAGCTGCAACGCAACATGCCCATAAGCCTATTACTATGCCGGCTAACATAACCGCGCACATTATAATCAGAGTCCTCCTACGAAAAAAGGGACATGAAACTATTTCCATGCCCCGTATATGTCTATCGCATCGACCCATGAGCTATCTTTAAATACGCAACGCAATACAGGGTGGTTATCTTGAGTATTGCCTACAATCTCATGTGATACGACATAGCCACACTACGCGGCCAGTTTGAAGAAAGTAGAGGCGCTTAAACTTGCGCGCATCTACATAATTTTCATTATTATTCTTCTGTGGGTTCGTCTTCGATATCTTCTATTTCGATAACTTTATTTTCATCTCCGCCGATGCATGCACACATTGGAAATTCTTCTACGTCACCAGTTTCTGTTTCTGGTAAAAGTGTTACATGTACGTGGCAATCTTCTGCGTCGTCAGTTAAGACCTCAGCTACTTCACGATAAAATAATTTGCCACAATTGTCGCATTGATAAACTACATATTTTGGTTCCATTATGTAATACCTCCTAAAAATCTATCCCATTAAAAAATTGTAAAAACTTAAATTGGACAAACGAAACTTCGGCGCGTTCTAAGGGTGAAAGGATGAACGCATTGCCTATTCCAATTTTAAAAATTTCTTTTTTTAATTTTTACAATTATATTATAATAAATTTCGGCAGTTTTTGTAAAGTTTTTTGACTTTACAGAACTGCGCGAACGGGACGGTTAACGCCTGAGACTAATGTCTGCGGCGTTTTGAGTTTTGTTGTGCCACTTTACGTACGTGGGCATCATGAATGCGGTGAACGCAATCAAACAGAAAATCGTAGACAGTATATGTCACCAAAACCCCTGCGGTAGCCACAACTCCATAAAGAAAAGCTTGTAACATAACTCAGCACCTCCTAAACTACTTGTTGCTCAAAAATGAATCGTATAAGCGCCAGAAATTAAGGAGCGTAGATATACGACCTTTATCTTCATTTGTTAGTTCTGTGTGCTCATCTAATAGTATTTCTAACCAATAGATTGTGCTCGCAATCGTTTCTTTGTTAATTTCTACCATTTGCACTTACCTCCCCGGAAAATTATTTTTCCTTTTTTCATTTTATATAAATATTATATCATAAACTGATACCGTTTGTAAACTATTTTTGAATGTATTTATCCTGAAATTTACTAATATGTTCTTTTACTTTATTGTTATATTCCTTTAGGGCATTATAAATTAAGGTATTTAATATTCTATTTTCATTAGTATCATATTCTTCAGGATGTGGAAATCTTATTTTAAATGGATCTGGATATACTGCTTCTATAACTGCATTAAAATTATTAGTTACACGGAATTGATAATCACCATTATTATCTCTTAATTCATAACTATATTGTCTTTCTTTAAGACCTAACAATTTATACATTTCAGTATTAGTGTACCATTTATTTTTATAAAGCCATTTATCTTTTTTAGATATATATTTTGGTTGTTTGCTAGTATCTCCATATTTAATTCTACGCCATAATCTAAACATAAAGTCCTCCTTTAATTAATTACTGTTATATTATATCATATTTACGACCCTTTGTCAACTATTAACTAAAGAGAGAAGCGATAAATACTAATATAAGAAATACAATTAATATTATAAAACATAATCCTAAACCAATAGAATAACCTTCAAATAAACCTTTTAAAAAATCTTTCATATTTTCTCCTCTCTTAATTTTACTATTTTCCCTGAGTTGTTATTAGAAAGAATAGCATAATACACATATTTATAACCTATAACTTCCATAGCATAAGTATTAAAAGGATTAATTATTCCTTCCTTAAGACGCATTATGCTTTTTATATTATACTTATTAATTTTTTTCATAATACTCCTTTTATATAATATATATTTATATATTAATTATATTATATATAATAATACTTCCTTTTGTAAACATAATTTTTAACAAAAAGTAGAAAAAATTTTCTACAGACCCTTGACAAAGTTGCTTTTTTATGATATAATACAGTTAGTTAAACAAAAGGAGAGAATAAATGGAAAATATAAAGGTAATGTTTAGTAGTGAAAAGAATGATTGGAGTACACCACAAGATTTTTATGATGAGTTAGATAGAGAATTCCATTTTGATATAGATTTATGTGCTGATGAAACTAATCATAAGCATGAAAATTATTTTTCTGAGGCAGATAATGCTTTGGAACAAGATTGGGAAGGATATACAGGATTTTGTAACCCACCATATGGTAAAGAAATAAAGGATTGGGTTAGAAAAGCATATTATGAGGGTAATAAACCTAATACAACTATAGTTATGTTAATCCCAGCACGAACTGATACAACATATTTTCATAAATATATATACCATAAAGCAGAAATACGTTTTATTAAAGGAAGATTAAAATTTGGGGACAGTAAGAATTCGGCGCCATTTCCATCTATGGTTGTCATTTTTAGAGGTCCTGAGGAGTAATTATGTTAAAAGTAGCACAAAAATTAGATTATAATTTACAAGCATACCAAGAAAGGCTAGGTTTAGTAAACTTTTTAATAGAAAATGGTCAATTAGATGGCTATCCACCTTCTGAATTAGATAAAGTAGCCAATTATTTATTATATGCAGAAGATGTAGATGCTGAAGTGGAATTAAAACAAGGCAATAAGCGTAAGATTAGTTATGAAGAGCTTATAGAATCAACTTTGGGCGAGGGTGTGATTCAATCTCAACAAGATCTATCAGTGTATAAAGTACCTAAACCTAAAATAGATAGAGAGTTAGACGCCGATATACCATATATGAAAGATTTATGGGAAGCTATCGATATAATTAGTGAGCAATATCAATATTGTAAAGACGTTTTAGATGGAAAAAGAGACGTAGATCCTGATAGGAAATTAATCCCAACATATCAAACTAAATATTTTTTAAGAGAATGGATGATTGAGCTTCGTAGAGAACAATTTTTATTAAAAGATTGTTTTAGACCTGTAGTTGGCGTTGGACCAGGATTTCAAGGTTTTAGTGAACCAAGGGATGATTATGGCATGTGTATAGGCAATCATATCTTATGTCCTGGTGAAATGATGGTTGATTTTGGAGATTGGCATCATATTTACGCTATGCTTAAATTTTATTCAGGAATGAAAGCAAAAATTATAGACAACCCCTATCATCCATGGTGGCCTATGTATGATTTTCTAGAAGAATTGATAGATCGAGTAAAATGGTCGCCAGAACACTATCATATTTTGGTTCGTAAAATAGATAAAATACCTAACGAAGAGATTGCTAAAGAATTATTTGATATAAATGGTCGTAGCTATAGTGTAAATTACATTAGCACTATTTGGAAACAACATATTTCTAAACAAATAGTAAAATATGCCTATTTATGGTGGGAAGAACACACTCATCCTATAGATGGTACTATAACTAATATGTTTAAATGGAAAGTATGCCCAGAATGCCAAAGAACTTTATATGCTCATGAAATTAATTTTGGTAAATATGCTGATGGCACTTGGAAAGAAATATGCAAAGATTGTGCCATTACAGAAAAAGAATTAAAAGAAAGGATGAGGGAGGAAAAACGTGCTAGAAAATATGTTAAAAAACGCACTGAATAAACCGATTGTAATTACTAAAGAGCAATTAGATAATATCGTGATATTTATGGGAGAAGCAGAAGACGGAATTGATGTTTTGCCTATAAAAGATTACTTAACTATTGAGATTACAACTAAAATTTTAGAATTATTAAACGAGGTGAGAAAAAATGGACGAGAAATATAGAATTTGCCCATTTTGTGGCAAGAAAAAAGAAATAGAGAATTATCCTCCTGTTTCTAATTTATCTCAATATGGGAAAAACGGTTTATCTGTTATGTGTATTGATTGTATTTGTAATAGAGTTAATAAAAATGATTTAGAAACTGTTGACAGAATGTGCCAATTTTTAGATTTACCTTTTGATGCTGATAAATGGGTAGCTATGGCAAGAACTCACGAAGAATTATCGCATAGAATTATGGAATATTGCATAGCATTAACCAAAGATCAATATCAAGACAGCGATTGGAGTCAGGTAAACAATTATTGGAAAAAAGCTCGTGAATATGGAGGATTGATTGATAAAATCACCACTATCCATAGTGATTTATTATTATATTTACGAAAAAAATGGGGCAATAGTTCAGAATTAACATTAGAAGATTATATAAGAATGGAAGAGTATGAAAGACATACATTAAGTCATTATCCTTTTAAGGATGAGGCTAGAAAAGACGTTATTAGAAAGTTAGCTAAATTATCAGTTTTAAGTGATAAATATATTAGCGAAGGTAACACTAAAGATGCTACCGCTTATTTGCAATCTTATAATACTTTAATGAAAGAACTGGGTATAGGAAACGAAATTGCAGCTAACGAGAGTAGCATTAATAGTCTTAGTGAATTAGTTAGTTATTTAGAGAAGAAAGGATTTGTATTAAATTATAGGATAAATGAAGACCGTGATATTGTTGATAAGACTTTAAAAAATATGGAACAATATGTACGTCGTTTATTTAATGATAGCCAAGAAACGGTTAATGAAATGTATAATCAAAAAGAAATATCAAACGAAAGCGGAACTGTTATAGATGATGATGATTTAGAAGCTTTATATGCTTCTGATGGAGAAGAAAAAGTAGAATTAGAGGAAGTATTAAATGAGGAAGAGTTAGAACAAATGTTCCAACAAGTAGAAAATGAATTTAGATAATTTTTTAGATGAATATTATGATGTAATTTTGGAAAGGAGTGATGAGGAAAAAGTTGTCATTACTCCTGATTATATCAATGAACATCAAAAAGAGATGGAAGATATGGTTACTTTGTTTACTTTATATCCTGATTATCTTATTGATGTAATAACACCTCATAATTCTTATTTTAAATTATTTTTCTATCAAAGAGTATTCTTAAGAGTATGTATGAGATATCAATTAGTATCTGGTACATTCCCGCGTGCTTATTCTAAATCTTTTTTAGATTTTATTGCCAATATTATTAGAAGTATAATGTTACCTGGTAGTAAAGGGTTTACTTGTGCTGATACTAAAAAACAAGCAGCTCAAATTATTGAAGAAAAAACAAATGAAATATTTGGTTTGTTCCCTTTCTTTGTCAATGAATTAAATATTAGCGATGTGGATAGGGCTAAAAAGAAATATGGTAATTTTGGTTCTGATTACGCAGAAATTACTTTTAAAAATGGTAGTCATATGGATATAGTTTCTACTACTAATGCTGCGAGAGGTGGTCGTCGTCATTGGGGAACTTTGGAAGAATTTGCTCTTATGAATGGAGATGAGGTTAATGAAATTATTATACCTCTTATGAATGTAGACCGTCGTACCATGGCTGGTCTTATTAATCCTACAGAACCTCACGCTGCGCAAACCATGATTACCACTGCTGGATATAGAGGCACATACGCCCATGATAGAACTTTGGAAACACTAGTGGACATGGCAATAGAGCCAGGAAAAGCCTTTTGTTTTGGAGGAGATTTTAGAATACCTGTAATGCATGGTTTATTATCTGCAGATAAGGTTAAAGAGAAACTAAAGAATTCTTCTTATAAATTGGAGTCGTTTTTAAGAGAATATATGTCAGTATGGTCAGGAGGTAGTGAGGATAGTTATTATTCTTATGAATTAATTTCTCAATGTAGAAAATTAGTACGCCCTGAATTTAAACCTGAAGTGAATTTTAAAGACGGTTTTTATGTAATGGCGGTCGACGTTGCAAGATTTGAAGGCGACCAAACCGTAGCTCTTATTTTTAAAGTTTATACTACTGGCGAAAGATATAAAATTCACTTAGTGAACATAAAACTAATGAATTCAACTCATTTTAAGGATCAGGCTATCTATATCAAACAAATGGATAATTTATTTGATTTTAAAACAATTGTTATGGATATTAATGGAAATGGTGCTGGATTGGCTGATTATTTAATAGATGAGCAAAATGAAAATGGAGAATATTATCAACCATACGGTTTTTTAAATAAAAATAAGTATTCTAACACAGAAAAACGCTTTTCTGTAAAAAAATTGTACGGAATCGAAGCAAATCGTCAATTTAATAGCGAATGTTTTACAAATGCGCACCTTATTTTGAGTTTAAAACGTGTTTCTTTACTAATAAATGAGCGACAAGCGAGAAGATATTTCGGAAAATATAAAAGTTGGAACAAATTAAACCCTGTAAAACAAGCAAATAAGTTAATTCCTTATGCTCAAACTACAAAATTACAGGATCAACTTTCTAATTTAAAGGCGAATTTAGATAATAATAGCTCTATAGTATTAACTATGATAAAAAAATCAACTAGAAAAGACTTAGTTTCAGCTTTTATCTATGGACTTTATTATATTAATGAAGTAGAAGAAGAAGAAAAACGCTCGCGTAATCGCAAATATAATAAAGGGCAATTTAGCTTTTTAAATTAGAAGGAGGTAAACATGGAAGACAAGAAAACTAGCTATTCATTAGAGTCTCTTAGTGAGTTTAGAAAATCTATAGCAAAAATGGGTACTACCGTTCCTAATGGTAATGTTATTTTGGATCCGGTAAAGAGTAGAAGGGAACCTCGTCTTGATATTGACGCGATTTTACGTACTCCATACAAAGACAAAATGTCATGGAGACTATATTCTCGTATTTTCTATGGAGATAGTTTATATCGTAGATTATTGAAATATTTATCTACTTTATTATTTAATCATTATATGATAACTCCATTAGTAAAAGAAAAGAAACCTGTTAAAAAGAAATTGATGAACGATTATAACAATGTTTTGCGTAGTTTAGATGAAGATATTAATGTTGAAGATTTTACTTCAAAATGCTTGCTAGATTTACTTGTAGAAGGCGAAACTTTTTATTATTTAGAAGAATATAAAAAAGGTGCTACTACTTATTTTAAACCAATTAAATTACCATCAGACTATTGTAAAATAATTGGAACTGCAGGTACTCCAGCTATTAATATTTTTGCTGTAGATTTAACTTTTATTGATACAGTGATGGCTGAATTAATATCAAAAAATATTTTAACTCAAGAAGAAATATTAAAACAATATCCTAAAGCTCTACGTGCTGCTTATTTAAAATATAAAAAAGGCGGACGTGGAAGTGGCAATAATTGGTTTGTAGTTCCTGTAGAAAATGGTATTGCATTTACTACTGAAGATGGTAAACCACCTTTTGCTTACTTAGTTAAAAGTTTAGCAAGAATAGATAAATTAGAACCATTAAGAGATGATTATGTTGCAACTAATTTAACTAAATTATTAGTACAAATCATAGATATTGACAAAGAAGGCAATCCTGAAGTAGATTTAGAAATGGCTGCTGAATTTCATGCTAATTTAAGAGAAATAGCTTCTCGTAAACATAATGTAGATGCATTAACAACATTAGCAAAAGAAGTTAATGTATTGTCTTTAGGTGAAACCGGAGACGCTACAAAAAATTATGAGTTCTTAGAAACTTATTATGACCAATTCTATGATGATGCTGGTGTATCAGCCGAATTATTTAATTCAACTACTGCAGGTACATTAGAATATAGTGAGAACAAAGACGAAGCATTTATGTACGATCTTCGTAAACAAATAGAAAACTGGTTTAATTATTTTCTTAACACAATTTGTAAGAAAAAAATTACAAAAAATACCAATTTTGTATTTTCTTATTTGAATACGTCCTATAAGAATAGAGAGAAAATGATAGATAGCTATTTGAAAGGTGCACAATACGGTTTTAGTAAGTTGGCTCCTCAAATTGCTATGGGAGTTAAACAACGCTTCATTGAATCTCTTGTTTATTTTGAGAATGACGTCTTAGATTTAGATGCGAAACTTGTTCCCCTACAAAGTTCACATACTATGAGTGGTAAGCAATCGGCCAATGGTGCTACTACGAACATTAGTCCTACTAAGAACGACAGCGATGTAGAAACTAATGAAAATGGAAGACCTACTGTCGACTCAGAAGAAAAAGAAGACTCAACTATAGCGAAGGATGCGAGCAAATAGGAGGGAGCTACAATGAATGAATTACTAAAGTATGCTACCTTTTCAATTGACTTAACAGGCAAACCTGTGAAAGTTAATCGTATGTTTTCCTTAGGAAGAGCGCGTATCTTTTATAAGGGTCCAAATCCTAACCGTTCTATTATTGATGGAGAAGTAGCCAACAAGTTGGCGTCTACTATCCCAGGTACTCCAATTATCGGGTTGTATGATTACGACAAAGAAGATTTTGAAGGACATGGAGTAGGTCAAGCCGCTTATGGTTTTGTTCCTTTAGACCCAAATCCTACATGGGAGACGGTAAATGAAGACGGTAAAGAACGTGAGTATCTTGAAGTAGACGTAGTTATTTGGGACGGACGTTTTGAGGAAGCAAAAAACATTATTAAAGAAGAAAAATCTTTATCAATGGAATTGAATCCTGCTACGTTAAAAGGTACTATGGAACAATTTAACAATCATACATACTATAGGATTGAAAATGCAGAATTTGCAGGTATAACAGTACTTGGAGATGATGTTGAACCTTGCTTTAAAAGCGCTGGATTCTTAAATGCTTATAGTGCTATGGTTAGTGCTTATGCGAATTTTATGGAAAGTATACACAACAATGAAGAAGGAGGTATCAGTCAAATGGAAGACATAAATGAAATTCAAGTTGATGAAGTTGTTGAAACTGAAGCTGCTGAAGAAGTTGTAGAAACTGAAGAAGTTGCTGAAGTTGAAACAGTAGAACTACCTGAAGAAGAAGTAGTAGAAGAAGCTGCAGCTGAAGAAGTTGTAGTTGAAGAAGCTACAGAAGTTCCAGCTGAAGAAACCCCTGCTGAAGAAACTGTTTTTGAAGACAGAGATGATGAGGATGATGACGATAGTGATGATGTTTGTCCTGAATGCGGAAAAAATCCTTGCATTTGTGAAAACAGTTGTAATGACAAAGATGAAAAATATTCATTATTAGAACAAAAATATGCTGAATTAACAGCAAAATACGAATCATTAACCAATGAACATAATGCTGCTCTTGAAGCATTAAAAAAATATTCAAGAAATGAAAAATTAGAGATTATCTCTAAATTCTCTACTAAGTTAGAGGATAGCGAAGAATTAATCGCTAACTTAACAGAAAATGTAGACAATTTAACTGAAGAAGAAATTAAGGCTGAATTAGGTACAGCATTAGTTGACCAAATCACAGCTGAAGAAGAAGAAGCTCCAGTAGAAGAAACAAACAACTTCTCTTTAAATCTTAATTTAAACCCAGAAGTTAGAAACGATGCTTGGAGTTTAGTTGATGCCTACAAAAATAGAAAATAATTTTAGGAGGTATAAAATATGGCAAAATACGCAACAGTTGAACTTACAAAAGTAGCTAGTAGAAAAACTGGTGAAATCGAAGCTCAATGCAAATTAAATGCTGATATCGACTATTTAGAAAACGGTGAAATCGTTTATGTTGATGCAGTAAATGATGAAATTACTAAAACTTTCAATGCTAGTAATTGTGTAGACGCAATTTATTTACACTTCTCAAATCCTCGTAGATACGAAGATGGACACACTGGAATGGAAAATTTCAGATACGAAAGAAACGATGACTATGAAACTGCTGGAGATAAATATCTTCCAAGAGTTTACAAATTAACTACAGGAGACTTATTCACTACTGATTTTGAATTCGATAGCTTAACTTTCGGAAATCACAAAATCGTAGAAGTAAAGGAAACAACTATGCCTAACGGTAAAGCTGGTAAACTTTACAGAGTAATAGCTTAATAAGGAGGTACTATATTATGGAATTAGATAAATTAATTACATTAGGAATTGCTGCTGCTACTGGTAACATTCCTGCTGAATATTCTGCTACTGATGTTAATGAAACATTAAGAGAAGAATTAAAAGCTTTCAATAACTATTCTTATTACAGAGCTAATAAAAACGTATTATTCCAATTAATCGAAGAAATAGCTAATGTAGTAGTACCTAAAAAAGTTATCGCTGAATTTGGTTCTTTCGCAGAAGTTCAAAGAGTAAATAATGGTGAAAAAATCGTGTTCAAACAAAGAACAGGAGTTTCACGTGGTAAAAGATTCGTTACAGTTGCCGGTGAATACGGAACTTATAGAACATTCAATGTAGATACAAGAGATATCACAATGAGTCCAAGAGTATATGCTGGTGCAGCTATCTTAGAATTAGGTGATTTCTTATGTGGTCGTGTTGATATGGCTGAATTAATGGATATCATTTTAGAAGGTCTTAGTGATAGTATTTATAAAGAAGTACAAGGTGCTTTAAAAGCTGCTATCAACGCTTCAGACAGACCTGCTGCTAACAAAGCAACAGTTGCTGGTTTCGATGCTACTGAATTTGATAAAATAATCAATACAGTTTATGCTTATGGTGACAGTGTTAATATTTATTGTACAAGAGCATTTGCTTCTACATTATATAACTTACCAGGATTTGTTCAAAATCCAAATCCATCTACAACATTAAAAGATTTTGATGACATTAGAGAACAAGGTTATGTTGGACGTTATAAAGGATGCAACGTTATTTTATTATCTCAATCTTTTGAAGATGAAGAAAATACAATGAAAGTTGTTGACGATCAATATGCTTATATCATGCCAGCTGGAAAAGAAAAACCAGTTAAAATCGGTATTGAAGGTGGTACTTTAATCGACGAACAAAGATTACAAGATGGTTCAATCGAAGTTCAAGCTCAACATATGTTTGATGTTGCTGTAGTTCACAATAATTATTGGGGTATTTACAGAAACACTAACTTAGATGGCGAAGTATCAGCTTAATAACTACTAGATTAATAAACGAGACGAGGTCGCAGGGCCTCCTCTCATATTTTTTTAACTTTATAGGAGGAAATTATGAATAATGAAAGAACAATTGTATTAGAAAATGTTTCTACTAGCACAATAGGTTTAGCAGACACTCAAGGTCGTATGTATCGTGTAGGAAGAGGAGGTAAGGTTCGTATTAGCCCTGTAATTTTACAAGATATTTTTGATCATCCAGGTAGCAAAATTATTTTTAAAGAAGGAATGGCTAAAGTTAGTAATGTTACTCGTAATGAATTATTAGGAATGGGATTAACCGAAGCAGAAGCTAAGCTATTTATCAAAGACGAATTAGTTGAAGAACCAAAAGAAGAAGTTGTTGAAGAACCTGTTAAAGAAGAAGCAACCGAAGAAGAATCTATTGCAGAACCTGTAGAAGAAATAGTTGAAGAACCAGCTGTTGTTGAAGAAGAAAAAGAAGAACCTAAACCAGCTAAATCTATTAAAAAGAATACCAAAAAATCTACTAAAAAATCATCTTCTAAAAGAAAATAGTTTATGAAAATTACAGAATATAAAGATATTTATGAGAGATTTTTAGCAAAGGTAGAAGATGAATATTTAGCATCTTTGAGCGACGAGCAATTACATGTAGCATTATATCCTTTATTATTAAGTGCTATTAATGATTTTGCTCGTATATCTGAGCATAATTTAAGAAAGCGTGATGAAAGAAGTCACGTTTTTTATGAAACTTTATCAGAGGATGAGATAGAAGTTCTAGCCATTTTAATGAAACCTATATGGTTAGAAAGATATATGAATAGTAGTAGAAAAATAGAACAACAATATTTTGATGCAGGTATTAAAACATATTCGCCTAATGAAAATTTAAGAAATTTAACGAATATGTATCAACAATATTTAGTTGATGCTAGAAAAGCAAAAACTGAATATACTTATAAAAGAGTAAGTATAAAAGGCAATTTCCATGGAATTGAGAAGGCGCCTAAAGATGAAACTGTTTATAATGAAAACAGATAGTCAAAGGAGAGTATATTATGGACAAAACTTATATTTATAAACATTTAATTTCTAGTTTGTATAAAATGCTTTGTTGGAGAGAAGAAAAAAAGAAGTGGCAAACAATATATGAAGAACTTCTAGCCGAAATAAGCTTTGGTCAATTTGAAGACGAATTTAAAGGTGCTTTATTATTAAAAGTAGTACCGCTTAAATATTATGAGTTCTCTATATTTCGCCAAACTATATTTGAGGTGATAGATTATGTCGACAATGTATCAAGAATATAGGGATAGAGTTCATTTTAAAGGAAAAACGAAAAGAGATTATGTTAATACCAAGGTGTCCGAAAGTATTGACAGCTTAATTCAAGATAGTCAATATGGTTTTACAATAGAGAAAGATGGGCAAATGTATGATGTAGCTATACTATCTACAAAAACATCACAAGATTATGAGAGAGCGAACGTAATAGCTCATAATGATGTAGGATTAGATAAAGGTAGTTTGTTCAAATGGAACGATGAATATTGGATTATATTACAAAAAATGTTTCGTCCAGAACAACCAGGTTTTAACGGTAACGCTTATAAATGTACTGGTGTGTTAAAATGGATAGACAAAAATGGGGTATTGCAAGAACGTCCAGGTTATATTAGTTCAGGTCGTACCACAAATTCTTTAACTTATACTCCAGATGTTAATTATAAATATAGAGATATAGTATTACATGACACCGATTGGAGTATGATAGCTGCCGTACAACAAGATTTAACCCTTCATAACGAAATGCGTTTTATTATTAAGGGTCAAGCATATAGAGTTACTAATGTAGATAATGTTTCTATTGATAATGTTAGTATTTTATCTATGGTTAATGATAAACTGTTAGATAGTGATGATGTTATCAATGGTATAGCAACTTCTGATTTACCTGCTTATAGTTTCCGTTATGATGTTCAATTACCAATCAATTTATATGCCGGAGATATTAAAGAAATTCCTGTTTCTGTAGTACAAAATGGGTATGTTGTGGATGAAGACATAATATTTGAAAGTTTAAATCCAGAAATTGTAGAGATAAGTGATAATAAATTAATTGGTAGAGGAATAGGAACAGCTACTATTAGATGTTATTTGGCAAAAAATAAATATATATATGACGATAGTATTGTGGTTTCTGTAAGTGAATCACACGTACCAGATGTTGAGGAAGTATATATAGAAGGACCTGATTTCATAGAATGGAATAGTAGTGCAACATATAAATTAACTAATGGAATGGATGGCCAATTCGAAGTAGAATATTTTTCTAGAGTAAAACATACAGAAGAATGGGGTTCAAACTATGTTACAATTAGTATCCAAGATAAATGGGCCGGTAATATAGTTATATCTTGCGATTTAGATGGTAAAACTATTAGTAAAGAAGTAATTATTAAAACTTTGTAGGAGGATAAGAATGATTTTAAATAAAAACTTAAAAGAAACAGATGCTTTAGTAAATATTAATAATGATATCTATCGTATTATTACTATTTTTAATAATACTCAAGAATTAAAACAGTTTTTAGTAAATACTGGCAAGAATCCTTTACAGAGTGAAAAAATAGACAAGGATTTAAGAGATGCTCAAATTTGTAGAGTGCCTCTTTTACCTTATGACGAAGAACAAGGAAGTCTTGTTGTAGTTACTTTAATTAATGGCGATGTTGATCAAAAAAGTGGTAGCATAATTAGTACTTTGGCTATTGATGTGTTCACGCCAGGCAATCAATGGATTATAAACGAAGGTATTCGTCCTTTACAAATTGCTCACGTTATAAATAACTTAATGAAATTTAAGGTTAATCAAACAGATGGAGTAAAATATCGTCTAACCGATATTATTAATGCTCAATTAAGTGATGTATTATTAGGTTATAGAATGATATATACTACAGTTATTGATGAATAATGTTAATTTAGGTTTATTATTATGTGATGCGCCTATTGAAATTATCCCAGGGTTGAAATTATATCAACCAACTGTACGAGATGTCGTTTTAATAGGTGAAGAACACTATAACTTATTGTTAAGAATATGGTTATTGAAAAGAGAGCAGTTGATAACACAAGAAACGGAGGCGTCTTTAAAGCTAAACGATTTTGAAATATGGGCCAATTATATGCTAAACGTTCCAGCTATGAAAGAGGCTTTGGAAGAATCGTGTTTAATCTTCTTCCATAAAAAAATTGAGTTTTTCCCTTTTAGTAATACTATCTATATAGGGGAAGAGGATACAGGTCATTTACTTGATTTGGGTTTGTATCTTACTTTAAAAACATTGTTTTCTAAATTAGATTATACGCAATCTGATAAAGATAGCGATAATGACCAGTTTAAAGAAACTCAAAATATGTCTCCACAAGAGCGTAAAATTTATGAGCGAATGAAAGCTGGTAGAGAAAAATTAGAAAAAATGAAACAATCAGGAGATAAAAACGACATATTTGGTAAACAAATAGTCGGTTTAGTCGCTATTGGCCACTATACTTACAAAGAAGTATATGATATGACTATGCTCCAGTTTATGATGGCTCTTAGAAAATATTTGGATATTCAGAGTTATGAATTAAGAACTCAGTTAAGTCCTTATATTAGTTCAGAAGATGCTAAAAATCAAGAAAACAAGCATTGGCTTGACTAAATAATTTTTAGGAGGTAAAACATTATGTTAGACATTCAAGGAAGAAAATACGCTGCTGTTACAGTTTGTGATGTTACTCTTTATGATTTAATTACTCACTATCCAGTAATGTATTTTGATACTTTACAAGTTACTAGCATTGATGGTAGTACAGAAGTTACTGAAATCCAAGGTGGAAAAGGTAACCCAATTTTAGCTTCTATATCTCACAGTAAAAATATCGACGTTCAATTCGATGATGCTATCATGACTATGAGTTCTTTAGCTGTATTAACAGGTGGAGAATTAGATATAGCTTATGATGCTAATAAAATTACTATGACTAATACTGAAATCGTTACTTTAGCAGAAGACGATCAAAATGTTATCTTATCTGAAAAAGCTAAAAAAGGTACATTTGTATATATCGGTAAAATGGTTGATGGTGTAGTTAGTACTGTTACTAGAACTGAAAAAGCTCTAGAAGAAGAAACTAACACTGTTGCTTTAAGTAGCTTCCACTTATTTGATGGTGGTGCTCAACCAAATGCAGGACAATATCGTGTATTCTATGAATATGAATTAGGTACTCCAACTGCAGAAAACGGAAATAGAAACTTAAGTGAATTAACTGTATTAGCTGACAAATTTGCTGGAACTTATAGATTTATAGGAGATACTTTATTATTCAACCAATATACTGGTATGAATGATATTTTCCAAATCGAAATTCCTAAATTAAAATTAGACGGTTCTTTCTCATTTAGTTTAAATGCTGCTACAGAAGCTGTAGTATTCTCATTTAAAGGAAAAGCATTAAGAGACGATTTAGGTCAATTAATAATCTTCCGTAACTTAAATCAAGAAAGTAAAACTGGTGGAGATCTTGGTAGTGGTCAATTTGATGGTAGATACAATAAAGTACCTGCTAAAGAAGTTACTATCGATATCGATGATAGAGACATCCATGATACAGGTGTTGTATATCCTATCAGCGATGAAGGAGCTTCAGCTTAATTTTAAAAATAGAGAAGAGCAATCTTCTCTTTTTTTTTGCATAAAAATACTTGACAAAATAAAAAAAATATGATATACTGTGGTTAGTTTTAAGTAAAGTGATTACTAAACTACTATAAAATTAGAGGGAGGTTGATATTATGTTAGAAAGATTACGTATGCAAGAAGTTACAGAAATTATATTGTCTGTTCCTGAAGGCGTTCAAATTGCTGGTACAGACCTAGGTCCTGGCGAACCAGTAATGATTATAAATAAACCTCAATTATCAACTTTAGATTTTAAAACAACAATGAAAAAGAGTGAAGATGGAAGAGGTTTTATAGCCGCTTCTGGTCAAATGAATAAATTAAGTTTTACTATAAATGAAGGCTCTATTTCATATGCTGTTTGGTCATATTTACATGGTACTTTAGAAAATAATAAAAAAGTTTTATTAAAAGGTACAGAATATTTAGATGTAAACGATTATGGAACTAATTTAAGTGCTAAAACGGAAGTGTATAATTTAGTTTTATATAAAAATGATGATGGAGTGTTAACAAAGCTATTTTATCCCGAAGATTATAATGTAACTGTAGAAGAAGGTTATCATGGTGATAAAAATTATGTTATAGAATTATTTGATAAAAGTATTAAGCAATGTTTTGCTTGCTATGATTATATAATAGACGATGTTACCGTAACTACAATTAAACAAATCAATAATAATATATTTTGTGCTTTAGATGTTTATTTTGATGCTGTAGACATGGAATTGGATGAACATAAAAAAGTATGTTTACATTGTGATAGAGTTCAAGTATTTAGCGATTTGGCAATAAGTATCAATGATAGCCAAAAAGTCTCATTTAATCCAATTACAGTATGTTCTATAGCCGAACAAGATAATAAAGGTAATTTAAACAAAGTGATTGCTGAATTTGTGGTGATGTAATATGGCAAAACAGAATATTAATACTTATAATATGCGAGTAGATCGAACAAAAACCGTTATGCGACTAGGACGTAATGGTATATTATATGAGTACATATTACCAACTTATGGGAACCCATTTGAATACTATAACGATGCCATTGATGTTAAATCTCATAATAAAATTACTGGTAGATATCAACCTATAGGTGATAAAAGGTATTTTAATTTTTATCAGCTTAATAAAATGACCCAAGACGAATTAATAGATTTTATAGTTGCTCATTATGGAGATTTATTAGTTTGGGAAGTTTTAGTAGGAGGCTAGTATGAATAAAATAAGTAAAAACTTATATTATCATTATAATAACTTTTTGCTAAATGGGCATAAAACAGACTATAATTTTTTATTAGATGAAGATATACGTTCTGAATATGTGTTTTTACACGATGAATTAGAGTATAGAGAGTTAAAATTTTATAAGCGTAAATTTGGTAAAAACAAAATACAAAACATTCCTGATGATTGGAAGGAAGAATTGGCAAGTTTTTTATCAAATGGAGGTATGTCTGCTGATCGGGCTAATGAAGTTATGGCTGAGGCTTTTTTTAGTTCAGATAATTATGATGCTTTTCAAAAATTATTAATTCAAAAAATACATGAAGAAGTAGACAAAGGACAATTAAGTTTATTTTATGAAACTAATAAAAGCTTAGAAAATACAATACTAAGTTTATATAAAACTTTAGAAAAAAGACAGACGCATCAAACAATTTCGCAAAGTCATAGAAAAGGTTCGGGACGAGTTTATATTAGTGGCCCGGCAGTTGGTACGTTAGAAGGTTGGATGATTGAAATAATACAGGGAGTTGTTTCTACTAAAAAACAATCAACTAGAAATGATCTTGTATTAAAAGCAGTAGCCGATTTTGTAGTACCGGGCATAGGGTTAGAGGAATCAAAAAGAAACAAAAGTGATAATAGAACGGGTAATATATTATTAGATAGTAACTTTCGTATTGGTATGTTTACTGTTAATCCTAGAAGTAAAAACGGCGTACCAGAATATTTGGCTAAAATTTTTGCAGATTGCGCTACAGCTATCGTAACAGGAATTCGAAATAACAATCCTAAAAAAATAGAACAAGCTAGAGCAATTTATTTCAAACAATTATCTTATTTTATATATCCTTATTTAGAAAATAGATTATTAAATTACACAAAAAAAGGAGAAATTTTTTATTTTAGTTCTGGAGGACATATTATTTTAGGCAGCGATTTTATTTCTGGTTTAATTGGTTTAAATAAATTATATATTAATGGTGCTACAGGAAACAGTGCTGCCAAAATTGAATCAAGCATTACTGTGAAATTATTGGATAAAATTGGTATTAAAGTAGATCCAACCAAAGATAAACCAGGTTATGAGCAATTAGGTTTTAATTTTGATGAAAGGTCTAAGGATATACTAAATTATAAATTGGAAAATAAATATAAAAACGGCACATTTTTAACATATGCTAAATTTGATTTATGGTATGGTAAAAGATACTAGGGAGGAAAAAGATGGAATTAAAATTAAAAGAAGGAGTAGATTTAAGTTTATTAACTACACAATATCGAATAGAAAGCATAGCTTTAGAATTATTAGAAGGCGAAGAAACGCCTACTGAACGTGAAATTCGCTTAAAAGTTATGATTAGTGTAGCTAATTTTTTAACTGATGGACAAGTTTTTAAATTAATAGAGAATAAAAAAGATGTAGATTTATATAATGTTATAGTTAATGATATTGAACCACTATATATAAAATATCTTAATGAACATCAAGATTGTCTTGATATAGTAGAGTCAATAGTTCAAAGCATAAAAGAACATCATGTTACTTTGTTACAAAAAAATAATTCAGTAATTGGCTTTTTAAATTTGCTATTTCAAGAAATACGTAATTTAAATCCAGAAGAAATAGATAAATTTAAAGAAACAGTAAATGATATAGAATTAACACATCAAAAAAACAAGGCGGAAAAACGTTTAGATGAAACAAAGGCAAAGTTTGCAAATGATAAAACTAAAGATGTTAATCAAAAACTAGAGCAATTAATTGAAAGTTATACAGAAAAAAACGACAAATAAGTCGTTTTTTTTAATGGAGGGAAAAAATGGCAAGAGTGTCTGATAAAGTGGTTATACCTATAAGTTTCCAAGATGAAAAAGACAGTTTAAATAAAATTAAGCAAAATTTCATAGACCTACAAAAAAGTCTGACTGGGACCGTGGGTAAAAATTTAGTAGGAAATTTAACTACTTCTCTTAATACTGATACCAAGGGTGTTTCAAAATCATTAAGCAGATTAAATAAACCTGTTAGCTCTCGTAAAGAGGCTAGCTCACTGGGCAAAGACATCTTAGATTCTTTTACTAAGGCTGATAATACTTTGGCTTCTATTAAAAAACGTATGGATAGTTTATGGGACAGTAACGCTGCTGCTACCGCAAAAAGAGATATAGCAGACACTGTTGCTGAAATAGAAAGATTAGTTGCTATAAGAGATAAATGGTCGGGGGCCAATGCTCGAAGACAACGCAGTGGCAATGCTCAAGAAATAGATAGCGAATTAAAACGTAATCGTAAAGAACAGTCCGAAATTAAAAGTTCAAGCAACCCTAGTGCTGAACAACTTTCTGTACTAAATGCTTTAATAGAAAGAGAGAAAGAATTAGTTAGTATACAAAAAGAAAAAGAAAAAATAGATGCAGAAATTAATCGTTATCAAGCCGAATCAGGTAAAAATAGGATAGCCGATTTAAATGCTGAAATCAAATCTTATGAAGACATAAAAGGCGAAATAGAAAGTACGATATTTTTAGCAGAAGATTATAATAAAATTACACAAGCGTTAAATAATAGTGCTTTGTCTTATGGAGATACTATTAATAAAGTTAAAGAGACTACCGATACTTTTGGTCCTCAATATCAAAATATATTAGATGCGCAATCTGAAGCTAAAGCTAGACAAGAGCAATTAAATAGTACTTTAAGACAAACTTTAGGAATTGGCTTTGGTTTAAATGACATGATTTCTGGTATTAAAAGATTGATAAAAGAGGCTTTTGAATTCTATAAGTCATTAGATAGGGCTTTAACTGATATTACTATAGTAAGTAATTTAAGTCGTTCTCAAGTACAAGCTTTAACAAGTGATTTTATTGATTTGTCTCGTCAAACAGGTATGGCTATAGACGATATAGCACAAGCATCTGTAATCTTCTTCCAACAAGGATTAAATACAAAAGAAGTTATGCAAATGACAGAAGTTACTGCACAATTTGCTAAAGTAGCTGGTTCTACCGTTGAAAAAGCAGCAGATCAGTTAACTGCTGCTATTAATGGTTTCCAAGTTGGAGTTGAAGGAGCTATCGATGTAGCGGATAAACTTAATGCCGTAGCTGCAAGATCTGCTGCTAGTATTGATGAAATTGCGACAGCGATGAGTAAAGCAGCTTCTCAGGCTAATCAAGCTGGGCTATCTATGGATAAATTCTATGCTATATTAGCTACCATGGAAGAAGTAACTCGTGAAGCGCCAGAAAATATAGGTACTTCTATGAAAACAATTATGGCCCGTATGCAACAAATTAAAGAAGGTAATAATACAGAAGACGAAACAGATGTTAACGATGTAGAAACTGCCTTAAAAACTGTAGGCATTAGTTTAAGAGATAGTAATGGCCAGTTAAGAGATTTAGAGTCAGTATTAGATGAATTGGGTCCTAAATGGGGCGGTTTAGATAGAAATACACAAGCATACTTAGGTACTATTATTGCTGGTACTCGTCAACAATCTCGTTTTATTTCTATGATGCAAAACTGGGACAGAGTATTAGAATTAACAGAAGTAGCAGAAAATAGTTCTGGACAACAAGCCCTAATGCATAAAAAGGCTATGGAAGGTTTAGACGCAGCAATTAATACACTAAGAAATAGCTGGCAACAATTTTTAACTACATTAACCAATAGTAATGTTTTCATTGATGTGTTACATTTTGCTGCTAGTATTATGGATAATTTATCTAAAATTAATAATTTATGGTCTATCGTAGCAGTAGCCATTTCTTTAAATGTACCTAAAATTACTAAGCTGGTAACAGGTTTAGGAACCGGGTTTACTAAATTAACTAAAAATGTAAGTAATTTTGTTACTGGGGTTTTAAAAGGTAATAAGGTCAATCAAAAAACTATTGATAATTTTACAGTGCTTAATACTAGATTAAAAGCTGCTAAAGTAACATATGAACAAGCAGAAAATCAAGTAGATTTATATAATGCGGCCATGACTAAATTAATGACCACAGAAGAAGCTGAAGCCGCTGCGGTTCAAGCTAGTTTAATGTTACAAGAAATAGAAAGCCTAAAAAAACAAAATAATGGCGAATTAACAGAGGAAGAAGCACGACAAATAGATAATTTAGTTCGTGAATATGATGAGTTAATTTTACGTATACAACTGTCTAATATGACAGAAGAAGAAAGAGTTAACAAAATGCAAAAAGTGAATACCGCTTATAGAGAAGCCGGGGAAAGCTATGACCAGGCTCAACAAGCTATGGCAAAACAGGTATCTACAACTACTTCTATTGTTGGTTTAATAACTGCGTTAGCGGCCGCATTAGGATTAGCCGATAATTCTATTGTCCAATTTGGTATTGCAGGAGTAGCGGCTTTTGGAGCCTTAAAAGTAGGAATTAAAGCCATGGCCGCTGCAGAAAAAACCAGCATTATTTTAACAGCTGCTTCATTAATAGTAACTGCTCTTACTGCTGTGGTTTCTGCTGTCAAAGCTTTGGATGCCGATGGTTCTAAAGCCATGAAGGAAGCAACCGAAAATTTAAAAAATTTAAGGAATGAATTTACAGCTCTTACTACAAAAAAGAAAGGACTAGAAGATTTAATTAAAGAATATAATGAATTACATAATAAAGTATTTTTAACTGCCGAGGAACAAGAACGTCTTAATGATGTTATTCAAAGTATGGGAGAATTATCTGACGTTCAGGTCATGACGGATAAAATGGGTAATAATGTTATAGACATGGACGCTGTTAATCGTAGTTTGGATGAGACACAAGGCGCTATTAATGACAAAGTAACAGAAATGGCTGAAGAAACGGCCAATGTCTTTGGTGCTTCGCTAAAACAAGAAATAGGTGCTGGACGATTTATGGGAGAAATGGCGGTTGCTTTTGCTCGTGTTATAGATTGGGCTGTTTTGGGACCTTATGGAATGCTTGCAGCTTGGTTGTTTGATATAGATACTCTAGGAGACAAAGCCAGAGAAGGATTAATTAGAGCTTATCATGAAGCATTTGATGCATCAAGACAACAATATGTAGACATGATGGAAGATTTTGTTAATACGGATAATCCTGTAGAAAAAGAATTACAAAAGAAAATGAAAAATTTAATTTTAGATAGCGATGAAGTTCAAAAAGCTGTTGACTCCGGGGATACAGACAAAATACAAGCAGCTATAGATCGTCAATGGAAAAAGATGTCTAAGATTTATTCAGACGACAAAATGTCAACATTTTTGTCTGAGGGTACTGAAAGATTAGAAAAAGCAGTTGAAGAAGGCAATACAAAATCACTAGCAACTCTTCAAAAAGAAATGAACGAATATTATGATAGCTTGTTAACAATGGAAAATTTAACTCCAGAACAAAAACAAGCTATAGAAACTCAACGTACTGCTGCATTAGCATCATTAGGAGAAAGTTTTGGACTAGATGACGCTACGGTAGAGGGTATTGCAGAAAAATATGGAGCGGCTGTAGGATTAATAGTTATGAGATCTAATGGTGCGGTATTAGAAGCGTTTAATAAATTTAATCTTTTAGATGGAAGCGATGCTTCAAATGAATTGCTTAAAAGTTTGGTGCCTACTCCTGAAGATCAAGCAGAATTAAACAATGCTTTTGCTAATTCAGCCGAAGACGGGTATAAAGCTTTTTATGTTAAATTACAAGAACAAATTAATAGCGGTGAATTAGATAAGGCCTCAACAGAACTTGCTGAGCAAGCCGCTGAAAAATTAGAGGCGCAATTAGGTGCTATAACTGTTCCTACTTGGAAACAATGGGGTAATGAATTAAAAAATATTACTCAAGAAGTCAGAGATTTTGGGGATGCAGTTAATGAAATTAGTGATAATGGTGGTTTAACTTTTGATGGTTTTATAGATTTTATGGATATGCTAGATAATAATGCGCAAGCATTACAAGATTATCCAGAATTATATGATGAATATACTAATGCAATTAAAAATATGGATATTTCAATAGATGAAAGCACAGGATTGATTAAAATAAACGGAGAGGCATTAAATTCATTAAAAGATATGGAACAATATGTTACTCAAGCCAAAATTGATGCCTACAAAAAAGAATTAGAACTAAATTTAAAAAAAGCAGAAGCTTCTAAAATAGCAATAAATAATGAAATAACAAGAGTAGACCAACAAATTAATGCTGTGGAAACTGCATTGAAAACTATTGGCATAGAGGTTGATGCAAATGGTAATTTAGTGAAAACAGAAAATGAAGATTATAAAATTCGTTTAAGTAATTTATTAAAATTCCAAAAAGAATGGGGTAAATTACAAACAACAATTGCTGAATATAGTGAAGCTAAAACCGTTGATGATATAAATAAAATTAAAAATAAAGCCGCTACTAGTGTTAACACTAATTTTGAAGTAAGTGGAGGCAATACGTCAACTGGTTCTAGATTAGCATCTCAAATTAAAAATCTATATAATTATAGGAATCAATTAGAAGACGCAAAAACTGACATAGAAAAAAATATTACAGATCTAAAGCGTCAATTAGAAAATTGGGATAAATTTTCACAAGTAGATTGGTCAAAATATGGGAATGGTAAAGATAAATCTAAAGGAGCTAAGGCTGCCAAAGACTATGTGGCTCAATTAAGTAAAATAGCTGAATTACTAACTCATATAGAGCAAGAAGAAGCAAAAATTAATACTTTAGAAGCTCTTAGAGCTATGCAAACAGGACGAGCTAATATTAAAAATTTATTAGAAGAAATTAAATTGACAGAACATTTACAAGAAGATTATGTTAAAAAATATAATTTAGAAAGAGATGCCGCTCGCGCCGCTAAAGACGCTATTTCTGCTAGATATGGCAAAATTATTAGTTTTGATGAAGATGGTTCTTATAAATTAAATGAAAGCAAATATAAAGCCATGGCAGACAAAGATAAAGAAGCATTAGATAAATTGATAGAAAGTTATAAAAGTAATATTCAAGCTGCTACAGAATCATACGACAAAGTCATTGAAAATATTCAAAAAGAAATGAGCTATCGACAAATGGCTATAGATAAATACATAGAAGCTGAAAATGATTTAGTGGAAGCTATAAAAACTAGGGAAAAGAAGATTTTAGATGCAAAATTAGAAGCCATAGATAAAGAAATTGAAGCGATTGAGAAAGTATCTGAAGCTAGACGTAAAGCCAGAGAAGAAGAAAGTGATGCCGCCGAAATGTCTGGTTTACAAGTTGATTTACAACGTGCCTTAATGGATAGTTCTGGAGCCAGTGCTTCACAAATATTATCATTACAAAAACAAATTAAAGATAAACAAAAAGAAATGGCTGACAATTCATTTGATGATATGGTCAGTGATATGAAGCAACAACTTGAAGACGAAAAAGAAATGGAACAAGCATTGTTTGACGAACGTCTTGAAGAAATGGATTGGTATTGGGCTGAAGTAGATCGTATTATGGGCGATGGTGTTCAAAGCGTATTAGATACTATGAAATTATATAGTGATGAATATAATCAAGCTAGTGAAGTACAACAAGCAGAAGTGTTAAAAGGATGGACCGATACTTTTGAGCAAGCAGTAGTTATTGGTAAACTGGGTGCACAAGATATGCAAGCTGCCGTAGCTCAAATCCAAGAAGCTATGAATAATCTTAATCCAGAAGATGTGGAGGCAGTATTAAATTTAGCTAGAGCAATTAGTCCTTCAGATTTTGGTATTCAAGATAATCAAACCCGTGTTGATGTAAATCGTTATGCATCTGGTGGTATGAATTATAGAACTGGTTTGGCTTGGTTAGATGGTACACGTTCTAATCCAGAAGCTGTTCTTAATGCAGCACAAACTAAAGCATTTTTATCGTTTACTGATGATTTAGCAGCTCTTAGAGCAAGTGGTGCTATTACTAATAATTCAAATGTTGTTATTGATACAATATCATTTAATGTTGAAAGTATGTCATCACCAGAAGATGGTGAAAAAGCTTTTGATGCGTTTGTTAATAGATTTAAACAAATTGGTGCAAAACAAGGTATTAGCGTAAATGGCACTGCTAATAGATTTTAAAATTAAAGTATGTCTGTAAATTACGGGCATACTTTATTTTTATGCTCTAAAGACTACTTAATAAGTAGAGAGATTACTTAGTGTTAACCATTTAAAGGAGGGAATTATGTACGATAGACCTGTAAAAGCCGGTGAAGTTTTTACGACTTTTATTTTTGATGGAAAAGATTGTGCCGATATGGGCGTTTATTCAGTAACTAATAGTGGAACTTACACATATAAAATAGTTCCCACTTTTAAAGATGAAGTTTTAGACGTGCCAGCGTATGATGGGCAATATTTTTATGGTACTCAATTAAGTACTCAAGATTTTGTATTTAATATGTTTGCAGATAATTTAAGTTTAAAAGAATATCAAGCATTAAAAACATGGTTATTCCCACAAAAAATAGGGAAACTTATTATGCCTGATCAACCTTTTAAATATTATATAGTAAAAGTAAAATCAGTAGGTGATTTAGGTGAATTGCCATTAACTGATATTCAGACTCCTACATATAGCGCTTTAGGTGACCATAATGAAGGTAATGTGGTTTATGTAGGTAGATTTACAGTAACCTTTCAAACAGTTGGTTCTGTTTATGGTTATGGTATGAGTTATTATAGAGATGATTTAATTTATGATGCTTTAGATTGGTATGGTAAAGATGTTTATCCTGACAACTACTACTATGATAGTGGTTTGTTATATAGAGATATGTCACCATCGTTAGAAAAAAATATACCTGCTAATGCTAAAGATTTTAATTTAACTTGGTATAACCCAGGAACCGCTAAAGCTATTCCAATTTTAACTTTAAAATTAAGAAGCACTTGCCCAGACGGAGCTACTTTAACAATTAAAAACGAAACTTTGCATAGTTTAACTGAAATTGATTTAAGTGGATTGAGTGGGACATTAACAATAGATACCGATGAAGAAACAATAGTAGATGAAAATAGCAAATATTATTTTGGACGTTTTAAAGGTAACCCTATTATGATAAGTGGAGAAAAAGATGTTATTTATATACCTGAAAGTTTAGTAGAAAATGTCGAACAAAGGTTTTTCCAAGAATATGATAATATTTATATTACTACTCATGGAACTGGAATAGACCAAGAATATTTTGCCGAGATTAATCCCTTAGCAATTAGAGTAGATCCTAATTGGAAAGATACTTATTATTTTTGTATTAATGACAATGGAGGAGCTTTAATTACCGAAGTAGATGTTAATAGTAATACTTTAACTTTAGATCCTAACGTACCAGAAATAGAATTAAAACCTGGGCGTAAGATTTTAGTAGGTGGCGAAGAGCAAACTATTCCTGGAGGCATGGAATGTAGATTGATAGACCCAGAAGCCGTAGATACGCCTGAAGGACTACCATCTAGTGGACAAGACGGCGATGTTTGTATGGTTCGTTCATATAATGGTGCTGTTAAAATAAGAGATAATTATGGGGATGAAATAGAATATCCTCAAAAGAATAATGTTATGTTTATGTATAGATATGGTCAATGGAAGTTAACCAATTTATTTACTAACATAGAAGAATTTTATGAAGGGAATACAAAAGTGCCTAGATATTTGATTTTTGGTGCTAATGTAATAAAAATGGATAAAATTACTGTATCAACAAATATAGGAGAGTGCACTTTAATCGCTTCTATATTACCAAGATATGTATAGGAGGTAAAAAATGCGTGATTTTAAAAGAATAGGTGGTGAAATTTTATCATCTCCACTAAATGAGAATTTTCGTAAATTGCGTAATGATATTAGTATTGCCAATAGTAATTTAGTATTTAGTGATAAATACGGAATTATGCCTAATATTGGTGATATGGAAGACCTAAAAACTAATCCTGAAGTTCAATTAACAGAAGGACAAGTTTGTTATGTAGTTTCTAGTGGTGAATTATATCGTTATAGTGAATTAGATGAAAAATGGCATAAAATAGCTGATTTCGGTCAAACTTTTAGACAAGCGTTTTTAAATTCGGGTGTTGTTTTAGTTGAAGAACCAATAGGCGTATCTACTGATTATTTAGTTATGCCAAGAATGCTAGTTTATTTTAAAAATAAACCTGGCGAAGATCCTTATTTAAAAGGTATGTATTTAATTGATAAACAAAATTTTGATGTGCATCCTGGTTCTTTAGACCGTAATACAATGTATTCTGTCTATGTAGATTACACCAAAACTTATCATTTGGTAGCTGGTATACCTGCTGAAGACGATCCAGATAATATTTTTATAGGATCTTTTATATTACATAATCGTCAATTAGTTCCAGAGCTAGTATATACATTGCCAGATATAGCATATACGGCTGATAGGGGTAGCTTTTTAATTAATGGAGGCCAATGTTCTGGAGCTGAATTATATGTAGCAGAAAGTGCGAGCAATCTTTCTCGTAAATCGGGATATTATTATGATGAAGGCGTAAACTATCCTGGCGAAAGCTATTATTCATATAGTTTTAACCAATTAGAAGCTACAAACTATACTATCCGAATTAATAACGAACGTGTAGGATATTTTAGTGTTACAAGTCCTACTCAAGTTGTAGGTGAATTAATTTATCGTTTAAGCTCTGCAGATAAAATATTAGTAAAACAAAATGGTTTAGTTGTAGCAACTTATCCTGTATCTAGCGGATTTTCAGGAGAAGAATTAGATTTTGCATTACAACTAAGTATAGATAATTATCCTGAGTCATTAGACGATACTTCAAACTACAATTTAAAAGAATTAACACCAATAGGAACTATAACTAATTTATATTATACAACACCTAAATTGACTTTAGATAATTTAGATTTAAGAAGTTCAGGTTCAATTATTTATAATAAATATATGCCTAAAGATAGTAATGAGTTGCAAGACGTTAGTCCTGGAGCCTTTACTATTCAAAAACATTTAATTACTCCATCAGGACAAAATATTATGGTTTATGGCGATACCGAATATGAGTCTTTAGAAGATGCTGAAGGACATTTGAACGATCCTGTAGAACTAGAAGGAGAATTCTTATATGCCGAAGTTACTAGAGTTATAGTAGAATACCCTGACGAAGGAACCTTTAATCCTGGAGAACATTGCCATTTCTATTCAACAAATAGATTATCACAAGTAGGTACAATTAGCCCTGTTTTCTCAGATAAAGAATTTAAGTTATATCCTTATAATGATATAACACCGGTATTCTTACATTTTAATTTAGATAATATTAGAAATCAAAATATTAATGATTATTCTTTATTACCTGAGGCTTGGTCATACACAAGATATAAATTTAGTATGCCTACTTTATATGAGTATGGCAGTGCAGGAAGTACACATACTATTCCTATGACACAAACAGAAACTGCTACTCATAATACCTTACCTGATAATGCCGATGGGTATATAATTCCTAGTAAAGATCAGTTAGACACCTTACGTGGTAGAACAGCAAACATAGAAAAAGAATTATGGAATGATTACCATGCTCTTAAAGAAGACGGTCTTACTCCAGCTCTAAGATATGATCAAAGCGTTCGATATAGATTATACAAATTAGAAAACGATTTATATAATGATTATACAGATAATACAAGTTTAAATATTGATGGTAGATTGACTACAGCAGAAGCTGCCATAAATTATATTAAATTACATAAAGCCAACAAAGAAACCACTATTAATGGCAAAGCTTTGGGAGATCCTACTAATGAATATGATTCATATGCTATTACTTTGGTTACTGATGACATCCAAGAAGCAACTGGTGCAACTAATTTATGGTTTACTGAACAAAGGGTAAAAGATGTTGATTGGGTTGAAGATGCCTATGAACATATTAGTCTTACTAATAACCCACATCAAACTACAACTGATAACATTATTGTTAATCAAGATAGTGATAACCAATTTATAAGTCGTAACGATAAAAGTAAACTAGCTAATGTACCAGCAAACACAAATCAAGAATTAGACAATTTAAGAAATACAAAAATTAGTGATGTTCAAGTATATAGTATAGACAACACAACACATGCCGAAACTTTACTTGGCGGTATCAAAACATTAAAAGTTAACAACTTTGGTGCTAATATGACTGTAAATGGTACGACAGGTGTTTTAGAATGTGTTGGTCAAGCGGATCCAACATCTGTATTATATAAAACAGAATATACTCCTATAGCCGATTCAACTCCGGGTAAAAATGGGTATGTAGATAAAGCATTATTTGCAGATGCTATAGATACTACTGGAGTTAGTGCTTCACAATACTATGGTAGTGATGAAGATTATCCTACAACAGTTGTGGGATGGCACGATTTACCGGTTTATGTTTCAACTGGCGATGCAGAATCTTATACCAATATCGACAGTGTCATATTACAACCAGAAGAAAAGAGCGTAGCTTTAAAACATTTAGCTACAAGTAGAGTTGTTTATACACCTGCTGATGAAGAAATTGATTTAGGAGATAATGTATATAATTTAGTAAAAAATCATTATCATAAAGTTTATAATAGTGGAACTCAAGGACCTTATATAGAAGATCCTCAACATCCTGGTACTTATATCCAAGATGTTAGTGGTATTACATATATTTATAAAGTTCCATACGGAGGATTAGTAGAACACACTTATTATTTAGAATATAATAATATAAATTATAGTTTTAATACTACAAATTTAGGTACTATCCCTGTTAATACGATATTAACTTATATCCCTAGTAGTGGAAATATAGAAGTTACAATTAGTGGGACAACCTCAACCTTAACAACTAATCAAGTGCAACCTAGTGCTGTAGACGAAAGTTATTATTTAGAATTTATAGCAGAAACCGATTGGTCAAAAATTAATAAGTGGAATTTTGGAGACAATTTAACTGTAACAGTAGCAGATGGTACGGCTACTATTAATGCTTTTAATGCTAGCAGTGATGTACCAGTACATAGTTTTGTTAATTTAGACGACGTAAACTTTGTATATAATGATGTTCATCCAGGGCAAATGTTAGTTATTAATGCTACTGGAGATGGAGTAGATGTTAGCAATGCTCCAGCACTATCAAGTTATATGTTAATTAGCGATTATGTTAATTCACAACAACCTACAAAAGTAAATGCTGCTATAGCTGCTGACACGGCTACCACAGCTACTACGGCAGGCAGTGCTGCTTTATTACAAGGTATGTATAGTGTTAATGATAACAATACTGACAATACTAGTTTATGGTCATCTAATAAAATTAATACTACTATAAGTGCTAAAATAGCTGCCGAAGGAGTGCGTACTGATTATGGTGCTGAATTACCTTCAGCTCATACGTTTGCTTTCACTCCAAAAAAGGGAGACCTATATATTCTAACAGAATAAAAGCAAAGGAGGGATATATATGGAAAAGATGAAACTTAATATACAATTGTTTGCAACTTGGGGTGGCGATGCAGGTTTTGATAAAAAATTATATGGACAGGTAGGATATAGCAATGTTACAAGAAATGGCAACACCATTACGGTTACTTGGGGTTCAAGAGTAAAATCTAACTGGGGTAGTTTTGGTTATGGTATGGGAGGCTGTAGTTATTGGAAATTAGGCTCTTCTACTGGCGGAGATAAAACTAAATATTATGGTAAAGGAGCTAGTGGTTCTTATACTTCAGGTAAGTGGTATTATACCGACGACGGAAACACCAGTAAATCAGCTTCTATTACCGGAGAGCGCTATGATTTTACTGCAACAACAACTGTTTCTAGTCCTGCAGCAGGTTCAATAACCTTAGAATCTTGGGTATGGACTTATGATAGCACTTCTGGATATGCAAATAATGCATATCCTACTGTTAGTGTTAGTTATCCAGCTGCAGAGTCTGTTACTGTTACTTTTAATGCAGATGGCGGTTTGGGTGGTCCTACTTCCCAATCTTTTTATAAAGGATATTCAGGAACTTTAACATCAGATCAGCCATATAAAACGGGGTATACTTTTGCAGGATGGTATACTAGTACAGGTAAGCAAGGAACTAAATATGATAGTGGAGGCACATACACTTTTAATAGCAATATAACATTATACGCCGGATGGAATATTAATTCATATTGGAATGATATTAACGCATTTCAACCAGATGGTTCAACTCAAAATGGTTTAATGTTTGATTTATATACTAGCGATGGTGGAGAATGGCTTAATATCACAAATGAGCCCGCTTCATTTACGAAAGAATACTATACACAAGCAGTTATAGAAAATATAAGACCTAATGTTACGGGAGCTCATTATACTGGTAATAGTGTTTCAAGTTCTATGGATAGAATAGAATGGTATTTTACTATTGCTAATTATTCAGTTAATTTATATAGTGCTTGGAATACATATACTGTTGTTTATAACGCTAATGGAGGTGTAGGAACTACCGGTAGTTCATCTCATGTTTATAATACTGATAAAAATCTAACTTCAAATGGTTTTACACGAAGTGGTTATGATTTTTTAGGATGGTCAACTGATTCTAGTGCCACTGCTCCTACTTATACTAATGGGCAATCAGTAAGGAATTTAACAACTGTTAATAATGGCACAGTAACATTATATGCAGTATGGAGAGTAACTATTCCTTCAAATGTTAGGTTTACAACTGCTATCGCTACAGGTCCTTTTAATATCAATTTAGCTTGGACTTGTACAGGATTAAATATTACAAATTATACAGTATATTATAAAAAAGCCGAAGCCTCTACTTATAGTTCTATAAATTGTGGAACAAGTACGTCATTAAATTTAGCAGTTGACGAAGAAACAGCATATGATATTTATGTTACTGCAACCAATGCAGGAGGTACTGCTCAAAGTGGAGTAGCACGAGTAATAACACCTGCCGATCAAGCAAAAATAAGAATATATACCGGTAATGCTTGGGTTCAAGGTAAAACTTGGATATATACTGGCAGTACTTGGGTCAAAGCTAAAAAAGTATATATTTATGATGGGAATCAATGGAAGATAAATAGTAATAATTAATAGGAGGGATAATATGGATAAGGAAAATTTAATAAATGTTTATTTAGCGACAGAAAGCAAGCCAGGGCATTATGACTTAACTATGCCGGATTGCGAAATTGAAGATTTAGTTAATAAAATTTTTGCTGTTCGTTTTGATAAAATAGTAAATCCTACTTATCCTTCTTTTTTATGCCTTAATAAGAAAGAAGAATATCCATTATATAACAGTGATGGAGCAACTTATTTATCTTTAGACGATTTATATGAAGCAACTATTTTTATAACATTAATTAATTATAAATGGCAATTAGTAAAAACCATTTTTCGTTCTAACGAAAATGTTGGTCATATATTAACAGATACAAAAGGTCAGTTGTTGCCAAATAGACAAGTATTAAAATTAAATAAGTTTATTATACAAGACAAACCAAACGAGGGAGCCTTAGAGTTAATTAACCCCATCTGGGGATTAAGAAATATTGAGGGCATTCGAGGAGCGATCAATCCTACAACGTGGACTCCTATTTACAATGATGTTTTAATAGCTCCTAACAATGGTACTTATAAAATTACTGTTAATTTATGTTTAAATAATATATATGAACCTATGAGAGAGGTTGGAGTTCGAGTTAAGGATCAGGAAGACTGGACTATACAAATGAAACGCTTAAGACATAGTTTTGTTATAGTGGGAGAATTTAATAAAGGAGATTCTCTTGTTCCTGAGGTCTTTGTCGATAAAATGTCTACGTCAGATACTATAAATATAGAGGAATGTAGTTTTTACGTAGAGTGCGCCAACACTCAAGAATTATAGGAGGTAGACAATGGCAACTTTACCTATAAAGATTTTGAAAGATGAACAAAAACAGCCATTTATACCTTTTACAAATATAGATGGCGTATATATTGATTCAGAAACTACTCTTAGAGAGGTTTTAGCAGCGAAATTAGAGGCTGATGATATCAAAGCCGGCGATAATATTACTTTGGTAAAAGATGGTAATGAAATTACAATTAATGCTTCTGGAGGAAGTCAGGTCAATTTAATAGATAACTTAAATACAACTACTCCAGGACAAGGAGCCCTAGATGCGCACCAAGGTAATGTTTTAAAGGGTATGATACCTAACGTAGTGGATGATGTGACCAGCACATCTACTACAGCAGCTCTTAGTGCGAATCAAGGCTACGTATTAAATAACTTAATAAATGAGAAACAAGATAAGAATTTTTATTTTACCCAAACAACTGCTTCAGATACATGGGTCATAACTCATAATCTTAATAAATATCCTAGCGCTACTGTAATAGATAGTGCTGGTACAGAAGTGGTAGGTAATATAACTTATAATAGTTTAAATCAAATTACAATAACGTTCAGCGGGGCTTTTAAAGGCTCAGCGACATTAAATTAAGGAGGATTTTATGGCTAAACTTTTTTTAGTTGATTTGGACTTAAACCAAAATGAATTACAAAATGGCGTGTTGCAAAACTTAGCCGCTAACCCCGCTACACCTAAGGCTGGTCAACAATACTTTAATACTTCCACTCATAAGTTTAGAGTATTCAATGGTACGACTTGGGATGAAATGGGTACTGGTGGAGGAACTGTTACAAGCGTAGGTATAGCTAATTCTACTAATGGTGGTATGACTATTACTGGTGGTCCTATTACTACTAATGGTACTATTAATATAGGACACACCAATGTTTTAACTAATGCACAAACTACTCAAGCAATTTATCCTATCAAGATAGACAAAAATGGACATATTTCTGCATATGGTACTGCTCTAGGTAATGTTAGTACTAGTGCAGCTGGTTTATTACCAGCATTTAGTAGCGCTAATCAATCATCTACTAAAGTGGCAAGTGCAGACTATGTATGGGATGCAACAACTAATAAATATCAACAATTACCCGCAACTGCTTTTAGCGATACTACTTATACAGATGGTACAGCTGGTTTTGTATTAAAAGCAAAACAAGACAAAGATGGCAATCAAATTGATACGACTTATGCAAAATTAGCCAGTCCAGCATTAACTGGTACACCAACAGCACCTACTGCTACAGCAGGTACTAATACAACACAAATAGCAACAACAGCATTTGTACAAACAGCTATTAGCGGTGTTTCAGGAGCTATGTATTTTAAAGGTACTATTGGTACTGGAGGAACTGCCGGAACTGCGTTACCAACATCAGGAGTAAAAGTTGGTGATACTTATAAAATTATAACAGCAGGTACTTATGCCGGACAGGCCGCAAAAGTTGGCGATTTATTTATCGCTACTGCAACTACACCAACTTGGGCTTATGTTCCATCAGGTGATGAAACGGCTGTAACTCAAGTAACAGCAGGTGCTGGTTTAAATACAACTAGTAGCGACACTTCAACCGACGGTGGTTCAATCACTACTACAGGTACATTATATTTAACTAAATCAGGAGTAACCGCAGGAACTTATCAAGGTTTAACAGTAGATAAATACGGTCGTGTAACTGCAGCGCAAAACATGGGTTATACAACTAATACAGGTACTGTAACAAAAGTTACCGCAGGTGCAGGATTAACTACTACAAGTGGTAGTTCTACTGATGGTGGTAATATTACAACAACTGGTACTTTATATTTAACAAAAACTGGCGTTACTGCTGGTACATATAATAACGTAACAGTAGATGCTTATGGACGTGTTACAGCAGCATCTAATTATGTTGGGTTAGCATTTAAAATGTCATTTACTATTACTGGCGATGGTAGTTCAACTAGTTTCCAATTAGAAAACGTATCTACTTCACCTGATTTAATAGTACAAGTATATGATTACACAAGTGGGGAAGAGGTAATTACAGATGTAAACGTAACTACTTCATATATAACTATAGGATTTGCTACTGCTCCTGCTAGCACAGCAAAATATAGAGTTGTCGTAGTATACTAATAAGGAGGTTTTCTTATGAAATTACTATGTTCAATAGACGAAAATAAAGATATTGTAAATAAAGAATATGTTGATACCCATTCGGGTGTTGAAACCGATCCAATATTTACTTCCAGCATTGCTTATACTATAGAACAACAAGATTTAGATTATTGGAATAGTAAGCAAGACCAATTAATAAGTGGCGACAACATTAAAACAATTAATGGCGTTCCAATTTTAGGAAGCGGTAATCTTATTATAGGAGAAGGTGGGGCCATCGCCACTGATGTTAGAATTAATGATACTTCTATTACATCAGATGGCATGGCCAATCTTTCTGTAGATGGGGTATATAATGCTGCTACCAATAAAATTGTTACTGAAAGTTCTTTATTAACTTTAAAAAACGAAATTTCAAGTGAGATCCCTACATTAATAGATTATGTTACTTATAATGTTGAAAGTTTTACTAATCCTATTACTAGCACAACAAAAAATGTAGGGGTAGTCACCGTAGCGAAAACTGCAAATCCTATAAAAATAAAAGTTAGTGATGATGTGGTTGTAATTAATATTAATGATAACCCTGGTATATATGTTGGGTTAGATGCCGAAGGTCATCCTAGATTATATACTGATAACTTAGAGGCTTTTACTTCAATTCAATTGGGTACTTTTGCTTGGGAAAAATTGAGTGATGGCTCAATTGTATTTGGAGGTGTAGAATAATGAATAAAATGAAATTAGATATTCAAAAATTTGCTACTACATTATCAGTAGGTGGTAACTACACCCAAAGTTGGCAAAGTGGTAACTCTGTAGGAGGTAGTAGCGGAGCTTTTAAATGGAGAATAGTAGTTGATTATACTAGTCGTAACATAGAAGCGAATACCAGTGTTATTAGAATTAGATTTCAAGAATATGGTACTTGGGGTTCTTATTCAGGTATGAATTCAACTTATTCTAGAATGAAAATTAGCATAAATGGTGGTGGTTATAGTCAATTAGCCTATGCTAAAACTCCATCATACACCAAAGGTAATACTGAAACTAAATTAGATGTTAATTATACGGTAACTCACAATCAAGACGGTTCATGTCCTAGTATAGTAGTGCAATGCGCAAATGAAACTAGTAATACGGCAAGTTATGCACCAGCAGATAAAACTATAACTAGTGATACTATATATTTAACTCAAATACCAAGAGCTAGCGCTATAACTAGTGTAACAGATGGTACTACAGATTATGCTCCTACTGTTACATGGACACCTATGTCTAGTACTTTTACATATAAAATTAATTATAGCTATAATGGTTGGTCTTATACAACAGGTTTAATCAGTCCTGCTACTACAAATGCATATAGCTATAGTGGATATACAATAACCGGAGCAAATTTAGCGTCTTATATGCCTAATGCTTCTGGTTCTTTTGTGGCAACGTTGTATACTTATCAAGCAGATGGAACAACTCAGATAGGTAGTGCTACAACTAAAAATTTTACTGTAACATTAAACGGTAGTTATAAACCAACTGCATCTATAAGTACTTTTTCAGATGCTGGTGGTATTGTTCCTTCTAGTTGGGGTATTTTTGTCGCTGGTAAATCAAAATTAAGTTTTACCGTAGGTGGAACAGCTAGTACTGGTTCTTCTATTTCGGCTTACACAACAACGGCTAATGGAGCCACTTATACTACTACTAGTATAACTACTGATTGGGTTAATAACAGCGGTACTGTTTATACGTATACTCGTGATAGCAGAGGTAGACAAAGTGATACTGCTAGTAGAGCTTATACAGTTTACCCATATAGTACTCCTAGTATTACTGTAGCCACAGCAGAGCGTTGTTTGGCAGACGGAACTTTAAGTAATACGGGTACATATTTAAAATATAGTTTTAGTACAACATACAGTACTTGCAATAACAACAATACCGTAATATGCAAATTACGCTATAAAACAAAAACAAGCAGTACATATTCAGAGGTTGCAATTAGTAATGGAGCATCTGGTGTTGTATTACCAAATGTAACTTTTTCAGCAGCTAATTCTTATGATATACAATTTGCTGTTACTGATACGTTTACTACTACGCCCGTTACTGCCAATAGAAGTATAGGAACAGGTTTTAGGCTAGTGCATTATAATAAAAACCACAAGGCAATTGCAATTGGTAAACAATCTGAAGCAACAGGAGATAATAAATTATTAGAAATAGCATTGCCGCTTAGTTTTACATCTGATGCAAAACAATCGGTAATAGATTTAATATATCCTGTTGGTTCAATTTATATATCTATGGGACAAAATCCTAATACACTTTTCGGAGGTACTTGGGATCAACTTTCTGGTCAATATTTGCTTGCATGGAATGCAGATTATGGTACAACTGGTGGTAGTTTAGGAACTGGTTCTACTGCTTTAAGTATAGAACAAATACCATGGCATACACATGATATACCAGCGTTAAGTGGTACCGCAGCTTCTAATGGTAGTCACCACCATTCTTATGGTTTTGGTTCTCCATATCGTGCAGCTGATGGTCCTAAATGGTGGACTGCTGGTAATAGTACAACTGGTGGAGGTTCTGCACAAAATACTACTGATTCTGGAGCTCACACTCATAGCGTTACTACAAATGCTAGTACAACAGGAGCTGCTGGTAGTACTTGGGGTCATAGTCATACAACCGATTGGCAGCCATGGTTAAAAGTTGCTGTATGGAAAAGAAGAGCATAGGAGGTAAGAAATGGCAAATTATCCAATAAAAGTTTTAGTTGACGAACAAGGTCAAGAATTTATTCCTATTTCTAGTACCGATGCACTTTTAGATCCTACGGGTCAAAGTTTAGATACTATTTTAGCTTCTAAGTTAGAAACAGATAGTATTATAGCGGGTTCAGGTGTTACTTTAAATAAAGACACTACTAATCATACGGTAGAAATTAATTGTAGTTTACCTGGAGCTACTGTTATAGATAATTTAACAACAACCACTGCGGGGCAGGGTTCTTTAGACGCTCATCAAGGCTATGTTTTAAATACAACAAAAATTAATATAAGTGATATTGTTAATAACGTAACTTCTACAGATACTAATAAACCTTTAAGCGCCTATCAAGGATATGTGCTTTTTAACAAATTTAATAATTATACTCCATCTTCCAGTTTGGCCGCTGTAGCGACAACAGGTAGCTACGGAGATTTAAGTAATACTCCCACTATTCCAACTCAAACCAGTCAACTAACAAACAATAGCGGTTTTATTACTAACACTGTAAATAATTTAACCAATTATACAAAAACAACCGATTTGTTAAATTTAATATATCCTATTGGTTCTATTTATATGAGCGTGCAAGATGTAAGTCCTGCCACTTTTATCGGTGGAACCTGGGAACGTTTAAAAGATAGATTTTTATTAGGTTATGGTGATACATATGCTGCAGGTGACACCGGGGGTGAAGCAACCCATGTATTAACAATAAATGAAATGCCTAGTCATACCCACAAATTAGACAGAGGTAATTATGGTAATCTTAGAAGAGAAGAAATTGCCTATTCAAATGGAGAATCTGTACAAAGCGATTCTTGGGGTGTGCAGAGCACAGGTGGTGGACAAGCTCATAACAATATGCCACCATATTTAGTAGTATACATGTGGAAAAGAGTGGCAGATGCAGTATAGGAGGGATTAATGACAAGTTTAGCAGTAAAAATATTGAGAGATGAAGATGGTAATGAATTTGTACCATATACAAGTACTGAAGCGTTGTACGATCCTGACGGAGAAACTATAGCCGATAAAATAGCAAAAAAGCTAGAAACTTCTAGTTTAATTGCCGGCACGGGGATTACTTTAATCCCTGATACTACTAATCATACAGTTGAAATACAAAGTAGTGCTCCCGGAGCTAATTTAATAAATAATGTAACTACATCATCAGCAGGTCAAGGAGCTCTTGACGCATATCAAGGTTATTTATTAAATAATAAAATTCCAACAAAATTAAATCAATTAAACGATAGAACAACAGATTTATTAAGTGAACCAAGGTTTAAAGCTAATGCTACAATTACTAATAGAACTTTGTTTACAATGACAAAGGCAAATCGATTAGTTTTTTTACCTGCTGACCAAATTATTATAGAGCAATCTATTGATGGAGGAACAACGTGGACAGATGCTGGGGCATCAGATACTACTAAGAGAACTCTTTTTAGTGGAAGAAACAACGGTTCAATCAGTTTCCCTAAGAAAGATGGGAAAATAACAACCGATGCATTACTTAGAATTACATTTTCTGCAATGAAATACAATGTTCCTACAGGCACAGCTGAGACGGATAAGTATAATTATTGGAATAGTACTTATATTCAAAGTCAAGAAAGATATTGTACTTTACACACTTTGTATTTTTGGGTAAACGCAATAGCAGATAAAATATGGGTTAAGCTTGAAAGAGCTACTGGAGCTAATCCTAATAATTGGACCAATATATTTGATACTTCTACCAATGCTAGTAGAGTAGGATTAAGTGGTTGGTCAGGCATGGATTTTATTACCTTTGATAATGGTACATTTGGAGGCGGAACAAATCAGACTTATAATTATTGGAATTATAGATTAACATTTAGAAGTTGTTCTGCTACAACTACTAGTGATGCCACTTTGTTTGATGATGCTAATTTAAGCACTTCTTATGCAACATCAACCCAACAAATTTTAGGCATATGCGGTTACGGTGATAATTGTTGGGGCATGCCATATGAACTAGGCAAAACTGATCATATGTATAGCTGGGATATAGATAAAAATGTTACTTTTCCGGCAAAATTAACTGCTTCTACTTTAGTTTCCAATAGTAATATAGGAGCTCAAAGTATAGAATTAAGTGGAGGTACTCCTTATATAGATTTTCATTATAACAACAGTTCTGCTGATTATACAAGCAGAATTATTGAAGCTAGTAGTGGTACTTTAACAATGCAAAACAATTTAACGGTAAACGGCATTATTACTAGTACTGGTACTATTAAGAACAATGTAACCAGTGGAGAGGCAAACGTTGGCGCATCTTATAATGGTAGCATGATATATTTATATGCTAATAGTGGAGCTCATGGTGTTTATGACACTGCTTATGGAAGTATTATCCAAGTAACATCTAGTGGTAAAAGTTTTGATGGTACTGCTAACTGGGCTGGTGGAGCAAATTATGCTAACTATTTATATGGTTTTAGTGGTTATGATACGGCTCAAGGATGGGGTAGTCAAATAGGAACTTTTATATCTGGTATGCACGATTCAACTGGTGGTTCTATAGCTTTCCGTAGAGATAACCCCGTAGCTGGTCAAATGTCTGTTATTATAGATGGTAGATATTACCAAAGGGAAGGACAGCAAGTCGTATTAGATGCTTCTAATTTTTCATATAGTAATGGTACTTTATATATTACAACTACATAGGTGATAATTATGGAGAAAATGAAATTAAATATACAATTATTTGGTGTTAATGTTAATACACACACTTTAACAGCAGATGCAAGTAGTTATAACGCAGCTAATTCTACTATTAATGTAACTTATGTATTAAAATTAACAACTACAAGTACTTCACACAATAATAATACAATAACATCTTCTTATTGGATAGATGGAACTAAATATACTTCAAAACATAAATTGCCAGAGAAAAGTACAACCACTATATTTAATACGACGGTAGCCGTACCTTACTCTAGCGGTAGAGTTGTAAGTGCTAGCTATAGTGTGCCTACGGGTATTTCTGCTGGTACTATGACAGGAAGTACGTCTGTTACGTTGCCAGCAGTAACTTTACCTATTCAATTAAATGGAGTAGGTGGGATACAAAAAGTTAATTTTAATGGTACTAATATAGAACATTTATATTTTAATGGGACAAAAGTCTTTTAGAGAGAAGTTTTACTTCTCTTTATTTTTATGCTTAAAAACATACTATATAAATAGAGTTCAAGGAGGGAATTATGACCGTTTATAAAGAAATACATAAATATAATTTTGAAGATGACAATCCTGCTATAGGTGAAAATACTCATTTATTTTTCCGTATAAATAAAAAACAAGATTTAGCAGGAATTACTATACCTTTATATGAAGATATAATCGACCCTGAAACTGGTAAAGTTATAGGCACTCGTCCAATATTACAAGAAAAAACCGTACAAGCTACAGTAGATGAACAAATCGTTACTCCTGATATTGGTAGTGGTTTTTTAGGATTAAGTCAGGTTACAGTAACCGGTCTTGATTCTCAAGATGTTGATATAACCCCTACCCAAAGTCAACAACTTATTACTGTTAATGGTTATGTAGGGACAATACAAGTAGCCCCAGTTACATATGAAGTAGATCCAGATATACAACAAGCCAATATTCGTCACGGAGTTAATATTTTAGGTGTCACGGGTACTTATACAGGAGACAAGGCTGTCACACCTATAGTTAGTGATGAAGTTTTAATTATGTATGAAATGGGAGTAGTAGACGAAGAAGATCCTACTACTCTAATAGTAATTAATCCAAATGCATAAAGGAGGTTAATATGGCGATAATAAAACAAATACAAGTTGCGGGGACAACTTATGATATTAGAGATGAATATAGTCATTATATTACAAAAGATGTTGATAATTTAACCAATTATACAAAAACAACTGGTTTATCAGCAGTAGCGTTGTCTGGTAGCTACAATGATTTATCGGGGAAACCTACTATACCAGCATCAACTACCGGAAGTTTCGCGATTAGCGTAGATACAGGTATTGGGGATCCTAGTATAACAACATATACTGCATATAGCGATATCACAGGTACTACTACTGTTAATATTGATTTAAAACCATACGCGCGTAAAGATAGTATGCCAATTGCTACCAATAGCGTAGCTGGATGTATTAAAATAGACCCAATATACGCTTTGACGTTTGATAGTAGCTCAAAACTTAAAGGGCAAACTCTTTCCCACGCTCAATATCTAAATTTAAATGCTGACGGGCTTATAAGTAAAGGAACTTTAGATAATGTTTTTAATTATTACCTAACTACAGGAAACGTTGTTGTTGATGCAGATTACCATCATACAGATAACAATTATACCACTACAGAAAAAACTAAATTGGCCGGCATAGCTATTGGTGCAGAAGTCAATCAAGTTGCGTATTCATCTATTAAGGTTGAAGACGCTACAACTGTGTTAGACACCATAACAGCAAATAGTAAAACCGATACCATAGGTTTTAAAGCGGGGGCTAATATCAGTTTAGTACCTGATACAAACACTAAAACTATTACTATTATAGCAACAGATACTACTTATAGCTCTTTAGAGCCTATTTCTGGTGGTATGAATGTATCATTAGTTACCACCGGAGAAAAATTTACTTGGAATAATAAGAGTGATTTTAGTGGAGACTATAATGACTTATCTAATGCTCCATTAATTCCAAGTAGTTTAGATGATTTAAGTTTTGTTGATATACCTGGGTATGATAGTAATGAAACTCAAAGATTAGTACATATACAGGGATCATTATATTGGGAAACAATACCGTCTAGTATTTAATATAAGGAGGCTCTTCTATGGACAAAATAAAAGAATTCATTTTTAAAGCCGTTGGTAAAAAGGGGACTAGCGTTGATAATATAAGTGAAAAATTGGGAGTTCAGCCATATGAAATATATGGGGTAGTTGAATTATTAAAACAACAAGGGTATTTAGTAGATATAGTTGATGGTATGGTTTACAAATTGAACAAACCCAAAAAAATAGAAGAGGTATATACACTACCCAATGATTTAGAACATTTAAAATTATTATTAATTAGTGATACTCATTTATGTTCTAAATTTGATAGAATAGATATATTAAAATATTTATATGATGAGGCTGATAAAAAAGGTGTAAAACACATATTGCACAGTGGAGATTTTACCGATGGTCGTTCTAATAGGCCAGAGCATGTTTATGAATTAAAAGAACATTCATATGAAGGCCAGGTAGATTATTGTGTAGAAAAATATCCTCATTTTGAAGGACAAACATATGTAATTTCTGGTAACCATGATGATTGGTGGTACAAATCTGCGGGGAGCGAAATTATTCGTAGCATAGCTAAAGAAAGGGACGATATAATTTATCTTGGCCCAGATGTTGCAGATATGAAAATAGGAAAACTAAAGATAAGATTGTTCCATGGTAAGGGTGGAGGAGCTTATGCTCGTTCATACAAAGCACAAAAATACTTAGATAGCATCCCTATTGAAGAAAGACCACATATATTACAATTAGGTCATATACACCAATCCTTTTACATGAAGCAAGATAATACTCATATATTTCAAACAAGTTGTTTAGAAGATCCTACACCTTTTACTCGTAGTATGGGGTTGTCTAATGATAAAAGCGTTTGGTGGGTTGACGTATATATGGATAATAAAGGCAATCCTATAAAAATTGAACCCCAATTAGAAGAGTTCGGATTAAAATTGAAGAGAAGATAATACTTCTCTTTTTTATTTTACTTGTTAGGAAAATACTATAATATTAGAGATAAAATAAAAGGAGGTAAAATATGGAAAGCTTTATTTTATATTTCGCTACGTTATTAGTAACTTGGGTTTTGGGTTATTTTGCTAAAAGAAGTAATTACATTAGCAATCATTTAATTCCAATTCAAAACTTATTAATAGGCGTAATTATAACTTTAGTTTACTGGTTAATTACTAAAGATTTCGAAGCAGCTCTTATGGTTACAGGTTCTTTAGCTGGTGGGTTATATGATATTGTTCACAATTTAGAAAAATTAATTGGGACAAAAAAAATTCAAACCACTTTTAACAACGATGATTTAGAAGTTATTGACACAGAAAGCGAAGGGTTAAAAGAAGAGGAAGAAGACGATGACGACAACGACGACGAAGAGGTAGAGGAGGAATAATATGAAATTCATTCCAAGAACAAGCGCACCTTCTGCTACTAATAAATATTATATAAAAGCAGGCAAGGGCGGATATAATAGAGCTATGGAAATTAACGGTCAAACTCATTCATGTTTACCTAATTGCGTGGCTATGGCACATGGACGTTGGTTAGAATGTAGAAATTTAACTGATTACAATAAGTATGACAAGTTACCAACAGGAAATGCTGAAAATTACTATCCTTACACAAAAGATGGCTATAAAAGAGGTCAAGAACCAAAAGTAGGGGCTATTATTTGTTGGCGTAAAGGGGAAGCCGGCAAGGCTAGTGATGGAGCCGGACATGTAGCATTTGTTGAAGAAGTTAAGGCCAACGGAGATGTTGTAACATCTAATAGTGCATATCATGGAAGCAGATATTATTTAAAAACTTATAAAAAATCTAATAACTATTACATGGGTTCTAAATACCATTTTCAAGGATTTATATATAATCCCGAAGAATTTGATGACGTAACTCCTACTGTAGATAGAGATGTTAATAAAAATCAAGTACAAGTTATTGCTAAAAATTTAAGAGTAAGAAAAGAGGCTTCTACAACATCAGACATAATTGGTTTTGCTGAATATAAAGGCATATATAATTATTATGAAATATCAAAAGATAGCCAATATACTTGGTATAGAATTGACGATAACCAATGGGTTGCGAATAATGGGAAATATTTAGCCGTATATCCTAAAACAGAAAAATATAATTTAACTAGATTATTAGCGGCTAAAAAATCAAAAGGAAAATGGATATGTGGTTCTCAAGGTAATGATGTTAAAGAATTACAAAAAGAATTAAAAAATAGAGGCTATAATATTGGCAAAGATGGAATAGATGGAAAATTTGGAAATAATACCAGAAATGCAGTGATTAAATTCCAAAAAGATAATAAGATTTCTGCCGATGGAGTAGTTGGTAAAAATACAGCCCATAAATTAGGATGGTTATATAAGGGGAAATAATTCCTCTTATTTTTTTTGTCTTTTTTACTTTAATTTCTGCAAAAGTACTATAATAATAGAGAGTTGATAGGAGGTTGGAATGCAAGCGATAATTATAGCGTTTATTACGGCTGGTTTCCCAGCATTGGTTACTATTATAACAAGCTTAGCTAATCGTAAATTAAGCAAGATGCACTCTGCCAAACAATCTATCTTACAAATGATCATGGAAGACTATATAACGGTGGAAATGTTCCAAAAACCTCCGCGCAACTACATGAACATACATTATGAATATGACATATATCATAAAAACGGTGGCAATTCGGATATAGACACAAAAATGACTGAGTATGAAGATTGGTATAGCAGTTTAAAATTAAAGGGCGTTATTCAAAAACAAACAGGAGGTTCTTATGTATAAAATTTTAACTAAATTACATACTTCAACAGAAAATATTTATGCTTTACATACTATCAAAGACGAAGATGGTAACGTGATAGAATATGAAGCTGAAACTGGAGCTGAGGCTGCTGAAGAAGCACTTAAATTATTGGGACGGATTGGGTATGAAGACCTAAGAATAATGGACGACCAATCTTATTATCTTGATTTAATTTATGGTCAAAAACCAGAACCACCTGAAGAAAAATATACCATCCAATTTATTTACCCAGAAGGAGTGGCATGTGAACCAGAAATTATAACAGACATATTATATAATTCTTCTGTTAGTGCGACAATAGCGTTTTCTGTAGCACCTTTAAGTTTTCATTTAATAGTTGATGGCGAAGATATGTCAACCGGTTTACCTGATTGGATTGTATACAATAGTATTAGCGAAACAGTTGGTACTTTAACTTTTGTAAAAGTGACTGCAAACCATACGATAGAAATTGTTGTAGACGAAATAAGTGCATAGAGAGTAACCCTCTCTATTTTTTTTCTATTTAGCATACTATATATAAGAGAGATTATCTATTATAGGAGGGAATAATGAATATTTTTATTAAAGAGAGTTTATATTTATTAGATTATAATGATAATGTGCTTGATGTATTATTTTTATCAACTGACAAAGATACTCCAGGTCAAGCCTACGAAATTAATATTAAGGAAAACAACACTGGTTTTAGTGATTTGACTTTTAAAATGCCTTCATATATTATTAACGAAGAAGGAGAAAAAGTTATTAATCCTAAACTTACTCTTATTGAAGGTAAACGCATTAGTGCTGGTAAACAAAAAAATAATGGTTTAGTTCCATTGTGTAAAGTTAGATACAATAGAGTTGTTCGCTATATGGGAGAAGAAACAATAGATTTTCCAGGACCTAATGGTACAACTGTTCAATATCCTAAAAATGATGGCTCTAGTCCTGATGATTATATTATTGAAGATTATGTAATGGATTATATTATACAACCATTAGATAAGGCTAGACAAAGTTTAAAAATAGATTTAACATATACCGCAATAGATTTTCCTCGTTTTAATTTAAGTAAAAAGAAATTAGGTCTTACAATAGACCAAAATACATTAACTACTCCAGAATTATCAATTTGGGATAATAAACCAGCCAATGTGCCAGGCTCTGTTCAATATATACCCTGGACAGAACAATTAGCCCAACAATACCAAAGCGCCAATTATGTAGGTACAGCTGCAGCCCTAAACTCAGTTAAACAGCCAACTAAAGGAGAGGTATATTATGTTACCAATGCTCCTGATACTGGCTATTATCAATACAATGGAGAAGGATGGGTAAAAAAAGATGTTGCTGATTTTGTAGTATGGGAACCTAACCCTCAATCTGGTGGCTATCCTTTAGATGAAAATTCTATTAAAAAATTAATTTCTCAAACTGAATTTACTAACGGCATTTTGGCTACAGTTTTTTATTGGCCAGTAAAAATACCATCTTACACTTCTTCTTCCGAGGTTGAAATGGAAAGAAAAACCGCTCGTTTCGAAGGAGTAACTTATGAAAAAGGTAGTTTTATTACTTTAACATTATATAATTTATACGATGGTTTAGATTTAAAATGGACTACCGATCAAAAAGTTGGAAACGTAGCTTGGGATTGGAATTATTTAGAACCTAATCAATTATATTTGAATCCTAATAATGCTTGTAATTTATTGAGATATATATTAAAGAACACTAATTGGTCTGTGGCTAATGACGAGGGTTCAATGTTTATTGCCAATACTTCGGGGAACCATCCTTGGTTTGAACCTGGAGAAAGTACTCCATCAGGAGAAGAAGGCAAATATTATATTGAAAGAACAACAGAACCAGAAGGCAGTATTAGACCTTATTCTTATAAGATTTGGTTATATCAAAATGGAGCATATACAGATGCAACTAAAGAATTATTACCAATAGTTAATACAGACGAAAATGATTTAGAACATTTCGGTGTGAAGTATGATGTATTTATAGAACCTAAAGAGGTTTCAAGAACAGCTGAAGGAGCTTTAGGACAAATTGAAACAATGAATTCACAATATGCATTAAATATTAGCAACGCCAATTGTTATAATGCTATTACGTCTGAAGCAAAACTATTTAATTTATATCCTGTTTTTGATTGTATTAAGAAAACAGTAGCCTTAAGAGAACATGCAGGAGCTGATTACGGTTTAGTATATCGTGCTGGTCGTAATTTAAAAACATCTAATATTAAATTAGACGGAGAAAAAGTTATTACTAAACTTTATGTTACTGGTGGTACGGATGCTCAAGGTTCAGCTAATATTAATATAGGTGAAGCAATTCGTGTTATTGAAGGGACAACTCCTGTTTTAAATTCTCCTAATTTAGAACAATATGCTACTAATGATGGTAATATTTTTTCTAATATGAAAGCAATTCAAAGTAAAGCATATGATTTAATAACTGGTACCGCAATTACTGTTTCTTTAAATTTAGATGGACAAGAATTGGTTTTAAACTTCCCTGATAATTTTTATACTAATTTTTTCCCTACCGAAGCATCTAAGTTACAAGATATTGCACCTACTTCTTTAATGGAAACATCGCTAGGTAGTATATGGTTAAGATACCAAGCTTCTGACAATACTCATTGTTTTTATATATATTGCAGTGATAATGTTGATAATTATTTAGATGAAAAAAGACAACTATATAAAGCTGATTTAACCAATATAAAAGTTAGACGCAATTTAAAAACTTTCACAACCAATTTATTAAAAGTAGTTTCTGCTGCTCCTGCTCAAAAAACTATTAATGGTTATACGGCTAATTATGCCGATTTAATAAAATATAGAAGTTCTATAACAGATGGAGCAGAAATAACTGGGGGTAGCCATAATTATTTATATAAAATGGGCATAGGTTATAAGGGATTTAACTTAACTTTAGATACAGATGGTTATTACGAAGTAAAAGAACCTTTCATTACTGACGAAAGTTTTGTATTAGTCGGTCCTAATAGAGTGTATAAATTTGATGCAACTAATGATTTAAGTCAAGTTACTACTCAATTATTTATTCCTGGTAATTACTATTATAGCGAAGAAAATGGAGAAAAGCAATATTATTATTGTATTTTACAAAACGAACTTCAAGATGTAAGTAGCACTTTACCATATTATGATAATAGTGCCTTAAATAAATTAAACACTATTTCAGTGGGTAACTATGTTTTTATTTCTTTAGGTGATGGCAGCGATCCTGTCACTATCTTAAATAATGGTGTAACTTATACGGTTGAAGATATTGACGGTAATGCTATAACATATAATGATTGGTTAATTAATAATTATGCATTAAGGGTTAAAGCAGATACAGAAAATCATATATTAAAAGAATATATAGAAGGAGAGGAATGGGATCCTAACGCCGATGAATATTTAGTTGGCCGTTCTCCTTACGGAACTTCATATATATATAATTTTAAATATTTGTATGATAATGAATGGATGACAAGGGAACAAATTTTAGATATATATTCTAAAAGTTATGAAATTAATGCTATTAATATAGATTTCTTTAACAAATATGATAAAATGTTGGAAGCCGCTCGCCAAGCATATTGGAACGCAATTAATAATTTAGAAACATATGAAAGTAAGGGTGATGCTCAATTAGAAACCTTAATGAGCCAATATTGGAAGGATCCTGCTAGAGCTTCTGAAGACAGATTTAGTGCTTTTCCTTACATGCCTAGTGGGGATATAGTTGAAGACGCAACTAAACATATGTATAAAACTAATATAGATTATGAAGGAGAATTAGTTAAAACAGTTTATTTTAATGTATTTAATACGAATGGCTGTAATTATTTATATCCTAACAGCAATACTTTCCCAGCTAGCGCAAGTAACCCTGAAACCGAAGGACAATATCACGTAGTTGCTAAAGCGTTAGGATGGGAAGCATTCAAAGCAGGGCAATTGCCACTTAATCAAACTTTTACTAAACCTAGTAATGTTGTAGATGCTAGTGATACTGTTTCTAATTATAATAAGATTATCAATAATATGAAGTTATATTATTGGAAAGCTAAACATGCCGGCGAAACAATGGAAGAAGCTTTAACAGAAGTAGAGGCTTTAGAAGAATTATTTAATCAATGGCAGGAATCTTTAAATAATATAGAAAAGTATTTACAAGAAAATTATGGTCAATATATTATAGAAGGTAGTTATAATAATAATGAGCAACCTTATGCCAATTTATTGTTAGACGATGGGCTAAAAGCATCGGCGTTATACGCTGTACCAGATGTTGTATATGGCGTAAATGTCGTAGATGCTAGTGGCTTAATAGAATATCGTTCACCACAAATTTTAATAGCTAATGATTTGGTTAAAAAATTACATAGCTTAGGACAAGTGGTACCTAATGTTGGTGATTATGTTGCTATTTTTGATGATGAAATGGGACTAAAAGATGTGGCTGGATTAATTACTACGATAACTCGTAGAATAGATGATCCTTTCCAAAACGCCTTAACAATAGATACATCATTTACAGATGCCGATGAATTAGTTGGTCAAATTATTACTGCAACTAATACAGTATTAAACAATAAAGATATATATGGCAGAGCCAATATCATTAATAGCAAAGGAGAATTACAAACTGGTACGGTAACAGACGCTTTAAGCACCGGTAAAAATTCATTAAGTATCACAAGTACTAATGGTAAAATTGTAGTAGACGACAACGGTCTAACTGCCACAAATCCTGAGGACGATCAAAAATTGATGCGTTATAATGGAACGGGTGTATTAGGTTCATCAAATGGAGGTATTACTTGGCGTAATTTAATGACACAAGATGGCATTAATGCTAATTATATTGATGCTGGTACTATTAATACTACAAAAGTTTCTATTAGTGATGGACAATATGCTACAGTTTTTCTAGATGGCAACGGTTTAGTTGTAAAACAAAACGGAGGCCAAAATTATACCGTAGGTACTATCAACCCTACTACATTAGAACCTGTAGGTTTTAGTAATGTTAAAGTCTACGTTGGTAAAGACGCCAATATGAATGGCATTGGTTATTTTGATGGTTATATAAATGCTAATAGCGGTGGTAATATTGCTGGATGGAAAATTTCGACGAATAGATTAACCGCTCCTAATAATACTACTTATTTAAGTAGTAATGGTGATTATGCTTTTTACACTGAACAAAATGGCACATATGCAGGCATTCAACACAATGGCACCATTGTAGGCAATAATGTAAATATTACTGGCGGTTCTTTAACTATAGGCGATAATTTCAAAGTTACTAATGAGGGCAATTTAACCGCAACTAACGCCAATATTAGTGGTGCTATTACTGCCAACTCTGGTAAAATAGGTGGCTGGAATATTAATACAAACTCATTATACGCTAATGATATTACTTTAAATTCTAATGGTAGTCTTTCTGGCGGGACAACCTATGAATGGTCTATATCTAAAGATGGTAAGGCTACATTTAAATACGTTACTATTAGTAATGGCGGTACCATTGGTAATTTTACTATTAGTTCTTCCAAATTATCGGGAGGTTCTATAAATGGGGGCGATATAACTGGTAGTAAGATATCTGGAGGTAGTATAAGCATTACCAAAGGTGATTATTATTTACGAATGGGAATTAATACTAATCACCCTGAAGTAAGTGGTTTAAATGTAAAGAGCGGTGGTGCTATTTTATTTGGCGCTCAATCATCTAATACTACACTTACCGGTACATCTACCGGCATGACATTAACTTACGGTAGCGGCAGTATTATTATGAAGGCTAACGGAGGCGAGAACCAGTTAGTGTTACAAACAGGAGGTTTAACTGCAAATAGTCTCGTTCATTTTAAAGGCGGTATTAAAGTAGATGGTAATCAAGGTAAAAGCACTCAAATAGTTTACCAAACCAATTTAACAGATAGACGAAAAATGACTTTTGTTTATGGTATTTTAGTTAAAGATGAAAACAACTAAAAAAGAGAGAGTTTACACTCTCTCTTATTTTTCTTGCAATTTTTTAATTTCTTTTAATCTATCTAATATTTGTTGTTCCGCAGCAATGAACGCTTCTAAGGCCTTAATCGGGTCTTTGTTTTCAGCAAATTCTTTCCATCTGTCGAAATAATACCTATCAGCTATACTGTGGGCTGTACTAATATAAGATTTTTCTAACTCCTTTAATTCGTCAATTACGATTTTGTCGTTAATTTTAGTTTCTTTTAAAAAAGTATTTTTAATTTTTTTTATCCACTCCATTTTATCTTCTCCTATTATCTTCTATTGTATTTTTCTTACCACGCTTTGGGTATTCAATATTTTGGTGCCTTTTAAGCCATTTATCAACATCCTCAGGGGTCATAGCTCTTTTTTCTTTAGGAGCTTCGTAAGTTTTATTATTGTATTTTTGTTTGTAATTAATGTTTTTCTTTTTATATTCTTTCATTCTACCTCTTAAATATGACAATCCACAACAACAAACCAATAGTTTTGATATTCTGGTGTCTTAACTATATCATAAAATTGTTTTATATAATTTGTTTCGCTATCATAAGTGCTAGCATCACATCCGAACCAGCCCATATCTCCAACAGTAAACCATCCTTGGTCTTCTACTAATAAATCATGCGTTGCAAAAGTATTGGTTCGTTTGATATATTCTTCTTTAGTTTTATATCTATCTAAATAATATTCTCTTTTATATGCAAATTTAGCATCATAATTAGGATCTTGATTTAATACATATTTATCCCAAAACTCCGATGCTTCTTTCTTTTGTTTTGGAGAAACTGTATTCATTAAGTCCCATTCTATTTCACATAAAGGAGCAGCATCTACCCAACGATAACGTCCCTTTCCAGTAGGAACGCCAGCATCATCATAATGGCCTCCCATACGAAATTGGGCATCTTTTTTAACTTTTAACGCATTAGACCAACGGCCACCTATTTCGTACCAATCCCATTTTGCATCGGGATTGTAATAATCATATATGCCGTCTTCTTCTACTCCAGTATACATATCATTAGCAGTTGCATAAATTTGCTCATCATTTAAAATGGTATCAGGATGTTCGTTTTTATAGTCGTTGATATAATCTTCTTTAGACATATATAATTCTTTTGTATAATAATCTGTGCCATTTTCATCATAGGGCGCTAACAAATAATCTACATTATGAGGATTTCTTGTTATTACTCCTACAGTAAAGTGTGACATGGCAAACTCCTCCTTTTCTTTCATTTTTATTTTCAATTATATTATATCAAAAAAATAAGAGTCTGTAAACTTAATTTACAGGCTCTTTTATTCTAATTCTTTAACTAATTTTTTACTAATTAAATAATCGGCTCTCTCGCGGGATGTAACCCAAACATTTAAACTTTCTTTCATGCCTGGAGATAAACGAGCATATTTCTTTTCATTTTGTTCTAAGTCATAATAATTAGCTATTGCTTGAACAATTACACCGTCATTTTTTTGCCCTATATAATCATTATATTTATTTAGAGGGCCTAATTCATCCAGCCATGCTTGAACGCTATCTAATTTTTTATAAGTAAATTTAGGGCGGTTGCTTAATTTGTTAATAACCTCATCAATATTTGACATATCGTGATTAAGTTTATATCCAGTTTTGCCATCAATAAATCCTAACTCGTCTAATATTGGAATGTCTCTAACTATTAAAGGTAAACCACAGCTCATTGCTTCTACTAATGAATAACCATAACTTTCAGTTCTACTAAACGAAGCAAAGTAGTCAAAACCTTGATAATAATTTTGTAAATCTAAGACAGGTTTACGATATACAATGCCATCTTCTTCGCCCTGTTTGTTGTCTGTGAAACATACCCATACGAATGGTATGCCTTTTGCTCTAAGTCTTTGAGCAAATTGTTTCATTTCATTAGCACCTTTTTCAACGCTAAACCTTTGAGCAGATAAAATCATTATAGGTTTTTGAGGTTTAGGTTGTTCTAATAAGTTATATATAGTAATACAAGGTTTAGAGTCTTGTTGCTCAATAGATTTCTTTACTAAATTACTTACACAAATATGTTTAGTAGTTTTAGGATGTGGTTGATATTTCCAACCCATAGCAGCAAAATCTGCGTGTATCATATCATAATATTCACCACTTGTAGCAATTACATGGTCAGCAATATTTTTTTGGTTGCTGGCACATAAATATTTATCGCATTCAAACCATTGGTTGCTATATTTTAAACATCTAACATATTCTTGATATCTAAGCAATTGTTTAGGATCGGCTTCATCATAAACGAATAAAATGTCATATTCATTGTGTAGGGCTTTGAAAAATTCATATAGAAAAGTTTCTATTCCACCAATTTTAGAAATAAATTTTTGATAAACTAATAAACCACATTTAATACGGTCTCTGGTTATCTCTTTGCGAGAATAACGATTTGTTAAACTATCTCGTCTACCATCAGTATAATAATAAATAACATCTGGTATATTTGCTTTAATGCCGTGTCTAACTCTTTTATTAAAATCTTCGTCTTCAGCCACATTACGGCTAGTATCAAATTTATTATCCCCAATTAAACTTTTTTTATAAACGCAATTCCAAACGCTAGTGTTCCAAGAAGGAGGCTCATTGTTGATTATGATATGTCCTCTGCTCCAGCTCCAACTCATATAGCAATAATCCCATTCTTCTTTTGTTTTCTCTAAAATCTTTTGGATATAATCTTTTGAAACTGAATCATCACTATCAATAAAAGCAATATATTCGCCTTTAGCGTTTTCTAGCCCAACGTTTCTTGGTTTACTAGCGTTACCGCTAGGCACTGGCAAATGAATAACCTTAGCTTTAATTTTGTTTAGTTCTGTTTCGTGACACCCATCGTCAATAATAATCCATTCAACTTCGGGAGTTAATTGTGGTTCTAAAACTTTGGCTAACTCTTTTGTATATTCTAAGGTCTTATAATACGGTGTAATAATGCTTAATTTCATCGGCTAGTCCCTCCTTCTCTAAGAATGCTATACATTCTTTTGCTATTTTCCCTCTGGTTATACCCCAACCTATTGACAATGGTTGGTGTCTATAACCTATATCTATAATATAGCCCTGGTTATTTATAAAATGTATATAAGGGCTATTAATAACAGTTGTTTCCCATTCTTGAGGAGTTTTATTATCGTCTAGACGCTCTATCAATAATTTTCTATTCCATACAGTAGGTTGGCAACTATTTAGATATATTTGATTATTTTTTTGAATGTCCCACTCTTTTAGTTTAATAAGTGGTTCTCTATAATCTTGCTCAAAATTATAACACATAATTTCGTTATTTGTTTTTATTTTACTTATGCGCTCAGCATCAACTGGGCCACGAATAAAGAAGTCATCTAACATAACTAAAACATCGTCGTCGGTTAATTGATTAAGCGCCCCTTTAAATCTAATGCCCCATTTGTCACTATTTACATTTATGGTTTCACAATAAGGGCATGTTTTTGTTTCGGTAACTAAAAATGTTTTTGGATGTTCTGGATAATATTTTTCTAATAAAGTAAAAAATGGTTTCCAACAAGGTTCATATTTATCACAACTTAATACTAGGATTTGCATGATTTTCTCCAGTTGTCTATCATTTCTTTAATTTCGTCTTGTGTTAGGCGTTGTGCTGTATAACTTGTTAATGGTTCAGTATAATTTGTATCATTTGTATAATCTTTCCTAATAACAAAATAATCTTTATATCTTTTACTGTGATTAAGTTCACTAATAGTTACTAGGGCTTCATCATTTTTTTCTATGCTTTCAGTACCAGTGACAATTTGATTATCACTAAATGCGTCTGCCAATTCTTTAATTGTGCAGGCCTTACTTTCATAAACCCATAACTCACCATTTTGCCCATCTTGTAATGCATCCATTACTATGTCTACACATTTTTCTACTGGCATAAAGAAACGAGTCATTTCTCCGTTACGAATAGTAAGTGGCTTACCTTCTTTAACTAAATTGTCAAATATAGGTACAACACTACCGGTTGAACCAAAAACATTTCCATATCTTGTGCAAATAATAGTTGTAGGGGTTTCATTTGCATAAGCCATACATTCCATTAAAAATTTGCTGCTACCATAACAAGTTGTTGCTGAAGTTGCTTTATCAGTAGAAATTAAGATAAGTTTTTTAACTTTATTCTCTACACAAGCATTAATAACATTCATACTTCCCATAACATTGGTTTTAATTGCTTCCATAGGTTGTTTTTCTGCTACTTCAATTCTTTTTATGGCGCCAGTATGAATACAATAGTCTACATTAACTAATGCGTCTTTAATGGCTTGATAATCTCTTACATCTCCGATAACAAATTCTAATCTAGGGTCACTAAATAACATTTTAGTTTCCCATTGATTTTTTTCTGACCTAGAAAATACTTTTATTTTTGCTGTATTTTCATCTTTTAATAAACGGGCTATTAAATGTTTTGCTAAATAGCCACTACCTGTAATTAAGTAATTCATATTTCCTCCTATAATCGCTCTGAAAAGGCTAGTATTGCCTTTCCGCTAGTTGCACACCAAGGAGAAAGATTAATTTCCTTTGCTCTCTCCAAAGGTAGGCCATATATTGTTTCGCCTTTGGTCCAGTGTTTACCAGTATTTTTATCAGTAAAATTTTCTAACACTATTGCATCGACGACGTTTTTATCTGTGTATTCAGAAGGGCCTGGTATTAAAAAATCAGCCCAACTGTCTGCCGGTGGTTGAAAATCTATATTAAATTTCCTAGTATAAATTTCCTCAACCGGAACATCGCTCATATCAAAATCTAATATAAAACCATATTTATTATCTATGCCTAATTCTTCTAGGACTGGCCATTTACAAGCTATAACCGGCGTGCCTAGTACTAAGCTTTCCATAATTGTATAACAATAACTTTCTGTATCGCTTAATTGAACTGTATAATCTGCTTTTGCCAAATATGGGTGAATATCTAATGTAGGAGCCATATAAACAATATGAGAGTTGTCTATAACTCTTTTATCATTGGTAAAGACATACCAAATATATGGAATGCCAGCATCGTCTAACATTTTGCCCAATTTTATCATACGTTCTCTACCTTTCTCTTTCGTTAGTCTAGATGCGGTAACTAAAGTTAAGGTTCGTTTAGGCTTGTCTATGGTAATAGGATTATAACATAAAGCGCAAGGTTTTTTAGATATTTCTGTGAAGCTATCACAAACTGCTTGACTAACGCCTATATATTTTAATCTACTGTCTTTATGAGGCGTTAAATTTTGTTTTTTGTAATCAGCGTGAATTATCTCATAATATTCTTTAGCATGAAAACGGTCTATGCACGAAATATTATAATTAAAAAATGCTCTATCACATTCTACTATATGATTTGTCATTTGAATAACTTTGACATATTGTCTTAATCGTTTAACTTGCTCTATGTCGCCGGCTATATAAAAAACTACTATATCATAGTCGTGATATTTTTTTGCTAATTCATAAAAGAAGGTTTCTACGCCGCCTATCTGATTTATGTTATTAAAAAAGAACGCATTTTTACATTTTATCTTATTATTCATAGTCCCTCCATATTAAGCATTTTAAGCCTATTTTTAGCGCGATTTTGGCGTTTTAATATAAATTATTTATAAATATATTTTTAACGCTCTACGCCAGCCAAAATTGGTTTAAAAACCATTTTTAAATTATTTTTATTTATAAAAAAAAGAGTTTATGTTTTACCATAAACTCCATCTCATATATATAGTAAAAGGCGTAGCTCTTTTCTCTATTTTTGTCTGCTTAATATCATTTCATTATATTTTTCATAACGAGTTGATAAATCTAATAATTCTTCTTTAGAAAGGTTTTGAGCAAAATTGTTGAAATATTGACAATTTCCAAATTTTTCCATACAAGCACCTCTGTGGACACATTGCGGAACTAAAGCCCATGCTAGCACAGGATCGATTTCTCTAATAACTTCAACTAAGCCTTTCCAATATTTTATAGTCTCAGGATCCGCACATAAGCATAGTCTACGAGAACTAATATCTATTAAGGATTGAATATTGAAATCCATCTCCATAGATACCATATCAGTTTGTCTACGCTCGTTTCTATCAACTCCAGTTCTATCACTACGAGAAGTTGAAACATAAGGGGTACATCCTACATGGTGTCTTACGAGATGTCCCATAACGAAATATGGTATTTCTTCCCATTTAACACTAATAACACTACGGCGTAATGGAGAATGTTCTGCTAATAGCAGTTTTTTCTTCCATTCATCAGTAGGTTCTTTGCCAGCTTGTTTACCGATAGTTGCCATACAAGCATCTTTAATTGCTAACCAATCAACATCATATTTTAAAATAATTGGTTTATATCTATTTTCCTGTGCTGCCAAAACCGCCGTCACCTCTTTCTGTGTTAGATAGTTCGTCTACGACTTTAATTTCACCTGTAATATATGGTAAGAAAACAAGTTGAGCTATACGATCGCCATTGCGAACTTCTCTTTCTTCTTCGCTGTCATTATGAAGGGCTACTATATATTCGCCTCTATAATCCCAATCACATACACCAACGCAATTAGCTGGTCTAAGTCCTTGTTTTGTAGCTAAACCACTACGAGCAAATACAGCACCAAAATAACCAACTGGTGGCTCTACTGCTATTCCTGTACCTACTTTAATTGTTTCATGTGGTTTAATTAAAAGCATTTCATGCTCTCCTAAGTGAGCATATAAATCCATACCTGCAGATAAAGCACTACCATAAGTAGGCACTTCTGCATCTTCATATAATTTTTGTATCTTTATTTCCATGGCATCCTCCTATTTGCATTTACGAGTTAATTGTAACACACGTTCGGTTTGTTTGTCAAGTTCTTCTTGCGTTTTTTCACCTGTTAGTGTGTCATAAATAATATTACCTATTTCTACAAAATCTTCTTCTTTTAGGCCTCTGGTTGTCATAGCAGGAGATCCTAATCTTAATCCACTTGCTTTCATAGGGCTTAAAGTTTCGTTAGGTATGGTGTTTTTATTTACGGTAATGTGAACTAAATCTAATAAAGTTTCAGCCTCTTTACCAGTTATACCTAATGAATTGTAAACATCGGCTAATATTAAGTGATTATCAGTACCGCCACTAATAACTGGAATACCTTTAGCTTGTAGGGTTTCAGCCAACGCCTTAATATTCTTTAATACTTGTATTTGATATTCCTTAAATTCAGGTTGTAATGCTTCATAGAAACATTGTGCCTTAGCAGCAATAATATGTTCTAATGGCCCACCTTGAATGCCAGGGAATACTGCTTTATTAATTTTCTTTATGATTTCTTCGTTGTCAGTTAAAATCAAACCGCCACGAGGACCTCTAAGTGTTTTATGAGTGGTAGATGTTACTACGTCTGCTAAAGGTACTGGATTAGGATGTAAACCCGTAGCAACTAATCCTGCTATATGTGCCATATCTACCATTAAATATGCACCTACTTCATTTGCTATTTTCCTAAATTCAACAAAATCTATTATTCTAGGGTATGCGCTAGCTCCAGCAATAATCATTTTAGGTTTTACTTTTAGAGCTATTTCTCTTACTTGGTTATAATCAATATAACCATTCTCATCTACTCCATATCCATATATAACATAATCTTGTCCACTAAAGCTTAAGGCATGACCATGAGTTAAATGCCCACCGGCACTTAAATCCATACCCAAAACTACGTCTCCTGGTTGTAATAATGCTCTATACACAGCCATGTTTGCTGAACTACCACAATGAGGTTGAACATTTGCATATTTGGCTCCAAATAATTTACATGCGTAATCTATGGCTAACTGTTCCATTGCATCAATATTTTCGCATCCACCGTAATATCTTTTGCCTGGATAGCCCTCAGCATATTTATTTGTAAATATACTGCCTTGTAATGCCATAACAGCATCGCTAGCATAATTTTCACTTGCGATTAATTCTATATTATTCTTTTGTCTCTCCTGTTCCTTCAAGAGTATTTCCTGTATCGCTTTGTCCATTATTTTCTCCTTCTAATTCTAACACAGCTAATATAGCGTAGTTAGCTAAATCTAATAAAGTATCTTGTATTTTTTCGTCATTAACTAATCCATCTTTTTGGCTTAGAGTTCTTACTCTATTCATTTTATCTTCCATACGGACTAAAAAAGAAGTGATACCATATTTTAAATAGGTATCATGAACGCTGTCTCCGTAGTCGTGGTTTTTAGTTATATATAAATTATGTAAATAGTTAAGTAACGCTTGATGTCTTTCTATTTTATTCATATAATACTACTTCTCCTTGTTCGAGACTTTTTGGTACATCAATTAATCTTTGATTAGATGAACCTCTAAATTTTAATGTTATGTCACGTTGCTCTTGAATAAAAGGGCCGTCTACTAATACATCACATTCTTTTAATAAATCTAGTTTATCAGGATTAGCGATAATTTGTTCAAAGGTAAGACCACAGTATGCCCATACATCCAACCCTTCTTCATGAGCCACTTGGGCTATCATTTTATTTTCTTTAGGTTGAAGAAAAGGATCGCCACCTGATAATGTAATTCCTTGATGATGGTTTTTATATATTCTTATATCATTTAAGATTTCTTCTAGAGGGCACTCTCTTCCTCCGTGTAAATCCCAGGTTTCTTGGTTATGGCAACCAGGGCAATGTATTTGGCATCCCTGGTTCCATATAACCATGCGTAGACCTGGACCATCAGTTACACTTTCTTTTTGTAAAGGGGCTGATAATCTTATCTTTTCCATTCGTCATCACTCAATTCTTTTGTATGTTTATAACGAAGTTCTACTTCTTGTTGTTTACCTTTATTGAAGGCTGTTTTATAATCACCTGTTAGGTAACCGGTTACACGTCTAAGTTGTTGAATATGTTCGCTACCACACATTGGGCATTTATCATTGAACTCATCAGTATAACCACATTCTAAACAAGTATCGTTAGGAACATTAATTGCAAAGTAAGGGATATCTTTATCCATTGCATAATTTACAATTTGCTCTAATGCTTCTAAATTATTTTTGCAAGTGCTTTCAAGTTCTACATAAGTAATACATCCAGCATTTGAATAACCTGTTAATTGACTTTCAATATCAATTTTTTCTAATGGTGAAACTTTTTTCCATACAGGTACATGCATACTGTTAGTAAAGAAATCTTTATCACTAACATTTTCTATTTCACCATATTTATCTTTAAATTTTTTCATAGCAGTATAACATAAATTTTCAGCAGGGGTATAATATACACCAAAATTTAAGTGTTCTGCTTTTTTGAACTCAGCGCATCTATCTTTGAATAATTGTTCTATACGCTTAGCTAACTCCATACCCTCTTCAGTGGTATGATCTTTTCCAATTAGGATTTGTAAAGTTTCAGCTAAACCTAATTGACCTATAACTAAAGTACCGTGTTTTAAAGCACTTCTAATGCCTTCTTCTGGTTTATATCCACTCATAGTTCCATTTTCGTACATAAATTTTGCACTATCAGGAGATTGAGCACACATAAACTCATATCTTTCTAATAACATTTCTTTAGCTTCGTGAATTTTTTGGTCTAAGATTTCAAAGAACTTTTCTACATCTCCACCAGCTTCCATTGCCAATGTTGGCATTATGATTGTTACAGGAGCTAAGTTTCCTCTACCGTCTTTTGTTTGAGGGTTAACACCTGGTTCAGCATTAATATCTGCTCCGTTAACTGTTCTACAACCCATTGTACTGAAGTAAGTTTTAGGATCGTTCTCATCATAACCAGCATTGCCACTCCAATCTACATTGGCATAATTAGGATATAGTCTTTGAGATGTTGATTTTAATGCTAATTTGAATAAGTCATAATTAGGATCTCCCGGTTTGCGGTTTACGCCTTTTTTAAGTTGGAAAATACCGCAAGGGAATATAGGAGTTTTATGTAATTTTCCTATACCTTTAATAGATACATCTAGTAATGCTTTGATAACCATACGACCTTCTGGTAGAGTACAAGTTCCATAATTAATACTACTAAAAGGTAATTGGTTTCCACTTCTAGATTGTAATGTATTCAAATTATGATACATACCTTCTACGGCTTGATAAGTTTCTTTAACGGTTTGTTCCATGGCATATTTATAAACTCTTTCATATTTTGTATACTTGTCGCTATCAATAGGTAAAGTTTCCTCATAATCTTCAGATAACTCCATGCCTTCAATGTCCTTCATACCTTCTTTAAAATGTTTGTAAAAAGATATTCTAACATAAGGCACCATACTCCAATCTAAATGTGTAGCACTAACTCCACCAAATTGTTGTAATGATTGTAATTGGAATAATACAGCAACTAATTGCATTGCAGTATTTACTGAACGAGCTGGTCTAATATCAGTTTGTCTTGTATTAAACCCTTCAGCTAATAATTTGTCAATAGGGACACTTAAACAATTATGGCAACCTACGGCATAATGGTCTAAATCATGCACATAAATTTCGTTGTTTAAATGGTTGTTTTTGGATAATTTAGACATACAATAATCTAAAGCATATTGTTTCATCATTAAATTGGTTGCTTCGCCAATTCTTCCACCAAATGAATGTTCGTCTACATTAGCATTTTGGTTTTGAACATTTTTGGCAGCAATTTTTTCAGTGATGGCATCCATAAATTGTTGATAGTCATGTCTAGCCATTTCTCTCTTATATCTATATCTAATATAAGCGCGGGCTACGTCCTTGCAGTTACTAGCCATAAGTTTATTTTCAACTATATCTTGAATTTCTTCTATGGCTACATCTCTGTTTAATTTTTCCACATGGGCGGCTATATCTTGAGCCCTTCTTTCTGCTTCGTCATCGAAAGGTTTGCCTAAATCTTCGTAAGCACCTTTTATAGCATTGATAATTTTAGTGGCATCAAATTGTTGTCTTGTGCCATTTCTTTTAATTACTTCCATTTCTATTCCTCCCTATAATTTTTATTTTGATAATACAAGTAAATACCATAGTTCCCTAAAAATATGCTCTCACTTTCATCTTCGGGGATATCAGTGTCAAAAATTTGTTTTGCTCTAGCTATGGCAGCAGTTTTTTGTTCAGGGCGTTTTGTCCCATAAATATGATTATAAGAACGCCATTCATCAGCCATGGCAGTAATTAATTCTATTTTTAAAACATTAATAACCCAATATCTAATAACTCCTTGTAACATAGCTAATTTTTTGAACAAAACAGGATTTTGTTGGTATTGTATATCTTCTAATATCACACACTTAATGTCTTGTTTAGTAATAATATTATAGATTTCTTCTATAATTAATTCTAGTCTTGTAAAATAGTCTTTTTTCTTATCTACATTAAAAGTTTTATGTCCTAGTAATTGCCCTTCTTTATTGAAAACGGACATACCGGTTGTATAAGTAGCAGCATCAAGAGACAAAAAATACGGAGTAGTATCAACAATATTTTTTTGCTTTTCTCTCTCACACTCAAGGCATTCGAAACTTGTCTTAAGCAAGTAATCGACCGAACCTTGAATTAAATGACCGTTTTTACAACGGCAATGAATTACACTTTCTTTGTTAATGTAATTTTCAATATCGTCAACAACTACTCCTAAACTTTCAGCATAGTTAATTAAATTACTCTGCTTTTGGTTCATCGGTTTTTTGTTCTCCAGATTCGCTATTTGCTTCTTGTTCTCTTAAATAACCAATATAATGTTCTAATTGGTCTGCATATTCAGTTAATCTTTTATTATGCACTGAATTCTTCGCTAGAGTTAATAGTACTTCCTCTAAAACCTTTTCCGCTTCTTCTAGCGTCATTATACTTCCTTCTTGATTTTTCATATTTAGAACTACCTCCTATAAAAATTTGCTCTTCACAATCGGGGTTGTGAATAAGCCAGTCCTCCAGCTCCTCAACTAATTTTGGCATACCAAAATTCGATAAAATAAAATCATAACTTTGTTCATCAGTTTTTATATATCTTTTAGGCACACCTAGTTCTCCACATCCTAAATAAAAGACATATTCATAGAACGACATTAAGAATGGCTTTTCATACATGAACCTGTACATACAATGAGTGAGTCGCGACGCTAAGAACATCTCTTTATCCCAATAAGGGCGTAAGCGTAATAAATAATTGGTTTTATTATTGTAAAAGTTTAATAGTAACATAAAGCGTAAATAATAATTTGCTTGTTTTCCTTTCTCGAATAGGACTAATACTTCAGTTCGTTTACACTTATGTTCCATATAGTAATTAATAAACCAGAGAGCACTATCATTCATTTCACTTATCAATAAACTACGTCTTAGCGTTGCATATTTACTGTCTGTAATAACTCGCTCTAATATATTAGTATCAGTAATTAGACTAATATCTAATGGTTGCGTGAAATAAATTTTATGCCCCGAATTTATAAGGTCTTCTGCTGTTTTGAGTTGTTCTTTATGCGTAAATAAAACATTTGGATCGTCATGTAATATGATATGTGAACGCTCGGTATTTATGTCTTTACGCAAATATTCGCCCTCTAGATTTTCAAACAATCTCAAATGCTGTGCATTAGTTGCTTTTCTAGCGTTACTTAAATCCCAGGCTAATTTATGCTCAGGATGTTCATACGAAAATTTAATAATATTATTATAGCACGTAAAATCAGGTTTTGTAAAAAAGGTGTTTTGTGACTCGGGCCTTAATGGTTTATATTTAAAACCTGGCCCGAATTCTTGTACGGGTAAGTGATAATAATTTTTTATCATGCCCGAAGGATGAGGTAAGTAAGGAGAAATTTTGAATACTAAAATTTCGTCATATTTTTGTAGATTAGCCTCATCCAGGCTTATGATTAATCTTACATTAAGGTTTGGATCTTGCTTTAGCACACCATAAGTTACCCCAAGATCATAGTTGGGTGTAATATATTTCTTTTGTAAAACGGCATCATAATCTAATAGTCCAACTAATCTAACCATTACTCTTCCTCACTTCTAAAACGAGTTATTTTTAGTTCCCCTAACTCCCCAATGTCTAACACCTTATAGAAACTATACATTTCTTCACTTTGACGACTACGAGCCATAAATTGATCTCCTGAACGCCAGCCATTTACAATAAGTTTAGTTCCTCTTTTAAACCAAGATTTTTCTATAACTTCCTTACGATTTGTTTCGGGATTAAATTTAGATATTTGTTTGTCATAATGACTATATTGTTCAGCAACGCATTTTACAGTTGTAACTCCTGTTGGAGTTAATAATGTTACTGTGTGCTTGTAGCTATTTTTATCTAATACTGTTCCACAAATAGATACTAATTCAAATACTGGAATTTCCCTACCTTTATATTTTAAATATTTAACTGGCACTGGGATCTCGGGTAATGCAAAGAAATCTTTAAATTCAAACTCAGGGTGAGAACAATTACTTAACTCATGCTCGTGATAATAGAAACCTACACTTTCCATTTCCCAGCTTGACAAACTTCCTTGACAACTATCTTCCCAAATATTATTAATTTCAGCTTCTTGCAATGCTGTGATATATTTATCTTGATTATCTTTTAAATATTCTTTTAAAGGTGCCATTCCCTCCTCATACATTTTTGTCCATACGGTTTTATTAATATATGTCCCATGTTTATCATTTTGTAATATATCAACATTATAATGGTCGCTAAAATATTTATATGCTCTGTCATCTATATATAAATTATCTCCTTTTGCAAATGCCTTAAGATATTTACAAAAGTTATACAATTTTACAAACCCCATTTTATTTTTTGGTAATAAATTATTTTGAATTAACCCATTAAGATTTTGCAAAGTAATACGACTTTTTGCAGGATTAATTAAATGTAAATAATCATACATTAATTCTTTGCGAGTTTGATTTGGCATTAGTTTATCAAAGCATCCAGCTTTTATTAATGCTATCATTTGACTTTTACCCGGACTTATTTTTTCTATAAAATCATTCATATCTTTATAAGGTCTATTATCTATTATTTTCTTAATGATTTCATCACCTATATCGGTGATACCTTTTAGTCCGTAAATAATTTGGTTTTCTTCTTTTTCAGGAGTGAAACCAACTCGAGCCTTATTAATATCAGGTAACTCTACTTTTATCCCCTGGGCTTTGATACGTCCTATTGCTGAACTTAATTTCCCATAATTGGTTGTTCCACCATCTACACCTTCTGAACCACCAGAGTTAACAGTTAAACAAGCAGTGGCCCAATAGATTGATGGGTATTTTAAGTTCAAGTTCATTTCTTGTAAAGCTATTAAAGAGTAAGCTGTTGTGTGAGGGATACTAAATGAATAACCAAATTGTCTTTTTAATTGAACGTCCCAGATATAATGTAATATATCTTCACTAACGCCTTTTTCTTTCCCAATTTTATAATATTCCTCTCTTGCTGAATTAATCTCTTTCATTTTCTTTTTGGCAATAATTTTTCTAATTTTATTAGCGTGAGGAACATCATAAGCAGTAAACTCAGGGATCATAACTGCTAACATCGCACTTTCTTGACTTTCAAGAACTCCTCCATAATCTTTCATAAAATTATACAAGATTTCTTTTTCTTCATCAGTCGCATTTAGGTCCCAAATTTCTTTTTTAATTAACTCAGGATGTTGTTTGTATAAAATATACTCTTCAGTTGGTGTCTTTTGTCCTTTTTCTGGCACCAGTCTCATCAATGAGTTAACTGCAGCCATTTGAGGGATATTTTCAGGTTTAATTAATGCTAAACTTTGTTTCCCAACTGTTGAGTCCATTTGGAATATGTCTATAATTTTATTATCCCAAATCATTTTCCACATTTTTTTATCATGACGCTCTAAAACGTCTGGATGCAAATATTTATCATAGGTTGCTTTTAGAGAACCTTGCCATTCAATAAGATTGTCGGCTAATAATAAATCTAATGTTGTGTGAATTTTGTCTAATGCCTCAACTGATAAACAGTCCATTTTTAATCCACCCATATATTCAGTATCACCTAAATCAAATTGAGTTACTTCAGTTCCGTTAGGAGCTTTCATCATTGCATTATATGTATATACTGGAACATTAAATACAACTAGTCCACAAGCATGAATTCCCATTTGACAAACTAAGCCTTCAATTGCTCTTGTCATTTCTAAGAACCCAGGATATTTTTTAAACTCATCAATTAATTGTTTAATAGGTTTTCTATCTTTCTCAGGATTACCTTCTATACAATCTTTAAGTGGCCATAGGAATCCTCTTTCTTGAGGGATCATTGTCGCCAAATATTGTGCTATATCTACGTCAATCCCTAAACCACGAGCCGCAGTTAAAATTGCACTACGCGTACCCAATGTACCAAAAGTACATACACAAGTACTATCTCCACCATCGGCTTGTGCTGCCTCTTTTATTTTTTCTAAAACCACAGGTCTACGACGCCCTTCTGAGTCTACATCTATATCGGGTAACTCTATTTTATTTCTTTCTAAAAATCTCCAATGTGGAAGATATAAACCTTGTTCTAATGGGTTCATTTGAGTTACACCAATTAAATAATTGATTAACATAACGCCCGCTGATCCACGAGATATTCCTACAAGACTTTCGGCTTTATTCCACATTATTTGAATAATATTACGAACCATTAATAGATATGAGCTAATTGGTTGACCTAATCTTTCAGACACCAACCAACATTCTGCTAATTCTTGTTCTAATCGTTCTAAATATTTTTCTTTTTTGTCGGGAGATAAATTCATACTTGCAAGCTTGGTTAAACCTAAATAAATCATATATCTATCGTCTTCTGCTTCGCTGTGCAAATATTTATTAAGATATTCAAATTTATCTCTGATACCAATTTTTTGATAAATCTCTACCCATTCTGGATGTTGTATTCTATCATCACTTAAATGAGGAACAATTTGAGGTTGAAATAAATCATATTGTTCTATTTTCCCATTAATCTCGTTTGTATTGTCAAACATCCATTGTAAAAGTTCTTCATCTATATAATCATTTGTTAATTCTTTAATTTCATCAGGAGACATCATATAAGTATATTGATAAAATTCTCCTGTTTCTCTATCGCCATCTTTACTGTTTAAAAAAGATGCATGAATTTCTCTATCTTCTTTTTTAAGATAATGGCTATCTGTTGTCATTATACATTTAATATTATACTCTTTGCTTAATTGTAATAGCCATTTATTATATTCTATTTGTTCGGTATAACGTGCTGGCTGTAATTCTAAATAAAAATCATCACCGAATATTTTAACACACCATTTTAAAAATGCTCCTGCGTTTTGTTCGGCACCATTATTTTTACAAATTCCTAACCAACCACCTATACAAGCACTGCTAGCTATCACATGACCGGGATTTTCCCCTATAACTTCTTCTATATCTCTATAATAAGTTGGCACACGTGTCATAAACATTGTAAATGAATGTGACCATGCTCGTGTAGACAATTCTCTTAATTGAGCGTGACCGATTTTATCTTTAGCCAATAAAATAAAGTGGGGATATTTTTGTCCCCTTTCACATGTTTCCAGACTTAAGTCATTATTACATAGATAAATTTCATTACCTAAAATTAGTTTAAAATCCTTCCAACTTTCGTCTTCTTTTATTTTATTGTTATAATATTTTAATGCTTTGATATGAGCTGACAATGCTTCATGATCGGTTATAGCCATTCCATTTAAACCCAAATCATGTGCATACTGAATAATATCTTCTACTTTGTTGATACAGTCTAGTAAACGGAGGTTACTATATTCAGTATGATTATGTAAAGAAGTATAACTGCTCTTATTCATTTTAACCTCCTTTTATAATATACTATAAATATATCTTGTTGTCAACTATCCTGTACGAGTATAACGCTCTTTGTTGGTAATTTCTTTAAAAGTTTTAAAAGGTAATATATTTACTGACCATTCTCCACATTCCCAACGTCCGTACCATGTTTCTGAACCATCGTCCTCTTGAGTGACACCAGATGTTGGATACATTTTATCTCCTTCTTCTTTTAACAGCTCGTTAAGATAACGACAACGAGTTGTAAAGTCTGAACATATGATTGACATTGCTGAAGAATGACCATCCACTTCAAATGTACTGGTTATTAAATATTTCATTTTAATTTCCTTTCAATTTTAAAAAATTTTTAAAAATCATAATAAGCGATTTGCGCTTATTTTTATCTGCAAATTTCACTTTTAAAAGTTTTTATAATAATATTATATTATAAAGACCTTTAAAAGAAAAATTTACTAGTGTAAATTATTTCTTTGCTTTTTTCTCTTCTGTTTCAGCAACTTCTACTTCAGGTGCTGCTTCATCAGGAAGTTGAGCAACCATATTTTTTAAATCTTTAGCATAATCTTCTAAATCTTTAACTAATTTAGTTACGTCTACCCCTTTGCTATATGGATGTTTATCGATACTTTCAATATTCATAAGAAAGTTTTCTAAGTTATCAATTGCTTGAGTTAATTGTTGTTTCATTATTTTCCTCCAAATTTGTTAAGCCCCTTATTTCGCTCACGGCTTTTTTATTATCTTTTTCCTCTTTAAAATAGAAGTCTAAAAAGACACAAACTTTACCTTTTGCAAAGTCTGCTAGCTCTCTGTTAAAGTTGTATTCAGTTATAACAATTTTAGTTTCTTCGTCACCCATAATCATAAAACTATCTTTATTAATTGTTATTTTCAATTGGTGGGTGTTAACAGTTTTTTCAAATATTTGACGAGTTAAATAATTGCGTCCTTCATTAAAATCTATAAACTTTTTAATGTCAGGATGATCGCGGTATAGATATATTTGTAAATGTTTGCCATTATCTAAATGATGAACTTCGGGGTAAAAAACAAGTTTACCTCGAATGTTTTTAGAATAAACATTTTCTTTATTGGTAAAGTCATCTATACTAAGACTTGATAATGTTAATCCCATTCTTCGTCGTACTCAGTTTCCCCGTTAATAACGGCATTTAGATGATAATGTAAATCTCTATATTCATTATCATTATTATAACTTTCTACAACTTTGTTAAATAAGTCTTCTATATTTTCGTTTGTATAAACATTGTTAATCAAATAATCATAGATGTATAAATCCATAATACTGATTCCTTGGTCTAATAAATCATTATACGCATCTATCAGTTTACTGTCCATCGTGTGCCTCCAAAGCATGTAATATATTTTCGTCTACTACCTGGTCTTTTAGAATAAGTTCAGTAGGACTTTCGCTTAAATAATCAAGTAATAATTTAGCCTTTCCAATTACAGGATCATTGCCTTTAATAAAAGAAGGGACTATATTATTTAAACTTTCTTCCATACCAGGAATAAGAGCTACAGCCTCATAATTTTCTACCATTAATTTAATTAAGGCGATATACTCACGAAAAGAAGAAATAGGATCATTGGTATTAAATATAACTCCATTTGTATAGGGTTGGGTTTTTAATACTATTTTTGTCCCGGGCACTTCTAAAGTTCCGGGGCGATAAAATTTTCGCTTTGTAATTTTTCCCATATTTTCCTCCTTATATGAATATTATATCATAAAACGTTATATTTTGTAAAGTTTTTATTTTTCTTTTCTCATTTTGTAGGCATCAAATGCTAATGCCGTCAAACTTTCTTTAGTGGCTTGTTTTGGGATATCTACTTCTGCATCTTTTAACATAGATTTTAATTCAGACACAGGGCATCTTTTTAAATTATCTTCTAGTAATTCATTATATGCTGTAATTACTGATGCTAAAGTTTGTCCTAATCTAACTTTATCTCCAGCTAATTTTACATATTCTACATCCCATCCTTCAGGAACTGAAATAAGCCCATCTTGTTTTAAAAGAAAGCGAACTAGTTTAGTTCTTAATTTTTCCATAATAACCTCCTTAGAATACTAGGTCCCATACAGTTTTCTTTGTATAAGGTTTTAACTCATAGTCTGTAACCATAAATTGTAAACGGCCTACATTATATGCCTTATCCACAGAAAATGTTCCTACTACATCTAAATCATATTTTTCGTTTCTTAATAATTTGTCAGTTAATTCAGGGACATTAAACAACACTATATCATATTGCCCACAATTGATTTTTAAATGTTGTTGTTCCGTTCCCATGAATTCGCATTGGTCAAGATTAACATCAGTTAATAAACACATTGGCTGTTCTACTCCGTGTCCCCAAATATCATCTCTTGCCATAATATTAGCCATCTCTATATTAACTTCGTTGGCTTTTGCTATTAAATCTATTAAATATAAATTAACATTGAAGTCTACATTTGCTAAAACGCTTGTTAAATGAGCCTTAAATTCATTTAAAGTATTTTTGTCTATCCCTATACCAAAGGCAAATGCGTGACCTTCTGCTTTTTGAACTCCGGTAATGCCAGTAATAGCATCTCTAAGATTGATTAAACCGTCGGCAGCCTTACCTCTGACGCTGCCCCGTAATTCATCTATGTCCCCGTCTACATAATGTCTTAAAAGTATAATAGGTCTATTATATTGACTTAATAATTTATTAGCAATTAAACCAGATAGTTCAAATGTCAGCTCCTGGTCTTCATCAACATAAACTATAGCTTTGTCATTATCTTTTATTTCTATATTATCTTCTATAATTTTTATGCTTTTATCCACGGCAGTAGTTTGACGTTTTTTAGCATTTTTACACAAGCGTACAGCCTCTTCATAAATTGGCACTTCTTCGTCTTCACCTTTTTTGGTTGAAGGTACTAAACGCATTGGATTTATTAATGACCTAAAGACAATGTATTTTTGATCTTGAGTTCCTAAACGAATAATAGCATTGATATTTGGTCCTATTGTCCAACCTATGTCTTTTATTGTAGGGGTCGGATTTTCTAAATTATAGTGAGCATCTTTTATAAGTTGATATAAAAATGCGTGCTCAGGTAAAAATCTAAGACCTTTTGTAATAATTTGTTTGTTTTCTAAATATGATATATCCATTACATCGGCAATAATACCACAAGCTGCTAGGGCATATAATTTATTTGGGAATGCTCCTCCATATTTTTCATAATATGCTTGCACAAATTTCATAGCCACTCCCGCACCAGATAATGCTGGATTAGGATAATTTGGTTCCTGGCTATTAACTATAGCAATTTGAGGTGTATATTCACCGTAATCAAAATTTTGTATATATTCATGATGGTCTAATATAATTAAATCCATACCATCGCTCATTAATTTTAAATGTTCGGCAGTTTGAGTACTACCAGCATCGGGCACGATAACTAATGTTGTATCATCAGGAATATCTGTCAATACTATACCATGCTCTTTGTTTGGATGTAATACATATTGTATTTCTTGGTCTCTATGTATATTGGATAATAAAGTCATAATAATAGCGCCACTAGTATAACCATCTAAGTCACTATCAACTACGACTAAAATTTTGCTTTCGTTATTTTTTATATGTTTATTTAATAATGCTACGGCTTTAACCATATCTTGAAATAACCAAGGAGAATGCTCATAGCTTTCATCTGGATGAAGCCATTCATAAGGTTGTTTAATACCTCTGTCTTTAAGCAGTTCTTCTAGAGCTAGTTCAGGAGTTTCGTTATTAAAATTCTTGTTCCGTAGTTGGTATTTCATTAGTGTCCTCCTCATATAGTTCTATAACTTCTGCCAACTTCTTTCTTTCTCTATATAGTTTTGAATAAACAGTTCTTCCCAAATCTATAGGAGCATCTTTATTACCAAGATATTCTTGCTCCCAGTCATAAATTATTTCTACCTCAAATCCCATACCTTGGATTTTCTTGGCTTCTTTTATCATCTTTTTTAACCCATAATATTTATCGCCGTCTTCACTGTAATCATTGTCAAACGCTAAAACAATTTTAGTTACTCCGGCATCTTTTAAAATAATACCATGATATTGGCTGAACGAACTTCCTCCAACAGCAACTGATTTATTTTGGGTAAAACAAGAGCCATATTTTAAAACTGATTTTTCGGCTTCAAAAACTATAACTTCTTTTAATTTTTTAATGACAGCCTTATTTTGATAATAGCCATATACAACCATCATTTTAGGACAGTTATACAGCTCCTCATTGTGCCACAATGGCATATATTTTCTTCCAGAATCTATATCGTCTTGATTAAAATTTCTAACACGTATCCCAACTAATCTACCATTCCTATCCAATATAGGAAATACTATTCTATTTCTAACCATATCAAATCTTACACCAAATTCAACCAAAACATCATAATCTATCCCTTCACTCATCCACACATCTAAAAATCTTGGTTGTTGAGTAAAACATTCTAAAATATGATGATTATAAACTGGTAGTTGTTCTTCCCAGTTTTTATCTATTTTATCCGGTACTAGGGGTTTGGGATTAGATAATATAGCAAAACCATTTTTAATACGTTTGCTTACAATTTCATCTAAGATATTATATGCCTCACGGAATTCTATTTTATATCCTCTTGTTTGATATACTTTAATAATAAAATCAAACACGCTCATACTCTTACAATTAGTATAACAATAAAATCTTTTTGTTGCCTCATAATAATACAACTTATGTGAAGGATCATTACTCATTTCATTATGACAAATAGTGGGGAATATTAAACTGTTATTCCCGTATTTTATCATACTTTCAGGCACACCTAGTTTTTCCATTAATCTAATTATATCTGAGCTGTTCATCTTTTTGATTAAAGGATTTTCCGCTGCCATTTTTATTCCTTTCTTTCAGGTACTACCGCAAAGCCCGATTTATAATTAAGTTGCTTAATTTGTATGTGCATCTCATCAAAATCTTCTATAAGATTATTTTGTCTATCCGTTACAAAACAATCTACCGTACGACAAGTACCTAAATCTATATTCCTCCATATTCTAATACCCGTCCATTTGCCACGACGGTTTTTATATATATCGGTTATAAAGTTTGGTTCTAAAGTTCCTATTTTTATTGCTAACGCTCTACCTAAATCTCTCTCAGCTTCATTAACTCTTAATGTAATAGCACCTATGTCCGCTTTGTCGGCTACAGCTTTAGAACCTCTTATTAAGTTTTCATTTTTTACTTCTTTTTCTTCGTACTCTCCGTTTAACTGAGTAGCCGTAGAAATATGTATATCAAGTTCGTTAGCTAACTCTTTTAATGTATTAGTTAATAATAATAGAATAACATCGTCTCTCATTAATTTATCTCTATTTGCAACTAAACCTGCTCCAATATGTATATAATCATAGAATACATATTTTACATCGTCTTGTAAAGCATGTTTCTTAATCATTGTCTTTACAGAGATTAAAGTTGGATCAGGAAGATATTCAATTATAATGTTGTTATTACCTTTTAGATAAGCAACTGCTAAATCCAATCTATCTTTTTCTTCTTGAGAGCATTTGTTGTTTAATATCTTTTCTTCATTTATGCCCGTCATATAAGCCAATATTAAAGTTTGGACTTCAGCATGTTCTAATTCGGTTGTAATATATAATACTTTATTATTACAAGAAGTATTTATCCATTCTTCAGTAATGGTATCATAATACATAGGGATAGCTAAATTACAAGCATTTCCTACCATACGTCTTGATTTACCAGAACCAGAAGAACCAGAATCTATATATAGTTTTTTTAATCTGGCTCCTCTGGTAACTGTATTGTATATACCACCACATAAAGGTAACCCAACTTCTGGAACCGTCTGTAACTGTTTTAACAATTCCTCTATATGGTCAGCTGCTTTAATACAAGTCTTTTCTAAAAAGACCTCGTATTTATTTTGTATGGCATTAAGTTTAATATTATAATGTTTGAAGATATCTTCTACTTCCATAGCATTAAATTCTGCTAGCTGTTTTTCTAATTTATCAGCAGGAAGGGTAACGTCATATATATCACTAATATCTATACCATTCTTTTGTAAATCATTTATAAGACTATATTTCTTTATTAGAGAATAATTATAGTCAAAATTAGGAGCCGTGTTATCATTACATATTTCATATAATACGTCCATGCCTCCGTCTTCTACAAATTTACTATAAATAACTTGTTGTTGTTGAAAATAAGCAATTATATCACTTATGTCTATTTTGTTATTACCTAAAGCATATAGATTATATAATGCCGAATATATAGCTTGGTATTTTTTTAGTGCAAAATCTTCTAAACGGAAAGGATGTTCTGGAGATACTATTAAATCGTTATCATTGTATAAACAAGTTAATACTTTACGTATCGCTCTTTCATTATACATATTTCCCTCTTTCCTAGTAAGTAAAATCTATTAACTTTTTTTCAGGGGGTTTGGCTTCTATGATAATGACCTCTTCTTTTTGAACTACGTCTATATCAGACTCCCTTATTTTTGCCGCCTTCGCATATATGCCTTTTTGATTGGCGTAATATGACTGGGCTTTTTTATATTGATAAGGGATAATGCCTATACCCGCATCCTTGTCTATTTTATTTTTCCTTACTATATAATAATATTCTAAGGTATATCTCATACCATAATAAGTCATACCTTCATCTTTGTATTTTTTAATTTGCATACCAACCAATCCCCAATCGGGTTCATAGGGGGCATACAATTTTTTTATATAGTCTGTTAATTCTCTTAAAGATTGAGCCTCTTGTTGATGCTTTTCATAACAAGTTTTATGGGCATATCGTGTTTTTACTTTTATATAATCTTCTTTGTCTATATTAAAAGTAATCTTACAATATGGGCATACTCTTTTATTATCAGCCATAAAGGGAAAAAGACGGGGTATACTCCGCCTAAAGTTCCTTTATTTCTACAAGAGCGGCTTCAACTAATTCTTGTTGTGCTGGTGTTGCTTCTGTAATTTTCTTTCCTGCACCTAAATAACTTTCTATAATTGCAGTTAATTTATCTTTAAGATCTTCTTCTCCTGCATTCATACGTTCTTTAAGTCCATTAATTACAGTAGTTACTTCTTGATATACGTCAGCAAAACTTCTTTTTTCATTGACAGACTTTTCTTCTTTAACTGTTTCTAAAACAGTTTTGTTTTCTTTTGATATTTGAATACCGTTAGATAACATTATCTCATCAGCACTTTGGATAGCTTTAATTAATTCATTATAATTGAATGGTATTTCAACTGGTAAGCCTTCTCCATAACGAGAACCTGCTTCTATTTCAGTATCTCCATAAACGCCACCTCTTAATAGAGCTGTGCTAACATTACCTCCGCCTTCTTGTTTCTTTTCATATACAAATAATAATACATCTACTAAGCCAGATAAAATTTCCTTAGGTCTTTTATCTAAAGTAGGTGTAATACCACTATGTGATACTCCTAAACTATCAACATAGTCTTTTTTCTCGGCGTGAGAAATAAATACTAATGTATAACCCATTTGTCCAAGACCTGTAATTGCTTCTTGGAATTCATCTCTTACTGCTCTATAACCTTTACCAAAACCTAAGTCAGTTAAGTCTTCTATATCTTTTTGTGTTTTAATAAACTTTTCACAAAGACTCCACATTAAATCAGCAGTATCAATTATAATTGTATTGTATTTTTCACGTACTTCTGGTTTCTTTAATTGTTTAATATAATTCTTCATATCTAACCAAGATGTAACCATAACGGCTTCAATGCCGTCAATTAAATTATACCCTGGTTCAAATGCTAGTAATAATGGTCTGTCAAATTGACAAGCCGTTACTGTTTTCCCTGTTTTTGGTCCACCATAGAACAAAAACATTTTTCCTTGAACCCCAGCTTTAACTCTATGAGGTTCAACTTTTAGCAAATCTAACGCCATTTGTTCCTCCTATTAGAATAATAAATTATTTACGCTAGTAGCTGGTGTCTTCGCAGCTCCTGCTTGAGATTTAGCTTCTGCTTTTTCTTTAATAATATTATTTTGTTTTACTAGAATAGTTTGTAAATCTTTTAGTGCAATACCACTTTCTTCTGGACTCATTGGTTCTGTTCCTGCTGTAATCTTTAATAATCTTACAGTATTTGTATAAGTTTCGGTTACTGGTTCTCCAAAACCTAATTCTTTCTTTACTGTTCTTTCAGTTTGAGTATAAACAACTTGTCCACATAAGGTTACTTTATCTCCAACATTATAATTGTCGTTGATATATTTAATAGCCTCAGGATCATCATAAGTGAAAGTAATTTCATTTACTTTTTCACCAAATCCTACATTCAAAAGTTTAATTTGATAAGTGTTTGTAGATTCACCATTTCTATCTAATACTTCTTTGATAGATGAAATTATTCCTTCTACCTCAAATTCGTTAATACCTTTTGCATCATTAGCGGCTGTTCTGAAAAACGCTCCACCAATACGCCAATTATTAACGATGCGGTCATCTTTTTCGCTATAGAAACTGTTATCCTCTATTCTGGCATTTGTAATTGTAACTCTTGGTGCTGAGTTAGCTCCTACAGTACGAGCAGATGGCCAGTCTATAACTTTAGCTAGTCTGTCGTATACTGCACTTTTTTCTCCATTTGATTTTAATTCATAGGCAAATGTGTCAACAGGTATAATATAATCATTATCGACCTTAACCTCTACGGCTCCTGATAAATAACGTCTACCTTTGTTGTCTACTTTGATGCTCATATGATTATCAACTAGTACACCTTGGATAGTTACTTTGTTTGTCATTTGCTTTAATTCTTCTTTAGCCATAATATTCCTCCTATTAAATTAACACCATCATTATAACATTAATTTTCATTTGTGTCAATACTTTTTTGGTCTTCTGTTTCATTTTTTTTCGCTAATTCTTCTTTTAATCTACTTTCCATAATGTCTAAATCCATATAACCTAGGCGTCCATGTTGATAGAATAAGCCAAAGTTTTTAGCAGCCAATAAAGGATGTTCTTTAATAACGTCAGATACGGCGCTTACCAGCTTTTGGATATCTTCCTTAACATCGTCAAAAGCGTGTTCATCATTTTCTTTATTCATTGTGTCCTCCTAATAAAGAATTATATCACAATTTTATCTATTTGTCAATAAAAAATTTTTAAAATTTTAAAAAATAAAATCAGTATTTTAAACTAGTAAAAATAAAGCGTTTTTAACTATTTTTATTTTTTTAATATAATTATATTATAAAAACCATTTTATTGAAAAATATAACCTTATTTTACTTTAAAAACTTTAAAGCAAAAATAAAAGGACAGAGCATTAATCTCTGTCCTAATGAAAGGAGTGGAACAGATGAACTTAATCATCTGTCAATCTATCCTCCCCGCTTATCAATAATTTTAGAGTAGCTCCAGTATGCAATTGACCTAATTGATAAAACCACTCTATTCTTGTTGTAAAAATGTTCCACTCGCTAATGTTGTTTTGGAGAGGAGATTTCTCTCCTCTCTAGGAATTAGGAAATACTAATTTCCTTTAACCATTTTAGCTACTGTAACATTTTCTCCAGGTCTTGGAACATAGTTAGCATCTTTAGCTTCTCCATTAACTTGGATTTGATATCCGTTAATGCTTTCTCCTCTAAATGCTTTATCGAATAATTCACTAATAGTTTCTCCTTCGCTGATAACTGGTGTAGCTCCTCCTGGAACTTTTGTGATTAAAACTGAATAAGTATTCATAATATTATGTTTCCTCTCTTTCCTTTCAAAATATTTTATTCATTTTATTGAATAATATAATTATAATATATTATTCTTCTTTTTGTGAAGTATTTTCTTAAAAAATTTCTTCAACAGGGATTTCTATCTCTGGTTCTAGTGCTTGAGAAGCATCCCAATCTTCTTCATATTTGTTGTAGTGATTATCAAAGATAGTTTTGAAATGTGGTATTACTGGGTTGTCCATTACTAAATCAATAAATTGAACTATCATAAGTGCAGATGTTTGTAATACTATAGGCAAAACTGTGATTGATGTTCCACAAGCTGACATCTCAGCATTGTCATCATCATAAAAGTCTTGTTCGTATTTACTATAATCTTTTCCTTCTTCGATAGGTAATGAATATACACGGGCTTGATCTGAACCAAGTCTGCTTTCCCAGATATTAATTATGTTAGTATTAGTTTTTGCAGCATCCCACAATTCTTTTCTTACTTTCATGCTGTCTACTAATAAAAATACATAACCTGACATTTTTGACATATCTTCTGCTGTTACTTTTTCTGTGCTAATATTTACAGTAATGTCTGGATTGATAAGTTTTAATTTAGCTTCTAAAGCAACTACTTTAGCTTCGCCTATGTCATTGATGTCATAATATTGATTAGGTATATTATGTTGTTCGACATCATCAAAGTCATATATATTTAAAACAGGGCAACCCATACGTGCTAATTCCATAGCGACAAAACTTCCTGTTGCACCTACACCAATAATATGAATATCATTTTTTACTGATGCTGGGTTGAACACTGTAATATGTCTACTTAAATCCATATATTATTTCTCCTTTCAATATTTTATATATATATTATAATATAATTAATTACCTTTTGTAAATATATATTACTTCCTTTTGTAAGAATAATATTATAATATAGGAACTTATAATATATTGAACTTATATTATATTATGTTTATTACTCTTGTTTTTATATTATATTATATATTTTATATATATTATTATAATATATTTATATAGTATTTGTAAATTATAAAAAATATAATTTTTGCTAATCTAATATACTTTGCCAATAATTAGGATCATTTAATACATCATCAAATTTATTAACATATTTTACGTCAATATCCTCGAACATAGCTTCAGTTACTTTAGAAGCTTTCTTATTGATAGGAGGAGTAAAAGTGCTTTTTACTGGAATTTTTGTAGGGGTATATGTTTTCTCTGTTACTTTCTCCTTCATTTCTTCCATAATTGCCTTTTTAAGTTCTAAACGATTTGGATCATAAGTATATAATTCCTCACTGTGAATTTCATATCCGTTTGCATAATCATAAATAGTAATATTCATATCACCTTTTTTATTGGTTATTAAACGGATGAACCAAGGATTTCCATCGCTAAAATAACTCATTTGACTATCGTCTTGACCCGATGGACTTGGACTCATATTTACATGAGAATGGCCCCATAATTTGATATCGGGTTGTCTTTCAACTGGAGTTTGTCCCCAAAATTCTAATAATGCTGTAGGATCAATTTCTGTGGTTGTAGCATGAACTTCTTGCTTCAAAAGTACAACATCCTCAATAAGGAATGAATTGTCTTCATATCTTTTAACAAATCCTAGCCATCCAATCTCCTTTTCACATAATGCACAATAAAGTTCCATTTTAGTTCTTGCTTGAGGTAAAATAAATACATTATAAGCATTTTCGTTAATTAGTTTTATAGTCTTTGCCATTTTATATTGTTTCTCCCTTCATAATTTTATTATATAAATCTATATTTTGTTCTTTACATACTTGTAAGAAAGCGTCAGGTCCTTTATAACTATAATTATAATTTCCTGCACCATATCTCATAATACGATTATCATTGAAACCATATCCTGATAATGCTGTGGCTTTTTCTTCCCAAGTTTTATTTTGTAATGTTACATAAAGTTCTGGATTAGCAGTTTTGATATAATTTTCCATTAGATTGTCTAAACCAGCACAATATACCATATTTTCATCTTTATCATATATAGGATACCACCAAACTTTAACACCTGCATAGTCTCTCATATTGGCAGTAGTTAAGTATTGTTTTAAAGATATAAAATAATACTCTAGTCCATATTCTTTGCCGTGAGCCATTGTATCATTAAATTCTCCTCCACATAAATGATTTAAACCAAAATGTGGATATCCTATAGTTGACCAATTGTGTGCTTTAAACATATTATCAAATCTATGGTCTAAGGTTTGGATAAATTCAGGACGAAATCCAGTGTTTATTTTTATTTCTGTTTCAGGCATTTTAAAATGACAACCTGAATATATATAACTTGCAGCTTTGAACATGTATGGGTTATCTTTAAAAGCACTTGGATCAAATACTTCGCCCATTTTTTCACTTAAATTAATAGGTAATTCATAAAGAGTTAAATATAAATAACCATTTTTTAATTTGGCTTCTTTGATTAGATGTAAATATTTTAATGAGTCCACGGTAGCTATTCTATCGCATACTTTTATTTCTCTATCTAATCTTTTTATATCATTATTAATTACGTCCAGCTCTTTAGGAATGGCCGCATGTCTTTGAGACATCTTTTTATAGATTTCTAAGTTGTCTAACACACTTAAAATATTTGTAGTATCTCTTTTTAATACTTCCATTAAAGCTACGGCCGCTCTGTATTCACCTGATTGAAACATACTATTCATTGCAATTACTTTAATTTCTAAATTAGGTACTAATTCTTGTAATTCGTGTATGCGGTCTCTTATGGCGTTTTTGTTGTATATAATTTGCTCATGATACATAGCCATACCTTCTATATATAATCTACCTGTTAATTGCTTAAGTTTATTTTTATTACTCTTAAAATCCATATTCCATAATAAATATAAAGAACTAATATGTGATTCGTTTATCATTTTTGCTAAATCTCTTATATTAGTTTGATTAGTTAAATAGCAGGCCACTTTATTATTCCCGTGAAAACACCCCATCATATATGCAATAGCTACATAATTACTTGGATCTCTACGGATATGGTCAATCAATAAATAGTTTTGTCCAATTTTTAATTTTAACATATGCTATTTTCCCCTTCCTTTCATTATAGTTTGTATATCTATACAGATTTTATTATTTTTTGTATCTAAAAATTTACTTAAGCTATTAGTTTGATAAATAGGATTGTTTGTTCTAGGCTCTTTGGTAATAGTCTTTATAGATATATTTTCACATATTATTGGTTCTGGTAATGCCATATTGTTTAACTTGTTGTAAGTTTGTCTTGAAATATTAAAAGATAATTGTTTTTCTGTTCTGTGGGTTAAACTTTCTTCTAATTGAAGAGATGGGATTGCCTTCTTTTTACTTAAGTCATATTTATTTAGATATATTTTTGTTTCTTCGTATTCCTTCTCTAAATTGCTTTTTAAATTAATGTAGGCTTTTTTCAATTGAGCCTGTTCGTCATAAGCGGTAGATGAACACATTTCAAACCAATCTACTAAAGCATCATGTATTGTTTGTGCTTCTGTTAGTGGTAGGTTTTTAAGATAATGACTATAATATACCCCAAACATTTGGTTTACAGTATCTATTTGTTCTTCTGTATTTAATTCTGTATGTTCATAAAGTTTGTCAACAAATAATAATGTTTCTATGTGTTTGTTTTCACCTGTCTTATATGGTATAATCATTTGGATAGCACGATTTAATTTACGATTATTATATTCCCAATTAGCAAACACTCTGTTTTCATATGCCTCTCTATATTGGGCGGTTATAGAACCTTTAGGAACATTTCCGTGCATTACAATATTTTTCATTTTGTCTTGATTAACCCTTAAAAGACCTAGTGTATTCCAATTTCTAAAAGTATCGGTTACAACTGATACTAAATTAGTAGCATTAATATGATATTTATTCAAGTAAATAACATGCACGTTATTTAAAATGTTATGACAGCGGTGTAAACAAGGAATTAAATCGTCATCTTCTATTTTATTATCACTAAATACTAAACTATTTTGTATAATAGCACCATATATTTTATCCCCTACCATATGATAATCTCGTGATATGTAGAACATGTAAGGGTAGGCACTAAAAGTTTGATACCATTCTACTGGTCTATGACTCATTCCTTCTAGTAATCCATCATATACTTCCATATCTATATTACAATTATTAAAATTGCCTGTATAAAAAGCATTTCTAACAGCTGTTTTCTTGTCTTTAGATGTTCCAATTATATATAAATTAATACTTGGTACGTTAGCTTTTGGGAAACTTTGGAACATAGTTTCATAATTAGCCATTCCACCAGTTGTGCCATAATGAACATATTTGCCATCACGGAAAAAATCAATTATATATAAGTATGATATATTACCCCATTGTTCAGCATGTGCAGTTAATGTGCCATTTAAATTGGTTGATATACACGATAAAGAATTATGAATGTCTCTATAAGCCGAATCGGGGATTGATACATTAACAATTATATTATGTAATTGTTGTATTTCTTCTCTTACTACTATTTCCTTTATAGGTAAAGAATGAAATTCATAATTACAATTATGTGAACGATAAGTTTCACCATAGAATTGTTCTACAATTGCCGCTACTTTTCGTTTTTCATTTTCAAGATTATAGTCTTTATCTATATAAATGATATTGTGGACTAAAAAATTTTTAGTTAAGTGTAGTTCTAGTCTTTTCATCAATTCTTCACTCTCTTTCTTTGATTAAGATTACCTATATATCTTATTAAATTATAATCTTTAATCTTAATAATTTCTTTGCTTAAATATGTATCTTTTTTTAATTTAGGATGTTCAAATTTTTTGGTATTCCATTTCTTTTTTGTCGTTAATTTTTGGACCACAACTATATCGTCGTCTTCAAACCCTTTTATAATAGCAGGTCTCGTTTTTTCCATATTGCCAGGGGTAATATATGGATAATTAACTAACCATATATCCCCCGCTTTAGGTAATCTTATTTTATAACTCCTATAAAATCATACAAATAAAGTTTATCGCCTGCTATGGATAGGATTCCGGTTGATGGAAGGGTCTTTACATAATTTAATTCTTCTAGTAATTGTTCTTGCTCGTCCATCTCAATTTCCCCAACATTTATATTTTCAAAGAAAGCGTCTACATCTTCTATGAAATAAATATATATACGGGTATCAGATGTTGTGATTAATCTGTAACGATCCTCATACTTTTCTAATAGAAAAGCCTTTCTTTTTTTGAACCATCCAAAATATAAACAACCATATATAGCATGATTGTTGTCAATATCCCAATCTACATGAGCTTTATTCACATTAGGAATAAGGGCAGAAGCTTTAATGAGATATTTAGTATTCTTTTTATTGAACTCTAGATGCATTAAATTATACCTATTGTTAATTTTTGCTTTTTAAGTTCAAAAGCGTAATCAACTTCCTCGTCATCTAATTTAATTTCATCTGCATTAAATAATTTATATATAGTATCCATATTGTGTATACTTGCCCCGTATACTGATACTAATGAATCTTCATCTTCTCTTTTATAACTTACGCATTTTATATCTTTACTTATTTTTGCAAGTTTATATTTTTCTATACCAGTTAACATATCTATATATAAGTCATAAGGTGCATTGGTATTATTTTTACCGTCATACATAAATTTTAATACATTATTATAAGCCTTTACACTTTTAAAGAATAAGTAATTACTAAATTCTTCTCTCATTGCCATAATAGGTAACTTATAAATTTGATCTTTGGTGTATTCTGTTTTACCATTCTCGGTTACCAATACAACATAATAATGTATGGCTTTTTTCTTCATCATTTTTATTTGTAGATCAGGGTAGTCTTTAGCCATTTTATTTACAAATGCTTTTAAAGAGCCACCATGTACTAAAAGAGTATAACTTATATTACTTGGCATTTCGTTTTTGTCCATAATATCACTCTCTTTCTATTTCTTTTTCATATATTAATTATAATAAATTTTTGTAGTCTTTTTCAAGATTTTTTGGGAGTATAAAACTAAAATAATGCTCAGGTATTAGTTCACATAAATCTATTTTTAAGATTTCTCCCGTGTCCTCATTTTCAATAACTAACATACCTTCATCATTATACAGCTCTTTAGTATTTTCATTAAGGGGAACTTTACAATCTATTCCATTTACTTGAGTTGTATGTAATGATAATTGAGACCAGAAGTCTATGTGTTCCTCAGATTCATATATTAAATCGTGTCTTTCTGGTATTGTTAGTAGGTCTTTTTTGAACTCTAAATGGCTATCACTATATGTGTAGCAATCTTCTTTTAGGTCATTTAAATCGCCAATATTTTTAACGAATATATAAGGGCTACGTTCGGCTCTCATACAAATGTATGGTAAATAATTACTAAGATATGCTATCATACCTTCTAAACTTACACCATAGGCAACAAATTCTATTTGAACGCTCTTATATCCACTGTTATCTCTACGAATATCATACTCTCCTGCCACATTTCCATAAAGACCATTCTTATTTTGTTTAAGGAATGTTATAATTTTACTATACTGATCATCTGTTAGTATGAATACTATGTTAATAATTTCGGGGTACATTAGAAATCACCCCATTCATAACTATGGTAATAATAATTGTCCTCATCTTCCCATGGTGTAGGAATATTCGGATATACAGGCTTTCTACTAGGAGTATCGTCATCATTTTCATCTTCATCTTCATCATCCAAATCATCTGATTGGATTAAAAATGAAAAATTCATATATTCTCTAATAAGATTAGGCCACCATACAATTTCTCCTTCACCCATATTCCCGTATCTTATTTTTTGGTAAGCGTCATTAAACAATTCTTCTTTTTTTAATTGTAAATTTTCCCAAGATGATTTAGAACCACTTACTTTACCGTAAATAAGTCCAGGAGTATTTAATTTCTTTTGAGCTCGTTCTAAAATACTAAGCTTTTCTTCAGGAGTTAGCATATCGCCCATAAGACATTCGGCTCCTCCATTCCAACCAAAAGTATCTTTTATTTTATCTATGTCATCTTCTAACATACAAAAACAGTTACTCCATTCTTCGTGTATAACTATACCATTATAAGTATTTAATAATACTTCCAAGTCTCCGTCATACACGTTATCAGAAACAACCTCAATTAATACTACTGTAAAATTTTCATTATCATATAAACAAGGCTTATGATAAACTACAGAGGTTCCATCTTCTGCGTCTAAATCTTGTAAAAAATCTAAGTCCTCTGTTGGTATTAGCATTGTAAAACGACTGTGAATTTTTGGTTTTTCGCTCATAGTAGTTATTACTCCTTTCTTTATAATAATATTATAATATATTTTGCCATTTTATGAAAACTAATAAAAATAAAAAAGAGCTTGCGCTCTTATTTTATTTGTATTCGAGATGTAACAACAGAAGCTCGATCTTTAACAAATACATCAATAATTTTGCTTTTCATACACGCACCACAGCTGTCTAATACAATGCCGTGGTAAGTTTTACCTTTATAAACAAAGTCTAATGTATCATTATATTTGTAATAAGTAATCCCACTTCTTTTTGCCCAGCCTCTATTCAGTAAGTAAGGGGTTGCTGTTGCCAGTACTACCTTTCCTTTATAGGTATACCATCCTAATTCATTAGTAGAAAAGTCTTTAATACATTTACCTGAACCAGTGCATTTTCCAGAGTTACACCCTTTACCTACACTGCAATAACTAGTAAGTTTGTAATCCCCGGTAGCCTTACCGGTAGAACTACTATTTAATTTTTTTTTTAGGTTAGCATTTTCTTTTTCTAATTTAGTTATGGTATCTTTTTGGGAATTAATTTTTTTATTAAGTTCTTCTACTTGTTTTTCTAGAGCAGCTTTTTCTTTTTCTAGCTCCTCAACTGTTGCATCGCAACTTTCTTGTAAAGATGATAAATCTTTTTGACAAGTTTTGTAATCATCTTTATAAATAAGTTTTTTATATGTGTTTCTTATTCCTAAAACACTTAGGGTTACTATCGACAAGATGGCGATAATACTAATTATTTTTTTCTTCATTAATTATACTATCTATCCTTTCTATCAACATATTTAACTCGTTTTTTTGTTCTGGAGTAGCAGTATCGGGAACGTAGCGAGTTAGCTTACGAATTTTGCCATTATAACACAATTCGGCTAATTTTTCTAGTTTGCCTAAACTAGGCTTTTTCTTAGGCCAAAACCCATATTCTTCTAGTTTTAAGACATAGTCTCTTATAGCTATTAATAGGTCCATATTTTTCTCCTTGTAAAAAATTATTCCCTTATCATAGCCTATTAATAATGGGAACTTAATAGACTATAATAAAAGAATAATTAAATTATTCTTCTACTTTTGTTTCGGCTTTAGTAGCGAATGGATTTTTACCTGTCATCATTGATAACATAGCAAATTTAGAGAAGTCATCTCCGTCATTATTACCATTCATTAAGAAAGCCATAGCCATTGGATTATTAGCAAAATCTCCTTTGCTCATAGCGTTGAACATAAGTAATTTACTCATATCAGTTCTGTCGCCATTAATAAGGCTCATTAACATCATAGGGTTATTAAAGATTTCACCTGTAGCAGCAAAGTTGTCGCCAAAGATTGAGTATACTTTTGTGAAATATTTGATACCGAATAATGTTGTTTTTGGTATTAAAATAGTTTGAGTGCAATCATCATAAGATACAGCTTTGATTTCACGACCAGTTCCTATAATGTAATAAGGTTTTCCTTCGTGAATAACTAAATCTCCTACTGATAATTCTACTGTTGGTAAAATAACTAATGCGTCTTTAATATCTAATAAAGTATTAGTTGAGTCAACAAATTCATTGTTTTCTTTGTCATAAACAACAAACTTATCTGAACCTGCTTGACGAACAGCTATACCATTCATAGATAAAGCAAAACGATTGTCTGTGCATTTACCAAATCCTCTTCCGAACATTGTGTCCATATTTGTGTCCTCTCTTTCCGTGTCGCATAATCCACATGCGTCGCAATTTGTTAGGTAATCATATCCTTTGTCAGTTAGACAATAGAATAAATCTTCTTCTGGGTATAATTCATCTTCGTCTATATCCCCTAAATATACGATGGCTATCTTATTATCTACATAAGATATTGTTCCTGTTGTATATTCACCTATAAGCTCTCTAATGTCTTCTGGGCCTATGATAATATAATTTTGACCATAAGTTTCTACGACACCGTCTCTAGTTAAAATTTCCATAATGTCGTCTGCTTGATCGTAGAATTTAGCATTAGCAGCTAAGGCTCCTATTTGATGGCCAGCAGAATATACAAAATTGTGTTCTGCAATTTCTACTGTATCACCAGCATATAATTCAGGATGAGTGTAATATTGTAATCCTACAATTACACCATATACACGAACTGTGTTGTTATTTTCCATGATTTTCCCCTCTCTTATATTATAATATAAAAAATGTTCTTATTTATATTACAGTAATATTATAATATAAATAACAACCGTGTGAAAACTTTGAAAAATAGTTCTCTTTTATTAAATGGAGGTACGTACAGGATTTGAACCTGTGATTATGGAGTTGCAGTCCACTGCGTTACCAACTTCGCTAACGTACCATCTGGCGCGCCTAAAGGGACTTGAACCCCTACAAAACCTGGTTCCGTAGACCAGTGCTCTATCCAATTGAGCTATAGGCGCAATTTTGTAGATATAAAATCTACAAATTATTCATTGGTTTTATAATTTTCATATTCGTCTTTTAGTTCGGCTAATTTGCTCTCAGCTCTTATAAGGCTTTCTTGTAATTGCATTTTACGATTGCTAAGATAAGCTATGTTATTATCACATCTTTCTAAGCGACGTCTTTCTTCTTTAACAAGATTACTGTAATATTGTCTTAATGCTCTGTTGTTGGCTATTTTTTCTCCAATGACAGGATCAAAAGTATCACTAGCATGACAACGAGCTATTCCCTTGCCTACCAAAATGGTTTCATATGGGTTTGTAATATAATAAAGAACTACGCATACGCCTTTTTCTTCATTCGTAATTACTTTCTTTTCCATTGTTTCCTCCTATCTAAAATCTTCAGGGTTAACATAAGTCCCAAAAGTTATATTGGGATTATTAAAAACCCCAGCTTCGTATGTAAAATGGTTTTGTCCATAATGAATGGTGTATACAGCATCTCCATTAGAGGTAATGCGTATGTCATCTTGTGTTTTTACTGTGTTCTCTTTAGGTGGTTCCTCTAATGGCTCATCATCTATAACCAAAACATTAACTTTATGAGTAAGGTTACTGCACGGATCTATAGCTATTTTGTTCCCTATCATTACAGGGGCGTTCTCATCTTCGCATCCCACCCAAGGGATTCTTGGTTTGGTTGTAGAATAGCCTGCTTGTTCTGCCCTTTCCTTAACTCTAAAGGCGTGATGATGCCCAATTACAAATGTCTTGTTGCTAGAGCGAATAGGAATATGAGAACATTCAATGTCCCATAACATAAAATGCTCGTCTGGTAAGGTAGGATAAGTATTAGGGTCTACCCCCGCATGACAGAAAAAGTAATTTTTTGTTTCAAAATATAACGGCATCTTTTTTAACCAAGGTAACAATTGGTTCCATCTTTCTTTGATAACATTGATATACGCTTGTATTTGAGCCGCTGAAACGGCTTTATCCGTATCTATATACGCAAAAGATTGTATGGTTTCATAAAGACCGTTATGCAATATATTAAAAAATACAAATTCACCATCTACACCTTTTTCTAATGCTTCTTCTAGAAAGGTCTCGTGGTTTCCTTTGATACATATGTTTCGATGATTTTGTGCGAGAAGCCTATAAACATCTATGCTATTAGGTCCTCTATCAAAATTATCACCTAATGAAACTAAAATATGTTTAGGATCAGATGGATTATACCCTGCTTCATTTAATGCATCAGCTAGTGCAAAGTATTCGCCATGTACATCACTAAATACAAAATATCTGTTCATATGCTCTCCTTTCTCGTTAACCCACCAAACATCTCCAAGAGAGAAAGCAAATTCCCTCTTGGACACTAGCCTTGTTTTATCAAAAAGCCTAGCCTGAAAAAATTGGCGATTAACGATTTCCGTTTAAGCGGCACATCATGATTCAGCCGCACTGTGATTTGGTATTGATCCCCGGTCGGAATCCCACCGACAACTCTATTAAATATTGTTTTATACATTAAACTACTGGGGATATATTAATGGTGGACCTGACGGGGTACTGCCCCCCGTGTCCTAAAATAATACTATACTAGAAATCTCATTCTTACCTTACAAGTTTTGACCAAATTCGTTCGATCCTTTCTCTATACCCCTTTGGCAAATCTCAATAGAGAAGGCCCTACGCATAACTGTAATTCATATATTTTTCCACGGCTAGGGACAGTCCAATATATGGCAATCTTTGCTAGTTAATACGGTTGTGCTTTTTCTGATTGCTTCCTGATACTAACACAAGAGTCGCCTACGCCTTAGACTAAGCTAAAGCAACTGCATTTGCAGTGAATAAAGATTTAACTTTATTAGCGATTTTTGAAAAAATGTTTCCATTTATTTTTAGGTTTGCCTTTAAGGTAACTGCCTACCACTTGTATTCTAATACCATATTATTCTAGTCGAACCTATAACAGGCCCATATAAATAAAAAGACTCCTGTTGCCAGGAGTCAAAAGTTACCCCTCTTACCTGGGTGAGACTTGAACTCACATATTAATGTCTTTCCTATTTAAACGACCAATCACACACAAGACGGAACAGTTACAACTCGTAACCTAAGCCCTGGGGCTGTTGTATAATCCCGTGCATAACATCTACTCGCACACACAAGTCAGGCCTTGGTATGCCAATATATAATAAGAAGGTTGATATTTGTTGCCCTGATTCTTTCAGGGGTCAAGTGTAAATTATAAAAACAACATTATGTTTTATAGGTGATTAGACCCGGCTATATCTCCGATACAGTCCTATAAATTTTACTTTATAATTTCGGTATTATTATTTTCATAATCAAACTATGGGTACACTTTTCTGATACTCGGGGTTGATTAAGTCCCTACTTATCTCATAAAACCCGCCGTTTTATTTATTCGTCGGCTGTTCAACAGTGACGGTAGCATTTCCTCCATCGCACGGTCATATTTCATTTATATATAAATTATATAAATTTCCTGTTGTAAAAATCAACTATTTTAAGTAATATTGTCTTAAATTTCTTGTTACCCCGTCTATTTTTAAATTGACAGGTTCAGTTTTTATAACAATATTTTTCTTTGCTAAAGATGTAACAATAGTATTGATACTTTTTATATTAACATCAATAGTAAAATCAACATATTTGTCTTCAGGAATATCTTTAACTAGTTCATGCTCCTGAAGAACTTCACTTTCTTCTACTATGTAATCTAATATTGCATAAGATGTTATCTTATTATCTTTACCCTTTGCTCCTAAATTATCCATAGCAGCATAAATGATTTTTGCTTTGTAACTAAGATTATCCATAGTATTTCTCCTTTCATTTATATAAATATTATATTATAAAGAGGTAGTTTTTTTCAAGTTTTTTATTCAAAATTAGCCTCAATTATAGAACGGCAAAGTTCGTAGCTATCTTTATACATCTTTTTTGCAGAAAGACGAGCATACTTTTTTGCTATTTTATTCATTTGATGGTCTATTCTTTTTATTTTAAAAGTTTTAAACAATGATGTTTCTCCATTAGTCATCAGTTGTTTTTTAGTTAAAATAAGTTTTTGCAACTGTGATAGCATAAAATACCTCCGTTAAATTTCAATAGTATCGGGGGGAGCGAGAATCGAACCTGTCACAAAGGACAATGTTGCCCGTGCCCCCCACGCCTCCGAGTATCTAGATTTACTCCGCAGCGCTTCGAGATCGCCCACCGCTGTCCCGGCTCATCCCGAGCCTCTAGATTGTCGTAATTGAATACATATTGCTGTTTAGTCATATCACCAATTGGATAATATAACCAACAGAAACTAAGTTTCCGTTTTCATACATTATGTATTTATGCGCCAGCAATCTACCTTTATGAAAAGATTTCTCTTTTCATTTACAATATTATTTTATCAAATATTAGTAGTTTTTTTCAAGTTTTTTTGTAAAATTCTTGTTTTTTAAACAATTTACATATATATTATAATAAATTATCCCAGCTCTTTACAAGTCTTTTCATAGCTCTTTTTATACTTGACTTTTTGTAGAAAATTGTGTTATAATCACGCGTAACATTATTATATATATAATATAAAAAAATTTTTAGGATCCTAAAATTTAAAAAATAAGTTGATTTTTGGAACGGGATATGATATAATATATATGTAAAAAGAAAAAGAAGGATTAAAAATAATTTTAAGTTAAAAATTAAAATAAAAAACTTGAAATCACCTTCTACAATATAATATAATATATATGTAAATAAAAGAAAAAGAAAAAAAATTATACGCGGGCTGTCTCACGCGTGCCAAGTTTTATAAGTTTGCTGGCGGATAGAACAGACCGATTTCATCATTTCGGGCGTAAGGTAAATGATATAGCGTCAGCCCTGATGCTGAAAGAGAGGGACGGTCGCTTAGATATTGCTTAACCGTAAACTGAAGGAATATCAAAACTATTTTCATTCTTTTATTAAAGGATAATGTGTAGTAAGCCGGCAGAGAGGCATTGCGCCCAGGGAACCGTAATTCTATTCAGGCGTTATCCTTCAATAAGGGAATGAAAATTCCAAAAAATTATAAAAAATAGTTGAAATTTCCTCAATTATTTGTTATAATTAAAATATAAAATATAAAAGAAAGGAAAGACAGTAAAGTCTTAAGGGTGAAAAAATTATGAAACTTACTGAAAAACAAGCAAGCATACTAAATATTTTAAAGGAGGAATTTAATGGATCAGCATTTGCTGAAGATGTTTTAACTAAAACTGAAGGTTTAACTATTCAATCAGTTAGAGCAACATTAAGTTCATTAGCTCCAAAAGGATTAGTTTCTAAATCAAAAGAAGCTCACGGAGATAAAATGCTTACTAAATTCACAGTAATTGAAACTGCTGAATAGTATAAGCACAGGGAGCTTGGCTCCCTTTTTTATTGTTTTTGAATAGGTTACCTACTAATAAATAGGTTTCTTAATTATTTTGGAGGCGAGAAGGAACTATATGGACTTCTCCAGCACACCGTCAGTATGGTCCGGGTGGGCATCGCGAACCTAGTTTAATATCGCGGGATGGAGCAGTCTGGTAGCTCGCTGGGCTCATAACCCAGAGGTCGTTGGTTCAAATCCATCTCCCGCAACCATATAGAGGAATAGCTCAGTTGGTCAGAGCGTCCGTCTGATACGCGGAAGGTCCAGGGTTCAAATCCCTGTTCCTCTACCATTTTTTGTCTACTTACTCAAGTTGGTGAAGAGGAGAGTTTGCTAAACTCTTAGGTCGAGCAATCGGCGCATAGGTTCGAGTCCTATAGTAGACGCCATAGCAGCGTAGCTCACCAGGCTAGAGCACCGGATTCATACCCCGGAGGTAACTGGTTCGAGTCCAGTCGCTGCTACCAATAATTTGACTCCATAGCTCAGCCGGTAGAGCACTTGACTTTTAATCAAGGGGTCGAGAGTTCGAGCCTCTCTGGGGTCACCATATGTCGGTTAGCTAGAGGCTAAGCTTTAAAGCATGCTGTTAATGGTGCAATTCCATTAGCCGACGTTGAAATGCCCACTTACCCAAGTGGCTGAAGGGGGCGGTCTTGAAAACCGCAAGGTCGTGATGAGCGGCGCGGGGGTTCGAATCCTCCAGTGGGCGCCATACGGGAATAGCTCAGTCTGGTTAGAGCGGGGGTCTTATACGCCTTGTGTCGGAGGTCCAAATCCTTCTTCCCGTACCAAAAATGGTGAGATTAGTTTAATGGTAAAACGCCGGATTGTGGTCCCGGAGTTATGAGTTCAATTCTCGTATCTTACCCCAGATGTCCCGTTAGCTCAGCAGGATAGAGCAATGACCTTCTAAGTCATCGGTCCGGGGTTCAAATCCCTGACGGGACGCCATTTATAGGAGAAGAGAAATGAAAGATATTGACAAAATGACCCTAGAAGAGTTAAAGGAAGAAAAAGAAAAAATTATGCGAACTTTGTTTTTAACTGCGGCTGCCTATAAAATGCAACGCGTGTTGGCAATAAATAAGCAAATTGAAAAACTAGAATTAACTAAAACTAAAAAAATGGGCGAGTAATCCGTTAAGGAGGCGGGCGGGACTGTAAATCCCGTGTCTTCGGGCTCGAGTGGGTTCGATACCCTCATCGCCCACCATCTGCTGATTTAGTTTAGTGGTAAAACAGACGCATGGTAAGCGTCAGAGGATTGTTCAATTCAATCATTCAGCACCATGCCCCTATGATGGAATTGGTAGACATAATAGTCTTAGAAACTATTGTCCATTGGGCGTGTAGGTTCAAGTCCTACTGGGGGCACCATGAGAGGATATTATGATAGAAATAGATTATGTTCATTTTGTAGATAAGGCAATGATTATTGGCTGGTCTGGTGACATCGGTTTTGGAGTTTTAACCGTCTATCAAGAGGGTGATGAATTTAAAGTGGAAACCGAATGCCTGGGATCAAATTTTTACTATAAAATTTTGGATAAATTAAAAGAATACTTGCAAAAAGTTGGTCAAATAGTAGAATAACGGCCGCTTTTTATGATATAATAATATTATAAAAGAAAGGAAGTGTTCTTATGATAAAGCCAGTTAATTTAGATTTGCCGGAAGTAAAATTAAGTTATAAGCAAAAATTAATATTGGGTGTTTTGAAAGATGAATTTCATGGGGAGGCTTATGGGCCTCAGCTCCTAAAAGAAAGTGAAAACAAAGACCTAAAACAACTTTCCATCAATGAAATTACCTGGCATATTTTGAGATTACGTGATGCAGGTCTACTAAATAGCGAGAAAAAGGTTTATGATGGCAGAACACTTAATCTATATAAAATCAGTGATTATATAAAATATGATGTTATTATAATAAAATAACTTGACATTCACTAGAATTTTATTATATAATATATATGTAATTTGAAAATGATGCCCGTAGAAGTCTTCGGACTGCCTATGAAAGCTTGATAGTTTTCGGACTATGTGAGAAAGGCATAATCTAACACGACAGAGGGTTCGCTGCGTAAGCAGACTCATAAGGCTGACCCGTGATAAACTTTATGTTTATGAAAAGGCACAAGTAGAGAGCGTGGCTCTACATTTATGCCGTAGTAGCTCAATTGGCAGAGCAACTGACTTGTAATCAGTAGGTTGTGAGTTCGATTCTTACCTACGGCACCATGCAGATGTAGTTTAATGGTAGAACTTCAGCCTTCCAAGCTGCTAACGTGGGTTCGATTCCCATCATCTGCTCCAATGATGTAGGAGATATTATGGAAAATAAAGTATATTTTCATTTACCTGGGCTGTTTGCTCACGCTTCTTTATATAAATTGTTTTTACAATTATACAGAACCGAGCGAGAAAAATTTAACGATTGGATAGAAATAGGTTCTATTTTTGGCTCTCCGCGCACCGCTTGTTGGGGCGGAGGTAGAATTCCTAATTCACCAGACATGTCAGAGGAAGAAATTATTGCTTTTATGAGAGAATTCCACATACCTTGTAGATTAACATTTTCTAACAGCCTTATAGAAGAAAAACACTTGCAAGATGTATATTGTAATTATTTATTAGATATTTTTTATTGGGAAGGTAATTCTATTATTGTTAATTCGCCTATATTGGAGAATTATATAAGAGAAAAATATCCTATGTATAAGATTATATCATCTACTACCAAGTGTTTGAATGATACAACCACAGCTTTAAATGAATTAAATAATGATTATGAAATGGTTGTGTTGGATTATAATTTTAACAAGGACTTTGAGTTTTTAGAGGGTATACAAAACAAAGATAAGTGCGAATTACTTATTAATCCTGTTTGTATGCCAAATTGTCCAAGAAGAAAACAACATTATATCTATATGTCTAAGGCACTACTTCATATATTAGACGATAATTCTAATTTTGAATGTCCTTATCAGGGAGCTAAATTTTTTCAGGCTCAAAAAAACCCGTTGTTTATTAGTGTAAAAGATATTCACGATATTTATATGCCTATGGGCTTTAAACATTTTAAAATAGAGGGACGTACGGCAGCTTGGGACGATTTAATAGAAATATTGTTGTATTATTTAGTAAAACCTGAATATCAATTAGAAATGAGAGAAAAGATATATTTTGGTTTAAACAATATAGAAGATATACAATACTAAATATATCTTTAATGCAGGCATAGTATAATGGTTATTATGCGGCCTTGCCAAGGCTGAGATACGAGTTCGATCCTCGTTGCTTGCTCCATATTGGCGCCATGGTGAAACGGTTAACACACACGCCTTTCACGCGTGCATTTTTCGGGTTCAAATCCCGATGGCGTCACCATTATTTAAGTTAATAACACTTGTATTATGGGTGTTATATATATTATAATAAAAATGTAATGAAAAAAGAAATTGATTATTTCTTATGGTAAGAGTATGTGAGAAATTAAATCTCTAAGAAAACCCTGAGGAAGAACGGTGTGGGGAGATAACTGGAGCGACAGCTGGCGAAGGGGAAGGAAACACACGTGGTAGTGATGGTCGAAAATAGCTACCTCCCAAGATTGGGAAGCAAAAGTTGATTGCCATTATATTACATTTTATAAATTATTGGGATATAGCTCAGTCGGTAGAGCGTTCGGCTGTTAACCGAAGTGTCGTGGGTTCGAGTCCCCCTATCCCAGCCATTAATTGGTGTGTTGGTGTAGTTGGTTATCACGCTCGCCTGTCACGCGAGAGATGACGGGTTCAAGTCCCGTACACACCGCCATTATTATTGTCGGATGGTGAAATGGCAACACACTAGACTTTGACTCTAGCATTTTGTAGGTTCGAGTCCTACTCCGACAACCATTTTTATACGGGCTTGGTGTAATTGGCAGCACAATGGTCTCCAAAACCATTTGTAAGGGTTCAAATCCTTTAGCCCGTGCCACCGGGGAAAAAAGTTCGGCGGTGCAACTCCGCCTACCCGACCCGGTTCGATAGCTCAGCTGGCAGAGCACAAGACTGAAAATCTTGGTGTCGGTAGTTCGACTCTACCTCGAACCACCATTATGCATCCGTGGCGGAATTGGTAGACGCACAGGACTTAAAATCCTGCGAGGGTAAAATCTCGTCCGGGTTCGACTCCCGGGGGGTGCACCATTTATTAAGGGAGTGATTTGTATGAAATATATTTGTCCAACCTGTAATAAAGAATTTGATACAAAAGAGCAAGTGTCAAAACATTTTTTAAAATGCTGGAAAGACAATAACCCTCATCACAAATCAAAACCAGCTCCTCGCAGTGAAGATATTAATACTAGCGAAATTAGTAATGATATAGAACAATTTTTCGCATCTTTGAAAGGGGAGAATGACAATGAATGAAGTGATGGTTAAAACTCATTTAATTATTACTGATATACACGAGGAATATCATATAAAATGGTGTGGGAGTATTAAAGATACTAAACCACAAATAGAAAACGGCAAACCAATATTTGTCATTCGTAGCAAAACCGGGGCTGTAGAAGTAAATACAACCGATATAAAGCATTTAGAAAAAATTGCTAAAAAGATGACAGCTCCTAAGGGAAGATCTGCTTTAACAACAGATACTGCTAACATATACATTAAACAAATAGATGGAACCGAAAAAATATTGGGGGTTTTAACCCATAATCATATTAAGCATTTTGCACCTATGTATGATGCTGTATATTATAGATAAAATTTCCTGCTCGTTTAGCTCAGTTGGTTATGAGCACCTGCCTTACAAGCAGGGGGTCGGAGGTCCGAGTCCTTCAACGAGCACCATATTTGGGGGTATCGTATAACGGTTATTACACCTGCCTTGCAAGCCGGTAATTGGAGTTCGATTCTCCATACCTCCACCAATTTAATAAATAACATAGATGGCACGTCATTCCGGTGGGTAAAACCAGTTCGCTACTGCTGAAACAGCCCGGAGCGTATAATTTTGTTGAATTAAAGTGTGAATTAAGTGGCAATCAAGTCATATGAGGGGTAACCCCATGTCGTAGTTTTGAAGCGAAAGCGCGCTCTTGGTAACGAGGCGTAACGAACGGAGAAATTCTACTTGACCTAAATCACAATGTTGTCAGTAAAATTTGCCATCTTTTTTCTATATCGGGAAGTGGCTCAACTTGGTAGAGCATTCGGTTTGGGACCGAGAGGTTGCAGGTTCAAATCCTGTCTTCCCGACCATTAAGTAATTTTTTATAAACGAAAGACTTGAAAAAAGGTATGGGTTTATATTATAATATATATATAAAGAAAGGAATGAGGACAATGGAACAACCAGGCAAAAGATTATTATATATTATTGCTAAAACCACTAATTGGGATGGTCTTGATGCTGACGTGGTTTTTGTTACTCGTAATTGGAAAGAAGCTCTTCGTAGGTTTAAATGGTTATATGAAGAATGGGTACCTAGAGACTTCACTAATGATGAAGGAGAACAATGGGGGGAGCATAATATTAATATAGCCGACGATCCTATAACTAAGCCCAGCTCTTTTTATTGGTATGATGATGATGGTGAATGCAGCTATGTTCTTAAACCTGTAGTGACTGACGCTTTTCATAGTTGGGCTAATATTAACAAACACCAAGAAGAACAATATAAACATTATTTAGAAGAAAGAGGTATATAATGGCAGCTAAAAAAGGTAATCACAACGAAGCACAATTTAGTATTACCCAAGCTAATTTAGATAGAAAGGGTAAAACTAACAAAAAGTTAAAAAGAAATCCGATGGCTCTTAAATATTTAACTCCTAAAGGCAGAGAGATAAAAGAGCAAGCCGAAGCATTTGCTAAGGAACATTTTAAAAAAGGGAGAAAATATAAAGACGTAGCTCCAGCCTCATAGGAGGTATGTTATGTTTTTTAAAAGTAAAAAGAAAAAGTTAGCAGAAGAATGTTGGAGTTTAGATTATAATTTTATAGTTTGGTTAAACCAACATTTAAAAGTTTATTTGCAAGATGCTCAAAAAATAGTTAATTTAGAATACCATAAGTTTGAATATCAGGGGCAAGAATATACCCAAAAACAACTCATAGAAAGAATGATTGAGCTAAGCGATAATTTAATAGAAGATGAGCATTATTTTGATTGGGATGAGCAATACAGCTCCATGACCAATGAATTATTAGACATCTTTAAACTATGTTTTCAAACTTTATGGTGGTAAGATTAAATGAGAGAAGAATTTCTCTTATTTTTTTTTGTTTTAAAACTTGAAAACAGGGGGCGTATTATATTATAATATATATGTAAATGAAGAAAGGAGTGAAAGTATGAAGAAAAGTAAACAGGCTAAGCAAGTAAATAGTATTATAAAGAAATTTAATCGTAGTTTACAAAGAGATGTTTTTGGTAACCGTTTTTATGTTCGTCAAATACAAAAAGCGAGAGTAGGCGGCGTGGATTATTTTAGATTTGAAATGATAGACAATGAAGAACCTATTAGAAACACCGATATAGATGGATGGTGTAGTGTTTATGATGTAAGTCGTAAAGTATTTTGGGCTGTTAATGATTTCATAATTTACTCTAATTTCTGGGCGAAATGGTTCAATGATCCCGACCGTTATGATGAGGTTCGAGATTTTTACAAAAATAATTAAAAAAACTTGAAATTTGCTATTAAATTATTATATAATATATATGTAAATGAATTAAGAAACAATTTATTTACAAGCCTAAGGTTTCACTAGAGGCGATAGAAAAGTAGTGAACGGTGTTTACTTCCGTCTAAGTAAAAAAGATATTTTTTACAAAAAATACTTCACAGAAGGTTGTAAAAAATATTATAATATATATGTAATTTAAAAAAGAACAAATTAAATTACATTTATCTCCATTTCTCACTTGTGCCCCACCTTTCGGGGTGGGGTACTCCAATTAAAACTTCAATTTAAGGAAATTAAATAGTGTAACACAAAGTTGGGCGTGTTTTAATGGTTGGCCAATTACAGATGTTGCCAATTATAAAGGATGATTACCGATATGATTGGATCTGGGCATAAAGACGGCAGCTTTTAATTTTCTTAAATGGGAGTTTTAATTCCCAACCCAAATTAAGGACAGCCATTTTAGTCTAGGTTCACCTAGCTAAAAAGGGAAAGCGAATTAACTTCGCTTAATGGAATATAGATATATTAGCCTATATAACCAGCAATCGAGGTGACGGCTAATAAAAGGTGAAAGCTAATCAGTGGCTTTCCTCGATGGAACTCTGATGCCCGTGCTATATTTCATTAAGGGGAGCTAATTCCCCATCACAACCTAAAATGTTTTTAACGGAGTAGCCAAAGATAAAGGCACGGAAGACAATATAGGTATCGGCACATGGAACGTCAGGGTTGTTATCCCTGCGACAGGTCCTTTAGGACCAAGTTGTTAAATTAAAAAAGGCTACGCAATCCATAAAGATACGCTGGAGAGGTGAGACGCCTACCCTCCGTTAAAAATTTTTTAAAAAAACTTGTAATATGGAAGCAATTCATATTATAATATATATGTAAAAAGAAAAAGAATAAAAATAAATTGGAAAGCGAGCCAGATACGCAGTAACTTCGGTGAAATAATGTATCAAAAAGAATGCCCTATGTTTTAAGGCTGGTAGATAAAATAGAACAGGTCATCTAGCAATTTCTTGTGATATTTAAGTCAGAGCCATAAGAGAGCAAACCTTAAAAATTGGTAAAAAATTAAAAATTATACTTGAAATTTCCTAGTGAAATAAAGTATAATTATATTATCAAATGAAAGAAAAATAGTTTGAGCAATTTACTTAGCCGTGCTAAGTGACGAGGCTTAGTTTCAACCCAGTTCTTACGGAACCTTAAAGGAAAGTTAATAAAAGCGAAAGAATTGCAACCTAATATGGTTATCAGTATTTAGTATAATACTTATCACAGCCATTTATGTTCTTTGAAAAATGAAAGTTATGAACCATCTGACAAACTCCGTTGGTAAGCGGGGGGTGGAAATCGGATCCTCAGCTCTTTACTTAATAGGGGGACCTTTTAAGGGACAGAGATTTTGCAAAGGTAACGATGCAATAAGATAGTGTTAAATGCACTAAAAGGGGAAGATTGTGGATGCTTTATGATTTAATAATGTATGTATTCCTGTCGCTGTAATCTTGACAGCCTGTCGGTGTGTAGAGTGTGGAACTGTTATCTGTGGTGGATAAAGGAGAAGCATCAATACCAACAAGCAGTAGTGTGGTTGAAGCCTTAAGGGTGTATAAGATGGGAGTACAGTGCGAGTAGCTCAAAGCCACACATTATCAAAAAGATTGGAAGATTAGTGCGATTAATCTTAAATGAACATTACTGCCTAACACGAGTGAAAGTAACGGGTACTGACCCCGTGCAATTTAAGCCGTTTGGTGGGTTAGGGTGAAGTAAAGGTAGCTCCTTTACCCAGGCCCCTGATTCATTGCTGACAGAAGTTGATGCATAAAGAAATCTAGTAGGAGGACTACCATTAACTTTTATTTTTCAAAGAACATAAATGGTAAAATTTGAAAAAAAGAGTTGTAAAATGCAACCTTTATATAATATAATATATATGTAAATGAAAAAGAAAGTGAATAAGAATATGAAGCACATAAAAAAGGCTTAGAGCCTAGACAAAAATGTCGGATCTTGTGCCAAGAATATCAATATTGTAAATCTAATTTTTCGTATAATGCGTTCACTGCTAGAGAAAGTGTGATATGTGGTGACTCCACTTGAAAGGTACAGCTCCTTAAGCGACTTACCAAGTAATAAACAGTCCTAACCTTCTTCATCTCAAAGGGGACTGGTAAAACATATCCCCTTTGAGTTAAAAATATATGAAAAAGGGTTGAAAAATGGTTAATTATTTGATATAATTTATATATAAAATTAAATGAAAGGACGGCGTTAAGCCGAGGGTGGAAAATATTATGGAAAAGGAAGTTAAAATTACTTCAAAAATGAAGGTAGCTATCAATGCTATCAGAGAAATAGGTGGAAAGGGATTCGCTAGAGAAGTCTTAAACTTCTTAGATGCTAATGATGCTGAAAGAACTGATTTAAGAACTTTCAATGCTGTTAATGCTACATTAGCATACATCAAGAAAGCTGGTCTTTTAAACGGTGCTAAAGAAGTTTATGGCGAAGGTGAAAATGCTAAAATGTTAACTGTTTACTCAGTTAATGAAAACACTCCAGAATTCACTGATGAAGTTGCTGAATAATAGCAACTTTTTTTATTTTTAAAAATATAAAGACCTTAAAATCAATTTTAAAGGCATTTTTAGCCGTTTTGAGAGGTTTTTAATAATTTTTAATATAAATATACTATAAAAACCATTTTAAAGTTTCACACTACCTTAAAATGGTTTTTTTATTTTATGCTAAAAATTTTTTTAAAGACTTGATCAGGGGTACCATTTTATATTATAATGTATATGTAAATAAAAAAAAGTATTAAATGAGAAAGGAGGCTAAAATATGTTAAATCAAGTAGTAATTGCCGGTAGGATTAGTCATATGACCGATAGCAAAATAACATTAGCAGTATCTCGCCCATATAAAAATGAAGCAGGTATATATGATACTGATTTTATCCCAGTAAAAATAAAAGGAGGGATAGCAGAGACTGTCCTTGCTTATTGTAAAAAAACAGATGTAGTTGGAGTTAAAGGTAGACTAGAGGTAGATCATGGGAAATTGATACTAGTAGCCGAAAAAGTTAGTTTTTTATCTAGTGGCAAACGCAATGAAGAGGAAGAATAAATAGGTTTAAAGATAAAATTTGTTTAAAATTAAAAAAATACTTGAAGAGAGCTGCCTTTTAATGATATAATTTATTTGTAAATGAAAGAAAGGGGTGTAATAAATGAAAGTGAAACTAGTAAAAAGATTACACGAGATTATGCTAGAAATTATCAAGGCTAATGATGAAGAACTTATTAAAATAGGGGTAGAATTAGCTGAGATAGAGAAAAAATTAATGGCATATCAACCTAGACAAAACAAAGAATAACGGCAGGTATTAAACCTCGCCGCCAGATATTATTTGTCTAACTCGGGAGAGGAGAATGGGTGGAAAGGGTTGACCCATTCTCTGGAGAGCATACAATAATACAACGCATTTAGCTATATAAGTCGGGTAAGGTGAGTATTGTAATCCCAAGAGGTCGCGTGCACGGTGATGGATAATATTTGGCGAAGGGGTTTAATCCTAAAAATTGTAAAAATACTTGATAAACGGTAGCGATTTATATTATAATTATAATGTAAATTGAAAAAGAAATAATTGATACTGTGTCCTGAGGCAACCAATGGCGAACTCCTCACACGGGCCCGAACCCGTTGCACTGATTAAGTTCTGGTGTATGACAGAGACTGTGGACAAAATTGTAGGGCATAAAAATTGGTTAAATACTTGAAACGGGGTACCGTTAAGAGTTATAATATATATGTAATAAATGAGAAAGGAGATGTGAAAATTATGGCTAAGAATAGAGGTGCTAAAAAACCAACAGTTACAGTTGACAAGAACGCTGCACAATTCATTAGAACAGCAGCAAACCTAGCAAGAAAAGGTAAAACTAATAAGAAACTAAATGGTAAAAATGCTAATTTAAAAGCAAGAAAATATGCACATAATATATAGAATTGAAAGGTATTTAAACCTTTCTTCACTACTTTAATTACCCATATCATTAAAGTAGTAAAAAAGGGCTTAAGACCTGATATGCTAACGCCAGCCCAATTTATTTCTCAGGGCTGAGGCAGAGCATCATAGGGTGATTCCCTATGTCCCAAACTTCGCTGAGGGTTTAAGTAAGGCGAACCGCAGGCTAGAGAGCGGAAGTCTCAGCCCCTCCTGATCAGGGCAGTTCAGGCGTTTGAGCGATTGCGTAAATCAAGGTTTTGACCTACGGGTATACCCTTTAAAACTTGGTAGGCGGTCGAGAAGAGGATATACTAGTCGACCTCTTCCCATAACACCGATATGTTAAAATTTGCTTACAAATTTTCCAAAAATACTTGAAAAAAGGTAGCGGAAAATATTATAATATATATGTAAATAAAAAAAGTGAGAGAGAAAGGAGTGATTTAGTATGGATATGAAGATTAGTTCAGCACAAGAAAAAATTATAAGAATATTGGAGGAAAGAATGGTAGATCCAGCTACTTTGGCAGCTAAAATGGGTCGTGGTTATACTCCAGAAAGGGTGCAAAATATGGTGTTAACATTAACTCGTAAAGGGCTAATCAACAAAACTAAAGCAATCCTATTCTTAAGAGGCACTAAAATGGTAAAATTTGTTGATGCAGAGTTTGGAGCACACCTAGTGGGTGACATTCCTGTATGCAAAATGAGATAAAAGGAGGAATTATGGCTACTTATATTAGTTATGATGACAAATTAGAAAAATTACTAAGCCTTCCTATTGGTAAAGTAAGAGAATTGTTAGCATACGCTGATGGTGATGAAGCACTAGATGATTGGCTTACTGATATTATACCAGCTCTTTTAGACAGCGATTGGGACGATGAAGATGACGACGAATGGGACGAAGATTACCAAGAGGAAGATGAAGAAGATACCGATGACGAGGACTGGGACGATGAGGACGAGGACTACGAGGTAGAAGATGACGAGGAAGAAGAAGATTGGGAAGAATGTTTAGAAGATGGTGAAGCAGAATTGGCTGATCCAGAGGAAGAACAACTTGCCCAAGATATAGCAGGAGATATTGCATGGGGTAAATATGCTTTAAGCGATATTCCGGCGAACGTTTATTCACAAGAAGTAATGGATAGAATAAAATACCTAATTTAAGGTATTTTTTTTGTGCTTAAAAACTTGAAATCCGCCCCATCTTTGTAGTATAATTATTATAGAAAGTGAGATGAGGGATTATGAAGAAAGTTGGCAAGAAAAAAAGTTCTGTTAGGGACACTTGGATACCTGAAACTTGGCGTTATAACGGGGCTGGGTATAAGGTTAATAAAAAGGGCGTAATTCCTCGTAAGCAAAAATATAAAAAAATACTTGACTATTAGTGGCAAAATTTGCTATAATATATATGTAAATAAAGAAATGGAGTGTGAGAGATATGTTTGATTTTGTAGTTATAAAATATAAGGACAAAGGTATTTACTTAGGCGTAGATGAAGAAAGAGCAATCAAAGCAGGTAAAGACTTCTTCAAGTGGGTTAAAGACATAAACGAAAGTATGTGGTTTAACTGCCCAAGCGAAGCAGAAAAATTTGCTAACTCATACTTCAAGAACTTTAAAAACTGGGAGCTAGTAGAAGTTAACGGACTTAAATTCCTTTAACAGCTCCCCAGCTCTTAAAAACTTCCCATTATTTTATGCCCAATAGGGCTTAATATATATAAAGGTAGTATTGCATATACTATCTTTTTTTTATATATAAAATTTGGTGGCGTAGTATATAATATAATAGTAAAAATTTCCTATTATTGTATTTTTTGGTTTAGTTATCTACTATAAGGTATAATATATAAATATATATATAGTTATATTATAGTATATAGTATATAATATATATATAATAATTATATAAGTATAATATACTATTTATAAGTAATATTAACTAGTAATATATATATAATAATATAATTATATTATATAATATAAATAACTAAATATACTTAGTATAAATAGGTTATAGTATATAATATGGTATAGTATAGTATAATATATGTAGTATATAATATAGTATATAATATATAGAAGTATATATAATATTTATATATCTAGAAATTTTTATATTTTTTAGGGGGAGGTATATTTCCCCTAGTTTTTTAGGGGGGATGATACCTCTTCAGAGGTCCTTTTGTCCAGTATTTACGGGCATTTTTACCTCACAGAAGGTACCTAAAATTTGCTGTTACGCAGCCTACCAAAAATTTCCTAGCGTCAATTGCCTCATATTTGGTCAAAATGATGCAGAAATGTGGTAAAATGATGCAAATGACAGCTCCCTGCCGTCCGCCCATACCGGTCGCGAGGCAGCTCCAAACGGCGAACATATGTGTGGTGGCAAAATGTGAAATTTTTAGGGGGCAGATCGGTAAGAAAAAGTTTCCCATAAAAAAATTTTTAAAATACTTGACAAAGACTAGCGAGATGGTGTATAATATTATTATAATGGGGGAGATATATATAAAAAAAAGAAAGGCTAAAAAAAAGATGCTATTCAGCATCTTCATTTTTAACTAGGATTTCTTTTCCAACTTCAGTGATTGTGTAGCAAGTAAGCATTTTTTCACCACAAGCCATTTTTTCTTTTGTGCATAGACCTTTTCCAGCACAAGCAGCAAGTGTAGCATTTACAGCATTAAATGTCTTACCCTCAATTCCTGCTAATACGTCCTTAGCAAATCCTTTACCACCTTCTAGTCCATTAAGAACTCCTAATACATTAACCATATTTTCTGTAACTTTCATTTTCCTCTCTCCTTTCATTACATAAATATTATACCATATCGGGGAACCATTTGTCAATACTTTTTTTTAATTTTTGCAAGATTTCTTGCATTGACTATTTCCCTTTTTCATTTTACATATATATTATACAACATTTTAGGGGCAGTAGTCAACTCTTTTTTTTAATTTTCTTTGCAAAATTTTGTTTGTATCTCATATTTCCCTTTCTTCATCTTTGATAAATCAATTATACCACGAAAAGGTTATCAAAGTCAACCCTTTTTGAAAAAATTTTTTGATAAAATTTTCTTAAAAATACTTGACAAGTCCGGCAAAAGTGTGATATAATTAAAGGGGAAGAATATTTTTTTTTTTTTTTGGTCGCAGCGCTCCGCGCAGCTCCAAAAGCCCAAGCAAATGTTCGCCCCACAGCTCCTTCCCACGCGAACATACGTTCGCCCA